TGCAAAATATTTACCAGTTTTAGTTTTAATAACGGTAACCGACTTTATACCCTCTTTATTTTTGTATAGATAATTTCTATCTCTTTCAGAACACGAGAAATTAATACCATTAATAGTTTTGGTTAGGTTTAACATATCATTCTTAAATGTGTCTTTTGCCACAGCTTCTTTAGGGAAACGACAACGTTGTTCATCTTTCCTTGACTTATACTTAGGAAACCCACGACCATTTTTAAAGAAATTTTTATATGCAACTTCCAAATCTCTTAGACCTTGCTTAATGACTTTTGTATTGTGTGCTTTTAACCAGTCATGGTTATTTCTTAAATCTTGGTGAAAATAATGGCTTGTATCAGATAATGAAGTTGATTTACTTTCAGTTTCGTATTTGGTTATTTTATATGATAAAGCGGAATTATAAACAAAGCGATACCCACCAAGCAAACCATTAAATATAATTTCTTGTTCTTTATTTGGATATAACCTTATTTTAACACCCTTTAACATTTTTCTTTTTGTTTATCTTCTTTTATTTTTTTCCTACGTTTTGCACTGCGTGAACCATATAAACGACCTGATAATGATGTCATAAACATCATAATATCATTCACAAACTCCTCTTCTTAAACCAATCCTTATTATGCACGTCTACATAACCTGCACTTTTCGTGCTTTGCGGCAAAATTTTTATTTATACTACGTGGGCCATACAGGACTCGAACCTGTAACCTACTGATTATGAGTCAGGTGATCTAACCAATTGATCTAATAGCCCTTAAACTAAGGTGGTTTGGATAGGGCTCGAACCTACCATCATTTGATTAAAATCAAACTGCTCTAACCATTAAGCTACAAACCTATTCATAATCACGATAAACGTATTATGAACCATGTTTTTGTTTGGGCAAGATTTTAACTTGCATCGCCTCAGTACTATCAAGGGCTTTAATTAAGCTACCAAACAATGTGTCCTCGGTGGTAGTCGAAACCACGCAATTTCCATTAAAAGTGGAAGGCTCTACCTGCTAAGCTACGAGGACATTGTATTAACTAAGTGGGAGTGGTAGGATTCGAACCTACAAGCGATTAAGGCCTGATTTACAGTCAGGTGGGCCAGCCAATTGCCCAACACTCCCAAAATTGCTTCCGTTTAGGCAGGAAGCTTCACCTGCCACATTTTTTTCGCTGTAGCCACGGTTAGGATATTTTTTGGTTCTTTTTAAAGATCCTAACAATCTTTAAAAAGTTTTTCGATTGACTATTCTGCGCATAATAAATCAACCTATTCCAGTTCACCTTTAGTTTAACCATCTGGAATATGGTATGTCGGTTATTTTCATATTAAGCCATCACCAAAATACCGACATTTATTTTGGATCGGACTTTATCTTTATCACTTACTGTGATTTGATATTGCAAAGATACAACAAGTTTTTGATATTTGCAAATATTTTTTTTGCGACTGTGGTAGGACTCGAACCTACTGTCCTTCGCTTAACAGGCGAACGCTATATACCACTTAAGCTTCACAGTCAAATATATTATACAACAACAAGAAATTGTATAATAGTGGCGGGGGTCGGACTTGAACCGACGACCTCAAGGGTTATGAGCCCTGCGAGCTACCAACTGCTACCACCCGCTATATTTTAATCCTTAAAACTGGATTCGCACCAATATATACTGATGTCGCTTAGGTAGGAATCGAGCCTACTGAGATATATTCTCATTGCATTCAACTAAGCGAAAAAAACTGGGAATTACTCTATGATCATGTTTTTAGTCGGCTGCTCTACCGTCTGAGCTATAAGTCTTTTGAACTTAATTGGACTTGAACCAATGACACGCTGATTTAGATGTAAATCATAAATTTACCACAGTTAATGAGTTTAATAATTATCGAGAATTATATAAACATTGTTTTTCTTTCCAAATTAGATGTAAATGTTTAATTCACTGCAATAATTATCAGTAAGTTTAATAACAAAATGAGAATGGTATAATGATTGTTTTTTTGAGTGTCCTACCGCTAGACGACCGGCTGGTGACAGCACAGGTTGGATTTGAACCAACGTTTCCCCCTTGAAATGGATGTAAATCACTATTTAACAACAATTTGTTATCAATAAGTTTTGTGCAAGAATGAACCAATGATTGTTTTTGGTAAACCGAGAAAGGGCTTGATGTAAATCACTGAATGACTATGCACAATGTAGTTCCAGAGGGAATCGAACCCCCAACGACTGGGTAGAAACCAGTAGTTTTATCCTTTAAACTATGGAACCAAAATAGTGTTAAAACCGCAAGAGATCGCAAGTTAAAAATAACAAATAACTTCAACATCGACTATGGACAACAAAAGCGCAAATTGCTATTTAATGACAAAACCCCCATAAAGTCATTAAATATGTCGGAAATGATTAAGCGTTATCTCTTGCGATAATTAACACGTTGTACTCACAATAGGACTCGAACCTATGGCCTTCTGAGTATCAGTCAGATGCTCTAAACCTACTGAGCTATGCGAGTGTAATACATGGGAATTTTATACTGATTATTATAATTTGCCTAATAGTAGCAAACAAGGAGTCGAACCTTATTTTCCAGATGTAAATCAATATTTACCATATGTGAGCAGTAAGTGGGATTCAAACCCACGGCCCTAACCTTGGCAAGGTTATACTCTAATCAACTGAGCTATTACTGCGCCTTGAGAGATGGAATCGAACCACCTACCAGTCATAACCAAATATGACACTCTACCAATGAGCTATCTCAAGGATGTTTTTGAACTTATCAGGCGTTTGCGTATTAAATTACGCTGCTTATAACCTCCTGATTAGGTACTGCAACTAGTGATGCAGATTTTGGCACAAGTTCATGCGGTGATAACGGGAGTCGAACCCGCTCCGTACTCATAGACAGTGAGACATCTTAACCATTTGACCTTACCACCGTAAGATAAAGATCAAAATTACTAATAAGTTGACAGATGTTATTCCACAATTATTATTAATAATGAATGATCTTTGAGCAGTAAGTGGGGCTCGAACCCACGACCCTTGACTTGGAAGGACAATACTCTAAACCAACTGAGCTATTACTGCATAAATACTAGAAAGAATATTGAATAGATTAAGCGACGATAACTATTAGTTATCGGTTAAAGGGCTTGAACCTTTTAAAAACAATTTTAGATAGTTTTATTTTCCAGATGTAAATCTAATCTTAACTATTCTAGTGTGATGGATGTGACTTTGAATCACTGCTCAAACATCTTTCGATATTTAGCTACCATCTTATAGTTGCTGCTATGTCAAAGAACTTATGAAATCAGTCGTATTTGATTTCTGTTTTGCAAAGTTAAGAATAATTTTTTGAATTACCAAAACTTTTTTCAACTTTTTTTACCGTTGACATCGTTTTGTCATTGGTCTTGCAAATATAAGGTAAGATTTTCACTTATCCAAATTTTTGTCAAGTTTTTTTTTGGGTGAACAACGAGACTCGAACTCGCATTTACCAGATTCACAGTCTAGCAGTTTATTCCTATTAACTTATGTTCACCATGTTAATCATTTCCTCGTTCGGATTTGATGATGCAAATATAAGTGAAGTTTTTGGTACCACCAAATATTTTTTCACTTTTTTTTTCACCTAGGCTCATCCGCTTTCGGTTTCATGTTGCAAATATAGTATAAGGTATCGTAACTTCCAAATTTTACCCAAAAATAAAAATCCCCGAAAATGTTTGGTATCTTCGGGGATTTTTATTATATTTGCAGTTTTTTTTACTACTAGGTTATAATTGTGCCGCCCCCTAAGCACATACCTCTATAATCCCCGTTATTATCCGGATTGATTACATTAACGATATGTTTATTATGGAACATTTGTATTATTACTGTTTAGATATAAATAGTAGTGATTTGTAAAAAGTTCAACTATTTTCTACAATTTTTATCTGCTGCGTAAGAAGCTGCTGGTGCATTAGGTTTACCTTCCGCTTTAAATCCTACTGAATTTGCATACCCGATAGCTGCATCTAATAATTGATTACTTTTATAAGTTTTCTCATTATTGTAATCAATATGTATAGTTATTGGTATATTTAGTTGTTCCAATAGTTTTGCTGTATTAACAGATTGTTCAATTTCAGGCCATAATCTTTGCATGATTTCCATATTACCTTTATCTTCTGTTTCAGCAGTTACTACGTGACCACCTTTACCTTTATCATACATAACAATAGCTATTGAGTATTTTGTCATGTACTTTTTATCAATAGAGTCACAACCTATAAATAATTCTGAATTGGGGTGTGTTAATCGCCAATCATCTACATAAGATACTATATCAGGTATTTTAGTACCATCAGCTTTCTTAAATACAAGTTTAGTGACATCTACAACTTTATTTTCGGTATTTTTATTTTTAGCCATAATCAATTCTTTTTAACTAATGTTAACAACATTCTAACAAAATTTACTAGAAATAAACTAATAGGGTATAAATTCATTATAAATGCCCCAGTAAGAGTAATAACGTTAAACAATAAGAGTAAACTTGATATTACTAAAATTGCAGCAGCAATAAGATTATTTGTTAATGATCTATTAAAAACTAGATTGAAGATATTTTTTAGTGTTTCCATGATGTTTATAAATTAGATAAAATTGTTACTTTAATTCCTTCGGTTTTATCAACAACGTATGCTGCCATACCTTTTACTGATCCGATATAACCGTTATTATGGTGCCACCTATCAGATCCTGATAATGATGGCATTTGATAAACTTTAACCCCGGATGCATCGACAACTTTTTCGCTATGTAAGTGACCAACAAAAAATGCTTTATTTTTTGCTTTTGACCACATATCTTTGGCCTCATTTGCCATAAGCATAGGTAAGTCTTTCATTTTGGCAGTATCACCATGTGTAAACCCTAATAAGGTTTCACCATATAATGAATACTGTCTATTTGTTTGCATATTGAATACTGTTACATCAGCAGTATCTTTATAATATGCGGATAAATATTGTTGCAACATTATAGATGAATTATAATCATGGTTACCTGCTGCTAAATATAATTCAACTGGTGCAACTTGTCTTAATAATTCAATAAAATCAACCATCAACATATTACCTTCAACCATAATTTGTACATAAGTACCATCAGTGTCTTGTGGTGTACCGGCAGTTGTGGTTTTTTCTGGTTTATCTATATGGAAAAAATCACTACCGATAGGTACAATAATTTTTTCTGGGTTATAGATTTTTGCATCTGATAATAATTTATTGGTACTTTCAATTAATCTCTTTCTAGCAATATCTCTATTATAGGTATCATTAGTTTCACCAAACCAAGCATATTTACCGTAATGTAAATCAAATGGTGATATAACAAGTGCAGTTTCTTTATGTTGACTTAATACAAATGTTGGTCTTTGATAATTTTCTTGAGCCTTATTAATTAGTGATATAAATGGATTTAATTCGTTTGTAGTTAAACTAATATATTTAGCGGCAGCATCTTCTGTATATTTGGTTAGTTTCTGATTATACTTTTGAGAAATGCTAAATATTTTCTTTTGAACTAAATCATCTGTTACTTGATCAACATCTACATCAATTAATTCTTCATTAGTTAAAGGTAAAGAATCTTTTGTCCAACCAAGATAAGTTTTAATTCTAGTAAAAATATCACGAGGTATTTCATAAGCAGCACATATTTGATTTATAGTCAACCCACGACTTACTAAATTACTATAGCTATCTTTCATAGCTCTTATAGCAATCCCATTAAATCTTAAAACTCTGCCTCTAATATAAAATATATAAGCATCATTTTTTTCGTCATAATGGAATTTTTCACCATACTCATAATTTACCTTAAGACTATCTAATTCATCTTTTGTAAACTCATCTTTTAATTCTTGTTCCAGATTTTGTTCATCATCATTTTCCTCAATCTTTTCTATATGATATTTGTTTAAATACCTAGAGATTGCTTTTCTGACAGATTCTGGATCAAAATCAGTATTATGCGTAGCAAGTAGTGCATTTGCCATTTGAGTTTTATTGTAACCATCTTTTTCATATTGCAAAAGTAGGTCTACATTATTCTTTACTAAATCAGCTATGGTCTCGAATTGTTGCATATAAACGTATTAATAGTTAATGTTATTAATACCAATATAATATGAGAATTTGAAAAAACAAAATTAAGTTTGAATTCTTCTTAATTTACCATCCAAAAATGTCTGATAGTTTATACCTCTAACAATCAAAATCTCATTTCCGGTTCTCTTGAATTCAAAAATACCAGCAGCTTCGGCAGCATCAAGTAGATTCTGTAAATAACCTTGTTTATGTCTTAAGTTGTTTTGTTCAAAGAAATCGTCAAGAATAGGTCTTTGAGTTGTTGATATAAAGTTAATAAGACCTAACAATACTTTGTTCTTTTTAGGTGAAGAAAACGAATAACTAAAGTTGGGGTTATTGGTATGCCAAAACACAAACTGCCTATTAAACGGTCTTAATCTAACTACAATTGTGTTTATAAAGTTTTTTAATAATGGGAAATAACTCTTTTTAAACAATTTCAAAGCTGTTGGGTAATCTAATGGAATTCTATATATCTCAAAGTAATCAGTGTATAAAGGTGTTCCTCTATCCATGATAGTATTTTTAATTTTATTGGATTCTTTGGTAAAAAATACCGAACTTAATGTGATCTGTTCTTGTTCTTTTGAATACCAAACAACCTCAAGTTTCCCATCAGTGTTTTTTACCTGTTTAACTTCCCAATTACCTACATCGCTTTTTAATGTATAATCAGCTAATTTAGCGGCAAAAGTATTTTTCATGATTACGTCGATCTTTTTAGGATCGGCATCTTTTGCAAGTCTGGTCATACCAAATGTATTTGGATTAACCTGATTATCCATTTCCTCAAAAAGTTCTTCTTCTAACTCTTGCGGTGTTTTATGCCTTACTTCAACATCAACTTCCTCCCCATCAAATGTATCCATAAAATCATAATCAATTACAGATAAATTGTTATCGTTAATTTCTTTGAGAATTAAAGATTTAACATCAAGTAAATTATATGAATTAATAGATTCATTAAGTGGTTGTTTTAATGTATCAATTTTAATTTTTGCTATATTACCATTAAGTGTTAATTCCATGACTTTTTATTTTAAATAGCTCAAATTAAACGACTTTATATATAACATCGTTACCATTTAACTTGTAAATAAAAAGTTTAACATACACACCGGCTAAACTATTTGCTTCATCTTCAATTTGTCCACCAACATCTGGTGTATCACTTTTAACTCTATTTTGTTCATTTTGTTTAATATGAACAAACTCATGGGCAATAGATCTAATAACATCTAAAAACATCCTATTCTTAGCTATTAATCTAACTTCATTAGTACTTAATTCAACTAAGGCACTCGTTACTATACCATATTTATCTTTGTTTTCAACATCTGATAAAATAATGCTTGGTTCTGACTTTATCTTCAATTTTTCTATAATAAAGTCAACGAATAATTGTAAACCCTCTTTTATTTCATCATCAAGTTTAAATCCAGATGTTTTGATTTTTACCATTACTTAGATATTTGTATCCCATCAATTATTCTATATTTAATAGCATCTTTTGGTGTAAGCCAAAGATCTCTATTAGTTAATGACTTATACTTTCTTTTGGTGATACCCATAGTATCAGACATTATACTTGTAATTAGATCATTTAATTCATTTGTTGCCTTTATAGTAACATTAAGATCATTTATATTACCATAATCACCAGTGCTTACCTGATGTAGCATAATTCGTGAATTAGGGGTTGCATATCTTTGATCACCAGATGCTAATATAACTGCTGCCATAGATGCACATACTCCAGTACATACAATCTTAACATCCGAAGTAATATAACGCATCGTATCTATTATGGCTAAACCATCATAAACCGATCCTCCCCCCGAATTAAGGTAAATCGTGATTGGATCATCGCTTACAGAATCTAAGTAAAGTAATTGACTATTAATCATTATAGATGTTTCTTGTGATATTTCACCGAAACAAAGGATTTCTCTATTTTTTAATAGTTTTGAAAAAATATCTACATTGATTAAGTTAGTATTACTGTATTCAGGTACTGTTGGTATGCTATAAATGCTCATAGGTCAAAATTGTTTGATTTTCTTTTATAATAGTTTTCACGATCTGTATTATTAAACATATCGTTTTTCTTTTGTAAATCATCCCAAGGTTGATTAGTCCAAACCGGATGTTGATGATTAATTATAATCTCATCTATATAAACCTGTTTATGTAAAATACTTGCAACATCCATAAACTCATTATCACACCATAAAGAATAATAAGATGGGTGATAAATATAACCAAATCTATTAAAATACTTAACACCTAATATAGGTAATGTATTCAAATTTTTAGCTTGGTACCCATCATTGTACCATAATACACCATCATAGTCAGGGAAATGTTCTTCAAAATCTTCTGCAATATAATCATCATAATCATATTTTACCGGAATCATATCATCTGATGCTAAAAGTATTACATCAAATCCATCTAATCGTTCTGAGGTTAGTCCGGCATTTATTGCTTGTATTTTGTTTTTATTATCAGCATAATCAATTTCATATTCTATATCTGATAATACTTTATGTACACGTTTCCTAAAATTATCATTATTAGTTGTTGGATCATCATTATCACAACTAATCAAAAACTTAACTCTATTAAGACCGCTTAAATGGCTTCTATATAATCCCAATACTCTAATGAATGTATCTGGTCGCTGTCTAGTTGGAAATTTTATAAGTAAATTCATTCTGTAATCCACTTTAATGATTTTATTATTTCAGATCTTTCTATATCCATTGTAAATTTACGACTGGTTTCTAAACCATTACCAATCTTCCATTCTGCTAAATCTTTTGTCACTTGTGGTATGCTAAAAATTTTAAACATATCTAATAATTGTTCATAATTACCATTATCGCACCAAAAACCATTATCATCTTCCGTATATATTGAATTAAATTTACTTTTAAACCCTAATACTAACGTACCGGATGCCATCGCTTCAATCGGTTGTGTACCAAATCCGGCTATATCATCAGTAAATAAGAATACATCGGCTTCTCTCAAATATTTAGCATAATCTAATTGATTTAATCCAGTTAATCTAGTAAAACGAATATTAGGATTATTTGCTCTAACCTGCTCCATTAGAGACTTAATCTTCCATTCACTTTCTGGACCCCTATTTTGAGTATAACAAACATTAACGACATCATCATCACTTTGATGCCACTTAATTACATCTGAATCTTGTTGAGCAAATACTTCATGATCTATACCTTGTGTTACTGTCAAAACATCTATTTTTGGCATTAAAGTTTTTATATAATCAGTTATACCAGAACTAATACTGATAACCTTAGTAACACCAAAATCACTCCAAGGTCTATAATTAAACCGCATAAATGAATTTACAATATAAACCCAACTTTGGGCCAAAACAACTTTGTTGCATTTATGTTTGCTTAAAACTGTTATAATATCACCTATACCTTCTGGTAATACCAAGGTATCGTTTGCTTTGATTATAGAAAACCAATCCTTATTTAAATCAATATAGGTTATATTAAGTTTTGATATATTGTAATACAACCATTTAGGTTCAAATAATTGAGGTAACCCTGTATTAGGATCAATAAGCTTTGGTATTAAAAGCGTTACCTCATTAGTCTCTGATGCAATCAGAGCATGACGTAATAAATATCTAATACCTCCAGACGGTTTACTATGGTTAGGTGTAAAGTAGTATATCATAATTCACTAATTTGTACCTAATATAGTATTTATTTTCCTTTTAAACAAGAAAGCCGGATAAAAATCCGGCTTTTATTTGTTACATCACTTTGATTGTTACCTTTTCCTTGGTTACAGTTTCCTGTTTAGGTGTAGTAATCAACAGTCCATTCTTAAATTTGAAATCAACCTCGCAGTAAGTTTTCAATACATACTGTTTCTTGAAACGAGTTTTAAGAACATCGTATAACTCATGCTTGTCATCAAATTTTAGAGTTAGTGTGTAATAAAACACTGATCCTCTCTTTTCTTGAGTAATCTCAAGATCTTCTGCTGACAAGCCAGCAAAGTTATAAGTAACTGGTGATGTGGTGTTAGCTGTTGCATTAATTCCTGTTTGCAACAAGTCAAATAATAAATCTGTTGTGAACATAGTTTTACTTAGGTTTTAAAGTTTGTACTAAACCATTTACAATACCTATGCCAATACATAAAACATGACATAATGACAAGTTTTGTCATATTATGTATGACAGTGATATGACATCATGTCAGTAACATATTTAAATCTTTTGATCTATTTATTACTAAACTAGATTGTTATGAGCAAGAAAATTAAATTGAATATCACTGAATCTGAGATTAAGAACATAATCGCCGAAAACGTTAGTGAGGAAAGATTAAAGGAAATTGAAGACATGTTAGGTAATAAAGAAGATCGTGTGGTTGATTATAATAAACCAAATGCGCCGGTTCATCTTGATACAAAAAAAGGTTTGGATGAAAAAGATCCTATGGAAACAGCACTAGAAATTAAAAATCCACCTAAAGACATGTTAGAGTTTTTGAATTTATATGATGTGGCTTTGTCTAAATTAAGTGAAGTTGCTGCAAGTGAAAAAAATAAAGAGATTAGAGATAGTCTTTATGCTGTTTATAGAAAATTAACAAACTGTAAAGTTGATATTATGAGTCAATACAGCATTGTTTACTAATAATTAAATAACCATTATATTAGGCCCGTATAGCTCGTTATACGGGCTTTCTTATTTATGACGGAGTATTATATCATTTTATACAAGAACGGCCTTAGAAAGCGTTTATATAAGTCCTATAAGCGTTATGCACAAGCATTAGCATATTACAATAAAATGCTTGCCGATAATAAGGTATTATTTGAGAAAAAGATAACACAAAGTGAGAAAGTCATGTATGAATTATGTATTATGGTTAATAAATCATATTCTGTACATGATCAAAAATATGAAGATTTGACTATAAAGAAAAAAGAGGATTACAAAATAGAAGAAACTATTTTAAGGGTTAAAGATAATAAACGTTATACAATGCCGGATATTATTAAAAAGTTTATTAAATCCAAAAAAAATCTATCCTTCTTTTTGATAAATAACAAGTTTATAATTCAGTCATTGGGGTCTTATGACTTCTTTGTATTAAAGGATATATCAGATGCTAAAAGATTTTATCACTTAATGAAAATGATTGTAATTAAGTATTTTTCAAAATGTGGACACATTTTTATTGATAAACTACCTAAATCTACCAAACTTGATATTATTGATGAAATAGTAAATGAATATAATATATCAAGATATGAAATGATAAGACAAACAACTAAGAAAAAATCTTAGCCAACTTTTTTAATATACTAGTATTTTTCTTATTAGGTTCTTTAGTCTTATTACGTTTCATTTCTTCAATTAGTTCTTTCTTATAATTACTTAATTGAAGTTCTAACATTTTATCTGACGCTAATATTTCTTGTTGGTATTCTTTTAGTTCATTTAGCGGATTCTCTTCATTCATAATCGGTATTTTTTAGATTATTCTCAACATGAGAGTTTATTAACCAACTGAATCCAGATGATATAACTGAATCCATAAATCTGTATATAATTGAATGTGTTAAACTAATACCGGCCTCTGTTGTGTAGTAATAAGAATACATAATCATTTCTACAGGAGAAAATCCTATTGATAATGTTAATATAATAGACATCCAGAAAGGTAGACACATTATACATGATAATACTTTACCTAAGAATTTACCTTGTAATCTATCTCTTAACGGTTTAAATAAATTACTTTGAGTCACTATCAGACTTATAGAATAGACAGCAAAGTAATACATTAAAATAGCAAACACATCAATCATATTACATTACTTTTTATCTTTCTTTATTGTATTAAGTAATTGTGCTAATTCTTCCATTGATATTTCTGATACACTATTCTTAATCTCATTAAACGTATTAGTAATTAACTCTTCTTTCTTAATTTCTTCTATAACTTGGTCACTAGTAGTAATAAACTCTTTTACAAGATCACCAATAACTGTAGTAGGATCATCACTATAAAAATAAGAATACTCATCTTGAACATCAATATTATATGGATGATTAAGTTTTGCTCTAAGTCTTGAAACCATTATTGCGGTTCTATCACCATATTGAAGTTTAATTACTGGTGTTTCTTGCCCACTCTCATAATCTAATTGATAACCAATATTTTTTATTGAGTTATCATTATATGCAAATAAATCATTTACCAATGAATAGGTCTTAGTTTGTTGATCATTTTTTACCATAACCCTAAATGTAGTCTAACTATGAGTAATACAATTGCAGCTAACCCAATTATTATCTGATTAATTTCCTGATTTGATATTTTAGTAATACTATTCTCTTCATTAGCAATAACAGCTAAGACAATTTTACCAATAATTATCAGGCCCATAAATATAAGATATAAGTGACCTAAATCTGAACCCACGTCTAAAAGTGTTTTTATTATCTCCATAAAACAATGATAAGAATTATAGACATATTAGTCAATGAAAACAACTAAATTATTGTAGTAATTTACAAAAATTTCGTAATGTTCCATATTGATGCCTTTATTAGTTAAAAATAGGTCAAAATGGTCCTTAGTATCTTGAACTCTATTCTCATCATTTTTATCATAATATGAGAATATAAATATGTCCTTTATAAATAAATACTCAGGTTTTGATTTATCTACTTCACTACCAGTTATATTATTTATACACCAATAAAAATGGCCATCAAATTCATCTATATCATCATATAACTCGTCACCTAAATAAGTTGAGTCAACCAAATCAATTAAAGCGGTTATAAAAGTTTTTATCTTTTTAACCTTGCTTTCAGTAACCCCATGCATTTTGTTTAGATATGCTAATCTTTCTTTTGTTAATTCAGGCATTTCTCATTTTACGTTTATATGTATCAATAAATAAGAAAAACCTTGAACTTAATCAAGGTTTTTAGGTTTTTTATTATTAAAATTATACTATTTTCTGGAAATCAAAATCCCGGTGTCTTTTTATATTCTTCACCATCTTTAATTTTAACACCTCTAGCGGTATAATCAAGATTAGCTATACCATCATCTTCAAATCTTTTCTTAGCAGCTTTAAGCATGGTATCCCCCGAATCTGTGTATTCAGCACCTCCCATATCTTTATTCTTCTTTTTATCGCCTTTAACGCCTTCTATATTAGCATCTTTAATATGATCGGGAGCACCGTTGGTATAATCAATATCTAACAACCCATTTCTACCTAATAATTGTTCACTGGCTTCTTTTTCATTATCAGTCATTTCATATTTTTTAGGTTTAAACGCATCTGAAATTCTAATATTTGTATTAAGGTCTTCCCTTTTAGTTTTGCCTTTACCGAATGCTATACCATCACCAACTTTTTCTTCATTCAATTTTTTTGATTTACCATATAAAGAAAATATATTCTTACTTGCAACATCAAAGTCTCTCAATGCTGAATTTTTTGCATAATTAAGACGGGTTTTTGCCACTTTTTTAGGTTTATACGTTTCTCTACTTTCTTCATCATATTTATCAAAATATGAATCAAGAATACGCATAATTTTTGACATGTACACTTTAAGCCTTTTAGCGGGACCGGGTTTATTTGAAAAAATAGTTTGAGCAATAAAGTTCAAATCATTAAACTTTTTAACATCTATATTAAATTGATCAGCAATAGATATAAGTCTTTCAGGTGTTTTATCACCTTCAAGTGAGCCAAGTTTCTTAATAAAGTTTATAGCATTTTCAGCTTCATCACTAAAATCAGTTACATTTAAAAATTCTTTAGTATTAAAAAAATTTAAAGCATCTTGTAAAGCACCATCTAATTCACTTATATCAAATTTTTTGTGAAGTCTGGCTTCATTTAATCCACTGTTTTCATGACCAGCATCATCGTCATAAGGTTCTTCACCAAACGCATCAACTAACTCTTTACCAAAGTCTGGTGACATAACTTTACTTACAAGTTCATCTTTATCATCATAATATCTGTATTTTTTAGGCATTGGTTCACCGATACCATATCTATCAGATTCATCATCAGTTAAAGACTCCTCATTTAATTCCGGATAAAATCCTTCAAATAATGTACCTGTTTCTGAAAAATCGGATAAATTTGGTAGTTTAAAATTATCCACCATAAATTCTACAAAACCCTCAAAATTTTCTCTAATCTGTTGCTTATAATGAGCCGGAACAAAAGGTGACCCATAAGCACCCATAATAAATGCCTCAGCAATCATTTGATCCAATTTGGCTTGTTCATCAAGTTCTTCGTCTGATGGTTCAACTTCTTTTGATGTGGAATCCTCAATATATTTATCATATACTTTTTCAGCCTCATTTAGCATTTTAGTAAAATGAGATTTATCATCAGAATATAAAACTGATAATTGTGTATCAATATCCTCGCCTTCAAAAAGAAACCCATCATTAATTAAATGATCTAGTACTGGTTTATTTGATACGATTTCTTTAAGTCTTTGTAACTCTTTCATTATAGTTTACTATATTTCTTGTTTATTATTTCTGCTATATAATCGGCCGACTTATTTATTAAACCGCCAACACTTTCACAATATTGTCTACAATCTTGACACATACCTTCATCACTGTTTTCTATCAATCTAAGATAACCTTCACTTAATACTGATTTATCACAATAAGGGAATGCTTCACATTTAGGTTCAATTTCAGCTTTAATCGGATTTGTTTTATAAGTTGTCTCAAATAACATTTCATTTAATTGAGTCTTTGTTAATCTTTCACCTGATTCATTATAAAGATAGCTATCTTCTGGCGATTTGTAAAGTTTCCTTTTAATCGGTTTAGCACCAATAGGTCCAATAAAAAAACCTGTACTTGGTGAATTAGATACATCACCCCCAATTGCAGTAACTTCTTTTAAAACCTTTTTACCCATTTTAGATCCCAGCAAATAATGTGTTTTTTCTTAACCACAATGTTTTATAAACATCAGCTAATACATTCTTAGTTATTTCAACAATATATTTTTCAGCATCTTTACCTTTAACTTCTTTAAGAACCATATTTTTAATCTGAGTTTTAAATTCATCGCTCTTAGCAAATGATGCCAACTCTTTTTTAATAAGTTCTTTAACATCTGTTTTATCTACAGATTCATTTATAACTTCTTTACCGTCTTCATCTAACCATTCTTTTATGATAGATTTTAATTGCGACTCGGTTAATTTATGCTTTATTACCATAACTCTTTTTTTAGATAAATAGTTTTATTTAACTCTTATTACATAAGAAAAGGCTGCACTCGGACCAATACCTAAATTAACCCCAACTGGAGTTAAAAATAAACCGACACTTGCTGGAGATAATGTTAATGCCCACCTACTTTCTTTTTTAGTATTATCAATAACAATATCCTGCGTTCTTAGATTTAATATGTTCTTTGGTATTTCTTTACTAAATCCGCCAACAGAATTTAAATAATATGCTTGACTTCTAACTCTTAAAAACCCATCATTATCAACAGATTTGATTAGTCCTATACCAAAATTTAAATCTAGTTTATTCAAAATATTATATGCAGTATCTACCTTGAGAGACTCAGTTATTGTATCATATTTATATTTTACATGACTATCAACTGATAGTTTAATAATTGAGTCATTAAATATTGAGTTGAATAATATAGTACTATCAGTATAAATTAATTTAGTATTAGTAAGAACAGTCGTATCTCTTTTATATTTAACAACAGTTTTAGTAACAGATGTAATCTTTTCTTTTACTATAGTATTAACCTTTACTGATAATGCACTATCCTTTTTGGCAAGCTCTTCTTTAAGTTCTGTTATTGTTTTGATTGCTGAATAACTAGAGTCTTTCATTGCCAATTCATTTTGCTTAATGATTTGGTCTTGTCTATTGTTTAACGAACACTGATTTACTAGTAAAAATACAGTAAATGCAAGTATTGCTAACAGTAATGTATTAAAGTGCTTTATCATTTGCTAATGGATTTATATCTGTGTTATCAGGCCCTTCTTGATTAGAATTACCAGATATTATATTAAGCATTGTTGTTATTGAACCATTATCTTCATATAAAGAATGTAAACCCTTAATTATATTAACCAATTCTGAATTAATATTTGCTTTGCCTTGTTTAAATTCTACCTCTGCATTATCAGCAGTTGAATCTATTTTAACACTAGCAATACATTCAACTTTTGGGTTATTAACAGTATTAGTTGTAATTAGAAATGAACCTTCACTAATCTTTATATTAACATTAATAGCGGACATTAATGATGATTTAAGTAATTCCTCAAAACCTTTTTTAACTTCGTCTTGTTTAGATTGATCTATATTACCAAAGTCAATTATAGCCTCTGTTGATATTGTATCAAAAGATACTTTATTACCACTACTTTGATTTGAATCAATACCAATAACTAATTGATTAGTCATTATATTTTCAACCATCAATGATGATGGTATATATTTAACTGTATCTGCTGAATGAACCTTTGCAAGCTCCAGCATTTTTTTAACTTCATTTAATTTCTTAGCCATTCTTTTTTAATTTTAAGAGGTTGTTTATTTCAGATAATACTGCGGATGCCTTATTAGCAAATTGATAATTATCGAAAAGTTCACTTAATAAAGTCTCACTATTATTGATCATTTTTAAATCAAGATAAATAAGGTTTTTATCAATAATGTCATTATAAACCTCAAAGCCATAACTCTCCATAATAGATTTATTACCCCTTAAGTTTACTAATTCAGCATCTTTAGTACTAACCTGATTAGTTTTAACAGATTCATTTCTAATACGGTTTAAATCTTTAATAAAGTTCTTAAACACTACAAGTATTACATTTTTCTCAACTTCTACAAATTGTTTAGGTACCATACTTGATAACATTAATGTAGTTAATTCAGTAATAGCTTCCCTAGCATTTTGAGAACCGTAGTAATATAAAACCATGTTAGCCAATATTTCAGCCCTAGTTTCATTTATATCTTCATTATTAGCGGCATTATTAAAATATTGTGTAAATAAAGGGTTTATGGTAGTCACTTTTCTGCCACCTACACCAGTATCGATACCTAGATTTTGTAATCTAAGTTTAATATCTGCAACGGCTCTAGTATCATTTTCTATATTATCAATATTATCTAATAATACTTTAATACCATCTTCAAGACCAATACGAATATTATTGTATAAAGCGTTATAACTATCATTAAATTCTTCATCACTCATATCAGGTGTTACTTTAGGAATAATCCCCAATCTAGGTGACCCACCTAATTTAGCAATAAGAGTTTTGATATAATTTCTAAAAACAATCATTGGTCTTAAAGAATTTTCTTTGTTGTAATCATAATCCAAGAAAATATACATCTTTGATCTATTAGTTGATGGATCAACATTAACAATTTGATCAGCAGAATTCATTATATCTCTAGCAGTAAACCCTCGCTTAGATTTATTACCGCCAATATAGACAACGTCATTGTCGCTAAAATATGCTGTAATACTTGTTCTACTAGATGTTCTATCTGTTTGAGGTGCTTTAATAAATGCGTTACTAATGAATCTCATAGTAGCATATTGTTCTTCTGTCGCTTGACCACTATTAGCCAATTCAACTAATTCTTCATACGTTAAATTTTTGTTACGAGAATATGTTGATATCCATTCATTAGCTTTATCTACATCAACCTGACCCTTTACTCCACTATCAATATTTCTTGTTTCATAAGCTGGGGTAAGCAAATACAATGGCATGGCACCGGGTTTAATGGCATACCCAGCATTCGTCCATGACGTGTCGTCAGCAACATTGGCTAGTGTATATGTTTTACCATCTAATTCAGAATACAACATTAAAAGTAATGCATTAACTCTAGGGAAAAAACTAAATTCTTCTTTACCCAATAAATTAGAAATTTTACTTCTTTCGATATAATTTCTTATATTTTCAAACTTTGGTTGGTTATTAAAGAATTCATCTACAGTAAATTCATTAGATCTAATCGCATAGGTTAATTGATTTATTCTTTGTTGAAATGCTTTTTGATATGGCTTCATATCAGTAACATTAACATTATTAACAGTTAAAGAATCACCAGCATCAGAATTTATTTTCAATTCTTCCATTCTTTCAGCTAAATCACCTACCAATTCACCTACAGATACATCTTCAATAATTTCACGAATATATTTATTTATCACCGGCAATGCTGTTGCCATAAAAGTACCAACGGCCTGTTCAGCTTCTGTTTTTCCCCTAAATTTAACATCAACACCTTTACTGCCAATACTGATAACAGGTTTTTTTCTAATCCCTGATGTCATAATTTTATTTACAATAGGAACACCAAGTTTATTATTTTGATATAATCTGTATATCCTTTCAGGGATTTGTAGTTTATACATTTCATCTAAATACTTATCGGCCAAAGCCAAAAATGATGTTAACTTATTTTCACCCAAACTCAATACTTCGCCATCTGGTGATTTGTCATAAGTTGCAGTGAATTGCCATCTGCCGGTTGTACTGTTATATAAAAATTTGTTTTCGCCGTATGAATTATCCTCTTTTGTATAAGAAAGTAATTTTGTTTTTATCTCCGCAACTCTAACTACAGTTTTCCCATTTTGTAGTAAGTTACCACTAGTACCAGCACTTTGACCTTGTTTCTTAGATGCAGCGAATTCACCTGTATTAACATCGTTTCTACCAATAGCTCTAGTAGCAACAATATTACCATCTTCATCTCTAACAAATTTCTTTTTACCAGTTTCTGGATCTTGCTGGTAAGTAGGTATCATTTTATTTAATGCGGCTTTTGCTTCAAAACTATCACCATTTGCAGCATATACCGCATCCCAATAATCTTCATTCGATTTATATGCGCTTGGTTCAATAACTCTTCTATCAAAAACTAATACTTCTTCAAGTAATGCAAATATTTCATTGTCATTCTTAGATTCAACAACATAAGTAACAGATTTATCTGGTCTAAATGCTATTGGTATTACATTGAAATATCTACTTTTAATGTTTGTGTTTATAATATTCATCTTGCTATAATTGTTTTACGCTATTAATCATAAAAGCCTTACCATTAAATAGCAAGGCTTTTAGTTAAATTGTTCATAGTTTATTATCAATGATAAAGGTTATGTAGGTCATATATACAGTCTCTTAGCTTCATAATTGCCTTTTCTTTTATTTGTCTAACACGTTCTTTGGTTAAATCATATTCATCTGCAATCTCCTCAAAACTACAAGGTGTATATAAGTCTATACCATAATATTTTTTCAAAATATCTATTTCACGTCTATCTAACACATCACCCATTTTACTGAATAAGTCTTGAACTAAGATTGTATCATTATCCATATTATGATCAGTATCAGGGAATTCATCTGATCTAACAGTATCAATCAATTCATATTCATCTCCAAGTTGACTATAAAGACTTACCGTAGGTTTAAAACTTGATTCTACCTTTGTTAGATTTTCATAATCGTCATAAGTTAATTCTTCCTTTAAAGGTACTTTGCTATATTTTTGTTTAGCAACGTGTACATCAGCAGGTACTCTAATCTGATAACCGTATTTCTGAATACCATTGATGATGAAAACCCTAACATGATAAGTTGCGTATGTCATAAATCTATGACTATAATAACTCTCATAATCAAACACATTAGTGGCATGAATTAGACCAAGATGCCCCTCTTGGATCAAATCCATTAAATCATATACACTTGCATTTCCGGCATGTATTTTAGCCATTCTAACTACATATCGTAAATTAGTGTTAACTAAAATATCCTTGGTTTTTCTTTCTAGTCTTTCTAATATTTTTAGTTCGGCATTTAAACCTTTTATCGTCTCAATATCACTTATATTAGTATTCTGTATTTTTAGTATAACTTTGTTTTTGTTTTTTAGTATATCAATAATTTCATCATATACTTTTTTTTCTTCTACTATACTTAAGACTTTATACTTATTAACTTCTTTAAGATACTCTGCTAATTCTTTTGTGTGTGCGAAAATTTTACCTACGGCCATTGTTTATTTAGATAATTGGTTTAGTTCTTTTAATTCGTTTTCTGTTAATGATTCAATTCCAGTTTTGTTGATTTTATCAAGCAATTCATCTAATCTACTAACTTCATCTTCTGTAGCATCATCTTTAGGTGAGTAAAAATCTTTAATTATCTGCATTTGCTGTTTATAATACAGATCAACAGATTGTATTTCTCGATCTAATGTATATCCCTGATTAATGATATACTCCATTTTTTTCATAACAAGTGCTTGTTTTGGCATATTCATTGATTTCATCAGAAATACACTACCGGAATCACTTAACTTGGTCATGTACATGTCTCTAAGATCTTCCTCTCCGAACATGTTTTTATAATAGAGGGGAAAAATCTTTTCTATAATCTCATTAAGAATAAAAACTGGATTACTATCTTTAGTTGGGACATAATAAATAACGTTGATCATTCTAATACGATTATCAGGTATAATACCAATTCTATGACCTTCTGGGAGCACTTTTAATACATTGGCATCAAATTCACTTGGTATCGTCCCACTAACTAGAATATGATATAGTTCATATTCATCTTCAACTTTTTTAGGTGCTTCTGGTTTTCTAAACCACTTAAATGGATTCCACATAGTTTTATTAATTAAGAATTTTAGAGATGTTGTTTTCTTTTTCTACCATAATAATGTTTTCACCCCAATCTTGCACGGTCTCATCATGTGAAATAATGAAAATATTATCAAAATAGTTTTTAATCTTTTGAAAAAAGCTTTCAATATTTTGCATATTTGATTTAGCCACTTTACCAGTAATTTCATCAAATACTATGATACTAAGTTTTGGTAAACTACAGATTTTAGCTAATACACATCTTAAAGCTAAAGAACTTATAGTTTTTTCATAACCTGACCCGGATTTAAGTGGGCGTTCAATACCAGTTAAATTATCAATCATCCAGAAATCTAACTCCTCTTTATCGTTAAGCCTTACTTCTAACTTAAATTCACTAGATGAGTCATAAGTAAGATTTTCAAGATGTTGGTTCATAACAGGTATCATTGTTGCCAATACCATTTTTGATATCCCGTTTTTACCAAAAATATCAAGATATACTTTATATACCTTATCTATTTTCTCCTCTTTGCTAATATCAATAATTAATTTCTCATTTTTACTAATTTGATCCTGCAAGTTAGTAATCTGATTTGATATATTGGCAATACTTTTATACTTTAAAACTGAATTATCTTTAACCTGTTTTAAATCATAGTTTAGCTTATTGAGCTCAACATCTATTTCTTTATTATGCTCAATATCACTTTGTTGTCTTAAAAACTTATCAAGATCATTTTTATATCTGTCAATTTTATTTTGGAGTTCTTGTAATTCTAAAATTTTCCTGCTATAAGCAAGATTATTCATATTATATGAATCCCAAGCTTTTTTTAATTCATCTTGTCCGGATATATATTCTTCATTTTTAGCTAACTCATTTTCAAAATTAACTAACTCTTTGTTTTTATCAACAATTTTATCATTTATAATAGATAGTTTTTCTTCTACGTTTAAATGATTAATATGTTTACCACAATGAGGACAAAGCTCAGAATTGTTAATATTCTCAATATCTCTTTTAAAAGATTGTATCTCACTTTTTATAGACGCAACCTTATTTACTAGAGTTCTAATGTCAGATTGTGCTGATTTATAATCATAATCGTTAAAATCAATATCAGGTTTTGAATTATCTACAACTTCCTTTGCTTTTGATATATCATTAACATACTGGTCTTTACGTTGTTCAAGTCTTTCAATCTCGCTAACCGCAAAATCCTTATTAAATGAATACGTATCATTATCAACAGGTCTCTTTTTTGAATAAAGCTTACCTAATTTTTCTTCATATATAAGAATAGTTTTTTGATCATTATCATACTCTTCCTGTAAATTATCAACCTGCTCTTTTAGTTCTGTAACTTGGGTAAGACTATTTTCATTATCAATTTTTAAATTAGCTTTACTATACTGACTTAGTTTTGTGCCTGAGTACCAAGCTTTGTAATCAGCTTTGGCCACATCAAACTTTTTATCAAAAATTTCTAAACCAACATATCTTGTGAACAATTTACCTCTTTCAGTAGGTTTTGTTCTAATAAGATCATCTAAGTTATCACCAGTCGTAAGAATAGTAATTAAAAAATCATTGTAAGTACCAACAAGTTCTTGAATATAACTATCAGTTACAACCGCAGTTTCTTTGTTTTCTTGAATTAGATTACCTTTTTCATCTTCTAAATATAATTCAAGCCTACCTTCTGCATTGAAACTACTATCACGTTTTTTCTTTCTTGTTATACTACGCTTGATAACATATATTTTATCATCAATGGCCACACGACCTCTAACAGTTAAAATATCATCTGATACAAACTTATTAAAGATTTCATATAATACATCAGTTTTTGTTGTTTTACCAAAAAACAAAAATAACAACAAATCTACCGCTAATGTTGTTTTACCACTATAGTTTTCCGGATAACCCTTTATTGTTGTTAAACCATTATATTTGGTAAAATCAATTACATTACCAGACCCGTATGATAAAAAATTATCAAATTTAATATCTAGTGGTCTAATATTCCTATTACGTATTGTAGACTCTTTATAACCTTCTATAAGACCATTAATTTTACTGTTAAGTCTATAGATAAGATTACGATCAATATCTATTTCATTGTTATCAAGATATTGATTAATTAACCTAAGTTGAAAATCATCTGATATGACCATGTGAGATACGTCAATGTCCATATCTGTAACATCAACCTCACTTCTATTTTTAACAGTTGTATTTTGCTTAGAAATATTTACTGTAGATGCATTATATTTAGTCTTAAAATAATCAGCTATTTTTTTAGCGTTAGCTTTAGTTTGGTTGTCTATGGTATCTTCCCATATAACCCTCACCTTATTATATTGAGTGTTTTCCATAAAACCCTTGTTTTTTTTCTTTCGACTCTTCTTTGTTTACGTCTTTAATAACCATAGGACTAACCACTTTTTTTTGTGGTATAGGATACATAAGTCTCATTAGACCAGCCTTAACAATACTATTTAAACAATGATCTAATGATGTAAATTTATCCTTATTGGCTTCATAAAATAATCTTACATCATTTGCCAAATTATCATCTAGCTCCATATCTAATTAATGAGTACCTCTGAGTTATTTTCTATACTTTCAATTCCACGGACTACAAAGGTATAGTATTTTACTGGATTTTCCAAATCTTTGAAAGAAAAAATTATATTTTCTCCCAATTCTACTGTACAATAACCATGTCCATCAATAGTTTCTCCATGATCTTGCTGTATTAAAGACCCGACCATTATGATAGGGTTAGTATCGTCATATTCGTCCATATAAGCCACCTGACGCTTGTGAACGTCTCCACATATAACAACATCACACCCATCAAATCTAGCCTTAGATAAGCCTCCCTTGAGCTCTATACCGTATGCATTGCTCATACCTTCCACTATACCATGAAATACACCTATATATGTCTTGTCAGAATCTTTATAATCTAAACCTTTTGGTCTAATATTGTCATCTAACAAAGAGTATATAACCCATTTAACATTTTCATCATCATATATCCCGGTATTCTTATAATAAGAAATATTATCTATTTTTAGATTACTAAGAATAGGTGTTATGGAGTCCATTCTGGATTTACTCTTCATAACAAAATCGTGATTACCGGGGATAATAATCACTTTTTCTGTTAATGAGGCCAATTTTCTTAAAAAATTACCAACATCAAATACCAATTCAGGTGTTAATGTAGTATAACTATGTACTATATCCCCGGCAACAACTATCCTATCTGGTTTTTGTTGTTCTAACTCTGTATATAATTGTTTAAGTACAGTATCATATTCTTCTCGCCTTTCATATTTACGGAAGTGAATATCTGCAATAGCAATTATCTTCTTAATATTAGCCATTTTTAATTACAGTTATATTGTGTTTATTAATATAGTGATTAACTATTTCTATAACATCTTTTCTATGATATGTTACCGGATAATAGGTAAAATCTTCTAGTTCTTTGTCCCAAAAAAATAATCCCCCATGTTTAAACTTTCTACCACTTAACCTTTCATACATTAAAGCATACATTGATATTTGTAAAGTATAATCATTTAACTCACAATGGTCCAAATGTGATACAGGTGGCAGTAACTTTTCATTATACTTGCTATAATAGTTAAAAATTTTATTGGTTTTAAAGTCAAAGATATTGAAATAATCATCATTGACATCCTCTAATACGTCAGTAGTTCCAGCAATACCTTCGTTTTCATTAAATTCAATATGAAGGATTTTTTCTGGAGTTACTTTATACTTGTTATATTTATCAAAAGTTTTTAACAATTTGTGTTTTGTGCAGCATGCCACAAATTTTTGAATAACATGTCTTTCAAAATCATCTTTAGGGATGTAAAAAAGTCTATTTTTAAGATAATTCTCTAAAATCTCATGAAAAGCTGTACCAAAAACATTGGCATCATCATTTATTTGTTGCCATTCAGTTAATATTTCTTCTGTAGTTAATCCCCTTTTCTTAGCAGTTCTGGCTGCCATTTTTTCGGTTTCAAACTTCTTCTTATATTCACCTAAAATTGTAGTAACACTCTTATAAACCAAATCTGGTTTATCTGTGTTAATATAAGTATGCGTTTCATGTTCTAAATATACCGGCATGTTAATCTTTAAATCTTCTTTGTTTTATTACCACATCTCTTAAACCAGATAGGCCGTAATTCTGATATATTTCGCTAACGTCCATATCATAAGGTAAGTCAACATAATTAACTTTACCATACAATCTACCAGCGTCTAATTTGTAAAAAATTTTTTTTGAATCTTCTCTAGCATCTGGATCTAATACAATAGTTATACCTTTTTTAGCTTTATAATATATGGAGTTGTATAATAAGTTGCTTAACTTTTTACCAAGTAATGGTATTGAGTTTGGTAAAACAATGTGATCAAATGGGCCTTCTACTAAGAAAACCCGTTTATTCCAATCTATAAGTCCCTCATTAAATATGAATGTTTCTTTCGGGGCTTCAAAGTTTTTATACTTTATTACCTTCCTGTTTTGATACTTATATATTAGTCTGCCTGTATAATAATTTAGACTACCACTAAGATCATAAGATGGTATAATAATTCTGTTTTCAAACCCATCACCACCAAAATGTAAATTAAACTTACTTATTATTTTACTATCTAAACCCCTTAATGTTAAATACTTATTTACATCCTTAAATTTTGGGGTATTTTCTGTCATACCATTTATAGGTAAACTAAATCTTGGTAATACAACAGGTGCTTTTTCAGTTAATTCATCTTCTTCATCAAAAATAAATGAGTCGTCATTATATCTAAAACCCAATTTAGCATATTTGATGTATGTTTTACCATCAGCAAATTTTTTAAATAGGTTCTTAATACTACCTTTTGTATTACAAGATTCACCACATGCCCAACAATTATACTTACCTTTTACATAATTGACTTGTAAATTACCTTTACCGTCAAAAAAAACACCGCTATTAGCAGAGCATACCGGGCAATCAAAAAGTAATTCAGCCTTACCTTCATAATGCTTTTTACACTCCCCTAGAGTGTCTTCTAAGAGAGATATAAGTACGGTTAAACCGTTTTCATTAAAAAGATTGCCTACACTCATGGGTTATTTTTCCACAAATGTAGGCAATATTTTTGGGATATCCAAATTTTATATGTAATTTTTTAACCTAAGATATCCAAGACCACAACAATAAGCGTCACTCATATCAAAGTTTTCTTTTTTAAGTTGACCTTTTGAGTTATATACCCAGTTAATAGTAGGTTCAAGTTTTGCTACTTCTTCCCACACTACCAATTTTTTATCAGTATCTTTAGGGTAACCGCCAAATAATACAATATCACCAGTTTTATTTGGTCTCATTAGCTGTGGAAACCCATTTTTACGAGAATCGTATGTACTAATGTAACTTGGTATAACATTAAACTTAGTATGCACAAGTTTGGTAATCATACCATTAAATCTCATAAGTGTACCAACAGTATTTGCATTATTAGATTTAAGCAATGGTTCTTCAATTACAATTGCTACAATATCTTTTATATTGATTTTTAGTGATGTTATGACATCATCAACAAAAATATTGAACCCATCAACTTTTTTAATCAACTCTTCAATCTTATTATCACATTTTACTTTAGGAGTAAAATGGGAAATATCTAATAATTTCCCATTAAGATTAAATACACACATACCAATGGTAGTAGTTGATACATCTAAACTAAGTAAATACGAGGTGTCGTTTTTTGTTATCATATTATTAAACTCTTATCTTTAAATTAAACGATACTACATCATACCAATATTTTTTAATTGGCTGAGATGGTACGCATATTGCAAGTAAGTTACCATCAGCATCATGAATACCAATCTTTGTTATACAAACTGGATACAATTCTGTATTATCAGTTTTAAATGTAGGAAATGGACTTGTTGTATTATGTAATACTTTAGCAGTATCATTTGTACTCCTAACAAATTCACCAGATGAAGCAGTACAGGTTATTACTAAATTCTTTTCTGAATTATAAGATAGGAATCTCATAGTAGGAATAGTTGTACCTGTTGCATTATATAAAAATTGAGTGGAATCCCAATCAATAAATCCGTTTTCCTCTTCAATAGTATATTTAACCCTAGTATCCCCACTTGCTGTAGTAACATTCAATCTAGTTAGAGATGTACCTTGTGGAATTGAATCATAGTATAAATATGTTTTTTCTCTGTTGCTACCAGAACCTTGAATATCTATTACACCGCCAAAACCTTTAATAAAGAAACTATCAACGATTAATGGATGTGTAATAACAACAAAACCCTTATCTAATGCGACAAACCCAACACATTCATCTCTTCTAAAATCAAATAATGCTTTAGACCTAGTACTGTTATTTTGAAGAACTTTAATACCTTCAAAAGCATTTTCATGACCATCTTCCCACGAATCAAAATCATCAACTTGAGGCGTTTTAATATCGTTACAAAATAAAAATACTATATTAGACTCGTATTCATTAGGGTTTTTACTTAAATCCAATTTATTACCAACAGTTTGAGCTTCCACACCTTTTTCACTTAATACTCTATCAAGATCAAATTTACTTAAACCATTAAGATTATATGTACCAAATAACTCAATAGTACTAGGGCTTGAAGTATAACCACTATATACACCATACTGATTTTCTTCTGTATGACCAGTTGTATTACCAGTTGGTGCCCAATAAGGTAAACTTAATTTGAATGTTTTACCATCTATAATTTCACCATAGCTATTTTGAGGGATTTCAAATGCTAAATATAAACCGTTCTTAACTGGTTCAAAATAATTGTCTTTTAAAAAGTTATAAGACCCTATTGTTTGTAACGCACTAGAATAAAAATCCCCGGTATGACCAGTTGTTGGATGTACACTAACAATAGCGGTTGAACCGGTTGTTGTTAAAGCAGACCAATTATATTTAATACCGTCTATTAATGTATCGTAAGTTGTACCGCTAGTCTGGGTTAATGTACCATAAGCAGATCTAGTATATTGTTTCATTGCGTCATCAGTAACAGGTAGATTTAAAGATTTAAGCGTGTTGGCAAATATACTCTTAACCGCATTACGCTTCATGAAAAACATAGGTGAAACGGTTAACCCACTTAATTGTGTTATATGTGATGAAATTGTATTTTGAGCATCTGCATTATCAAATGGTACATTTTCAGATACAATAACAGCATTTTCAATAGCTTTGAGATATTCAGCAGATGATACGTTAGCATCAAACTCTATATAACCATCACATGATCCACCAAACTGATTAGATGAGAATGTTACATCATCATATCTAATTACAAAGAACTGTGAAAAACCATCTGACTGTATAATTGAATTTGAATCCAAATTTTGTTGATAGCTTTGGAATTGTCCTGTTACGGTATTTGTTGAAATACTATCTAATTTAGTTTTAAGACCACTATTTTCAGCAACATTAGTATGAGTTATAATAACCCTTTGGTTTAATGATGGTGTATAATCAGGTGCTCCAGATAAGAAAAATGTAACTAGGCCATTACCTGTACCTGTACTTTTTCTTCTAGCAAATTTTATTTTTGTTCTAATATTAGCCATTTTATATTCCGCTATTTGTGTTATTAGTTGTTGTGGGATCTATCGTTGTACCAGTTACATTAACTGGAATAACAACCGAATTAGTTAAATTATCATTTCTGATAATATTAGCCCTTATGATATAATTTTTTGATAATGATAATACTTCATCATTGTGATCACCAGTTAAATCAGGTACTAATTGTACCAAATTTTCATTATCAGCAATATAGTTAACATCATCATCAGATAATGAAAAACTAACCGGATTAAATCCCTGTTCCAAAATTCTTTTTCTACCTAAATCTGTTAGATAGACAGTCATTGTTTCTGTTGTAGTGCCTGTTGCGTATGCCATTTTACAATGTTAATATAAGTTACTTTATTATTAAATAGTTATTACGATAACTTGATAGGATTATACTTAACACCTATCAAATTATTACCATCAATATCTTTATGTCTATATAATAATTCATTCTTGAAATTAAACCTATAACCAAATTCTGTTAATATATCAGACCCGTATTTAACTTCATTATTTATTAACTTGACTGAATACGATCTATATACTGTTAAGTCTTTAACGTTATCATTGACTATAGTTTTTAACGGGTTACCAATAATATCAGATTCAGTATAATTAGGTAGATAAAATAAATCTATTACTATACCACTATTTTTTGCCCTAATAAATATATCGTTTTCTAAATGCTTATTATACTCACCAATATAAAATAAATCAACATCTTGAACATTATCAGTTTTACCATACATAACATTTAGAAATGAACCAAAACAATATACATTTGAATACTTAAACTCATTAAACATATTAATAACACTTCTAATCGTAGCATTATTATAGTTGTATTCAAGTTCTATATTTTCAAAAATGTATTTAACTGTATTCATTAACTACCATAATCAATTGGTTCATTAAGTATAGGGGGAACATAGGCACTATTAACTAAATATGCGCTAACAATTAAAGGTTCTGTAATAGTCGTCGTGAAACTATTATTATCATAACATTCTATTGTAAAAGTAAAATCAATTAAACCCACTCTTTTATTTTTATTACTATTACTTTTACCAAAATATTGTTGATTCAATATCCCAACATTATCAACTTTATAATAAAATGATAATGGTAATGATTGCATGGGATATAATATTTTTGTCGTATTATAGTAATCTAAATTATATCTACATGTAATAGTACCTATCTGACTACCTTTATACGTTATTTTATAATTAATGAATATAACATTATTTGTAACATCTTGTACTTCATTAACTAATGAAAATCTTAATACTTTGTCTATACTAGAAAGATATTGATCATTTATTTTAGCATCAATTAGTGTAATGGATTTAAAATATACTGGACTCGTATTTTTATTTAATAATCGTAATTCACCGTCTTGCAGTAACGAAACTGATTTATTAGCTTCACTAACACTTAATGATGGCTGATTAATAAAAAAGTCATAGCTAGGTATAACAAAATCAAATATAGGATTTTGTTTACTTAATAGCCCAGTATTTAATACTATTGGTATTGTAGCCATGTTATGAAGGGTCTGGTATTATAATAGGCGGTTCTCCACTATTAGATAATGGATTGGTTATATTTACTAAAGTTTGTTGTGCCTCTGATATAGTATCTGATGTAGTTGAGTACACTATTTCTAACTTAAAATCTTTACTGTCTGTAACAACATTATCTTCTGTTAAAAAATCAGCAATATCATCAATTAATCTACACCTAACCCTAAAATTACATCCATTAGGTGCCAATGGTGAAACCGTATTAAGTAATGACACAACACTATCAGTATTTGAATAATCTAACATAAGTGTATCACCACTCAATTGAATATAAGAAGTTAATCCTGTGGGTATAGTTGTATATGTAAAAGAGTTTGGATCATAATACTGTAATCCATCTAATAATAATTTAATTCTATTAGTTCCTAAACTAGCATAAAAATCAACTTGTGTCTTATAATCAGGACTACTGTTATCAAACCCGAAACCTTTCCAATAATTAAAATACACATTAAACTCCGTGTAATATCTTTCATGTAATATAAGTTCAGATTTCTTAGTTATATTACTACTAATCAATGATGAGTTACTCTCTGACGTTCTATTATTACCCTTTAATGTTGAATTATCAGAAAATGATACGTTTTTTAAATCAAATAATGTTCTTTCTTTATCATTTGTTGGATAAAAGTCATAATTTTTAATTAACTCGTTAAAATCTGTTAATACCTCTGGATAAGGTGAATGTAAATATAAACCATTATTACCAGTTAATTTAAACTTTCTATATCCATTATTATCTCTATATGTTAATAATTTTTTCTCCGTTACTTCTTCCCCATCAACTAATAACACATCTTTAAATCCATTATTATTAATATATAATAAAGAATCATCTTTCTGAGTACCATTTACAATATTACCTCTTAATACTGGTTGAACAAAAACTAATGATAATCCATTAACTTTAAATAACTCATTTTCTATAGATACTATATCTTGTTTATCTACATCAATAGGGTCAAAATTATCTGTTAATGTAGTATAATTCGTATCTTCATCTGACATTGAAAAATACGCAATATTTGCCAATAATCCACCATCAGATAATAATTCTTTACCTTTATCAGTTAAATATACCTTAAATTGATTTGTGTTATCTAATATATAGCCCATGTTAAAAGTCAATAGTAGCCTCAATAGTCAAAATATCGGCATTATATTTTCTAGTTATAGGAGTTGAAAACTTACCTATACAAACTAGATTATTCTGATTATCATATATACCTAATTCGCTAAATGCAACTTTATCTCCAGTACTAAAAGTAGGATTATTTGATGTAGTATATGTATTAGGTAATATATTTATATTGAATGAAGTTTTATATATTGTTGATTTAATATCAGTCTCTATAATCCCCGGAAATATGAATTCATCACCAAATGTAAACCCTGTTGTTGAAATGTTAGGTAAATTAAATTTGTTTGCAATAACATAATAATTACCTTCTGAATTATCAGTAAACTCCTTATCAATAACAACATTTATAGCTCTTAATGCTTGAGGTGTTTTATCAGAGTTAGGTATCAATGTAGACCCCCCTAAACTATTATCCAAATAATAAATAACAATATCAGTTAAATCCGCAGGTGCAAAATCTAATCTAACCCAAGTGGTTATACCATCAGTAGCTAATGTGTACATACTTGAATCTAATAAAACACCTGAATAATGCACATAAACAACATCATTATTTGGTGTAGATGGTATTACTAATGACAAACCATCAGTAGAAGAACCATTATCTGAAAATGCTTGTTGGCCGTTAGGTAATGTAACTAAATTTGTGCTACCTGTTGCTTCTAATACTGTAGCAACATATTCAGTTAAATCTGTTCCACTTGGATAAGTATAAACAATAGAGTCAAACTCTAATTCATCCCCCGGTTCTGGTAATTCAAACCTAATTAATCTTGTCCCAACAGCACCTTCACCATATAGATAACTATAGACTGTTGTACCGCCAGTAATTAAACCACCAGTAAATGTAACGTTTTTATTTGATATAGTATAATCATTGTTAGGTATTAAAACATTACCATTCCAAAATACTAAAACATCACCAATAGGATATTCACTTAAGGTAAACCCACTAATAGCACCAACTGATACTTGTGTTTTTAAAGATACTTGTTCACATACTGTTGGGTCGCTATTAAGACAACCATTAGTGTTTAAATATCTTGTTATATCTTCTATATTCCACTGTGTAGGGTCTGGTATTTGATCACCATTAACAATTTGCCATAGAATGTAAACATTGTCATAAGAATATCCATAACCTTTAATAGGATTATCCACATATAATGTAGATAAATACGCAAAGTTATCACTTACTGATCTATCAAAATAAAACAGCACGTCTTTATTTTTATCAGTAGTATTAGTTAGCTTAGCATAATCTTCACAATGTAAAGATGTGTTATAATGCGTTTCATTTTGTGTAGTTAACATATAACTAACACACATTGTCTGATTGGGCTCTAATGAACCAATAGAGCTTATTTGGGGGCATGAACCGGGATCTAATAGCTGTAATGACGGTTTAGGTAGAGTATGGTTTCTATCAGATTTAAATGATAAAGCTGTTAACAACTCAGGATGTTCTATAATAATTATCTTATCATCTAAAAGAACTTTACCAACAATCGTTTGATTTACTTCTTGATCTACTAAATCATAATATCTAATCTTATTATCAATAAACTTAATCTCAGTTCCGCACACAAATGTATAACCTAATGACGTGCCTGTACTAATACCTTCAAACTGTTTTTTATGCCACATAATATGTGGTATAACGAGTTTTAACGTGTTTCTATAAAAACCTTCGGCATAATAATTATCAATAAGATGATTAGTGTAATGTACAACACCTATTTTAGTAATGTCAGTCTGCTCGAATAATTTTAATGAAACATAAGTACCAACATAATCTTTAGATAACACCTCATCTTTATTCTTTTTTATAGCAGCATCTAAACCTATAACATTTTCTCTATATATAATGTTGAAATCCCAAAATGGTACATCTGCAACTGTTGTATCACAAGTTGAATTAAAGCTAAGCAAATCTTCATCCCAATACTGGGCAGGATCTTCTGGATCAAATAACTCTTTAATATTAAAAGGTACAATATATATAGACACAATAGTCGCCTCATGTCTTGATGGTAATTCTCTATCAACTTTAATACCAAAAGTTGTTAATCCGGTTAGATTAATACTATCAACCAATTCATCATTTTCATCATATAATCCAGTGACCTTATAAAACAAAGCTTTAATAGCACCATGATTAAAAGTTGGTGGTAAACTTGTTTCATCATAATCATCAACTAATTCTTCGTCAATAAATTTAACAAATAAAGTATCATTAACAGATAAAATAGTTGTTAATCCTGTATTCAATACAAATGTATCATGATTATTAAATGCAACATCTAAATTATAAAATGTATCACCGCTGTAACTAAAGTTAGGATGATTACGAATATCATATATCGAACATATAGATTGTCTAGGCTGATATGTATCTCCACTAGGTTCAAAAAAACCTCTTGGGGTTGAACTTTGATATATAACTCTAGGTTTTGCTGATACAGATGGTAAATCAACTTTAGTTATATTATCTCTAATTGGTACAGGGTATATAATATCATGTTGATTATCTTTAGGTCTTAATATCATTTGTGAAGGCAATTGATTAGTATAATCAATTTCACTATCACCTAATACATAACTAACATAATTTAACTGCCCAAAAGCTAAATTACTTCTACCCTTGTCAGTTAATTTAAGATTTATACTTGGTTCACTATTTTTTATAATGTACGACATATTGCCAAATTAGTTGGTTAAATTTAGTAACTCCTAACTAAAAGATAAATAGGTTGGTATAAAAACCACTTATAAATTTATTGTTGTGTTTATGTTAGTATTACCAATATTAAGATCATTAAATGTGTCGGTAATAAAGTTTAATGTAAAATTACCAACAACCTTACTTATCTTTATTACCCTAGTTTCAATATTACCTGATACACTAGTGCTGCTGGTAACATTTGATAATTGATCAATATTAACCGAATTAAGTAATACTGATTTAACTAAAGTCTTACCTTTACCAATAACATATTTGAATTCTAATACTATTTCACCATTTTTATTGGTTAATAAATTTCTATCCAAATTATTACTCCTATCCACCGTTAATATACCAGTAGTTAATCCGGTGTAATTAATAATCATAGGGTCATCAGATGTATAATTTGTAATCACCCTAACAAAATAATTAAATCCATTAGTATTAGTGACATCAGTATTATATGCAATGTATCTAACTTGCATATCTCTTAATTTATTGACATCTGTATCTAATAATAACCCAAATATTGTCGTAGCACTATTACCGCAAACGTCTTTTAAATTTAACTTACCAACAAACTCACCAGTTACAGGTAACCCTAAATTATCTTTTTCAATTTGATAATCTAAAAACAAATCACCATTAGAATATCTTGTTGCAAAGTTACCATATTTAGTCACTGACTTAATATTCTCATCTATACTATCAGCATATAATTCTAATGCATTTAAATGTTTTGTATCTAATGTAGAACCAGTAAATTGATTTATACTAAAACCATTCTTATATTCTAAATTAGAATTAAAGAAATATAGATTATCTTTAGTAGTTTCATCTAAAGACTCAACTGTTGAATTATATACTTTAACAGATACCCTATCTTTATAGAATTTAAACTTATCTGCAACGCAAAAATCTGAATCTGTCCAGTATTCAGCATTAACACTTGGTGCCTCATTTACTGTTAATGTGGTACCTGTTGTTTGTGAGCCCTTAAACCTCCATACTTTACCATGTGATACAGCATACTTATATGATAATGTTTTTTCAAAAGCATTATAAGTTGTGCCAGTAGAAAATTGTCTAGGATTATTAATCAAACTAATATTACATAACTCTTCAAATAAAGGGTAACTATTTGCACCTAAATAACTTGGTACAACGGTTAACCCAGAAGTGTTAGCATTATACACAGGATAATTACTAAATGTTGTAGTAGATATTCTTGCCCCTATATTTGTTGTACCATTATCTATACTATATAAGTTAGGTATATCACCGTAACTAGTACCTGATAATTCCATAGGATATATTAACATTTCATTTCTATAGACATCAGTATATCCAGTTGTATATGCATTAGTAACAGTAAACCCATTACGTGGTACTAAATTTTGTAACCTACATATTTTACTATTTTTATCAAAAAATGCATTAGTAAAAGTAATTAATGTAGGTGAGAATGGATCTATATGTTGCCAATTAGCAGTTCCCGGTGCTGTTGTAGTACCTGTAACACTTTTACATACATAAAAACTATACGTTGTACCAGTTTTATACTGTACAAAATCACCCGCCAAATATGTTACAGTACCTCCAGAGATATAATTTATAGGTTTATTATAAATATATCTATAAACTCTAGTACCATCAGTTACGATATCACCATAATTAAACTGTGTGAAATCTGTACTTGATCCCGTATAAGTAGTTATAGGTCCATAAGTATATGGTTCAATATTAGAATAGGTTATATCTTTATATCTCCATTTTTCGTATCCCCAAGGTGTGAATAATTTAGGATCATATTCTGTTATTTCAACAAAACATGAATGACCGGCATTAGGATGATAAATATTTCTAATGTTTTTTGGTAATATATCATTTAAATCACAATGGAATATTGTGGTTTCCTCAATACAAACAAATAATCTATAAATATCTACTGTTTCTATTGTATAACCAGTTGAAGTCAAAACAGGTTTTTTATAACTGTTAATCTTGTATTTAACAATATCATTTAATTGATAGTTAATAATCTTAGGATTAAACTCTTCCGCAAATTCAAGTAATTGTAAATATTCTTCACTAGAATAAATTGGGTTTTCTAATAAATAAGTTAAATCATTGACAGTATAATTCTTATCTTTAAATTCTGTCTCAAACGGTTTATTAAAATCATATTTATCATAACCTTCTATACCAAATGATGTACCATCAATATCTATTGATCCAGTAGATCCTGTTGAAATAGGTGATTTACTACCATTTATATGTGACCTATTAGGTGCATACGGTATAGTTTTACTATATACACTATCCCTCTTAATTTGTTTCTTACCTATACTAATATTAAATGATGGTGAAGCAAATTCATAAGCTGTAGGTGTATTACCTAAATACCAATCAGTTAATGTTATATCTTTGGTCACAGTTATACCGTATTCACCAGCCAAATCATCATTATCTTCTTTACGCTCAATAGGTAACTTTCTAGTCTTAGCCTTAAATGTAAAATCTACTTTGTCATAGTTTATTGTTTTATCATATACTAATGATGATATGTTTAAAATATCATCCGTGTCTCTATATTTTTTATAATAATCAGAGTATAGTTTATTAAACAATAAATCAGGATCGGTATTACCAACTACCTTTGGTTTAACTATATCAAAATAAGATTGACTTTGCCCTTGTGTTGCTATTTTATAAACGTCTTTATCAGCGATATTAATTGTTGTTTGACTAACAATATCTTCTTTACCTAATAAAGGTTGAATAGATAATATTTTTTCAAATATGCTGTTACCATTTATTAACCTACCAGCATTAAATAATAATCTAAATCTACCATCGTTTATTGGGTTATATTGACCGTAAGGGACCTCAGAATGTGTATAATCTATTTCTTCAAATCTTTTTAATTTACAAGGAAAATCCAATGGTTGAATTGCAATATAAACTCTATCATTTTGTCTAAAAAATCCTTCATAAACAAAATTGTAAATTCTATCATCCGCCAAAGAACTACCAATAAATGTAAATTCTTGCTGATTATAGATCAAACCGTTTTGATCCACTAGTTTAATAATAACACTTTGTCTATTATTTCTTGTTAAATCAGCATCAAAATATAAATTGATATCAAATTTATAAAACCCAATATCTTTGATTAAATAATAAGGATTATTAGACTTTACCAAAGAAACGTCTTCAAGAGTATCAGCAAAACCTTCATTAATTGAAGTGATTGAAATAAAATTATCAATATTAGGTACTAAATCTAACTCATCAGTTAAAGTGTGAATTAGACTAGTATCATTAAGATTATAAAATGGTCCTATATTATCTGAATTTACTGGGTATAAACCATCAAACTCAGCTATAAGCTTATTATCAATAAACAACTTATCACCAACATATATATCATCAACTTTATATGTTGTATCAATTGTTAATCCACTAAAAATTTGATACGTATCTATTAATTTTGACAAATTAATTGATAAAGTATCATTCATTGGATTAAGGTTAATTTTATTAATATAAGCATAATCTATATGCATTAAAGGATCAGTTTTAACCCTTTTTGAATACTTATATGCTAAACCATTTCTATAAGGTGTTAATGTTGATCCTGTAGGTGTTGATACGCTACCAACAGCAGTTGTTGCTGTTATTTCATAGAAATTACCACTATAACTAACAACATCTCCTTTATAATAGGTAATACCATTAGACCATGTTTTGCTTCTTCTATATGGTACTAACCAATTATTATCTCTTAAATACTCACCATCAAGTGGTTTGGTTGTTCCTGTGTATGTACTATACCCATAATAATAAGGTTGTTTAATAACCCTATCTGTATTTGTATTATCGGTATAATATGCCACATCAGGTATAGTATATTGGGTATCTGATGACGTATATGACCCCGGTTCTAAATCTATTATGCTACCTGCTATATCAAAATAACATGTATGTGCTTTAGGTGGAGGGCAATCAAAATTAAATCCTAATTCAATGTAAGCTAAAGCTTTTGATATTGAATTTATAAAGAACTCTCTTTCAATATTTGTAGGATTAGGACAATCAGCAAACGTTATTGTATGTGAGTTAACATTTTTTGGTACAATATCAAATGCTGGTCTGTCATAATCAACTGTAACACCAGTTATGCCATTATACTTTTTGTATAACGTAACAGTACCTCCGGGTCTATTATACAATACATTAATTATAGTTATTTGTGAAGTAGTATTTAATTCGGTATCATTAGGTGTTAACAGATTATTATTTTCATCATAGTTATTAACAGTTCTAAGTCTGTATAGATTGCCTCTAGCCACAACAAACACACCGTATCTACCACCAACTGATTCTGATGTAAGTCCGGTAGCAACAACTAACGTATTGATATTACCACCAAAATCACTTTCAGTATAATCAGTTAAATTATCATATAGATAATATTTACCATCTCTCTCACATTCATCTTTAATACTGTAATATTTACCTCTGTAAAGGTTAAGGCTATTATCGATACCTTTATTACTTTCTTTTAATTGATTATAGATTGATAATGGTGTAGACAATGCCTTTGCGGTATCATATATTTTTCCACCATTAATCTCTATACTATTAGTACCCTGATTAACCCTTTTTAAAGTTTCATTAGTAAATTCTGATCCTTTATCAATACCAGCTTTATACTTATACTTATTATCAAGTAGATCTGAGTTTTTAACCTTTTTACCAGCGTTAAATATAGTTGTTGCAGGTATAACTTGTTTAATAAGTTGAACCCAATATGTATCAAACTGATTAATAAAATCAATACCTACACTATTACTAATATCTTTACCATAAGATTTTTTAAAATCATAATATAATTTTCTAAGTGTAGGATAAACAATAACTGTTTTTCTATTTCTTGGGTCAATAAAATTATTAAGACAATCTTTAATGAATTGCGAAAATGTTATATTAGTAGGATTAACACCATTTGTGTAAGATATACCGTAATTAGTATCAATAATAAGTCTATTACGTTTAAAATATCTATAAATTAAAAAATCAACAACCCTTTGTGAATTAAGATAGATCTCAACCTCTTTTGTATTAATTAATAATCTACTATCAATCACTTCATAAGAAGTATCTGAATCTGTGTCCTCATTAATGGTGGCAGATTCGGTGTAAACCCAAGATTTTTTATTATCAATAGTTTTGATAAGCTCAAAACCTTTTATACCGTCAAAATCCCTAAATTTGTCAAGATATGTCTTACCATTATCATAAGGTCCAATATTTTCTTTATCTATAACAATATAACCACCAGCTTCCTGATAAGCAACATCAGTTGGTGCAGATGGATAACCCTCTGAATCAAATGGGTATAACCCAACAAGATTAGCCGGATCATCTTCACCTAAAGCTTCCGCTATTTCTAAATACTTGTTATTAGCGTCTAATTTCGCTTCTGTTAAGTAGATATACTCATTAATGTCTATTATATAGTCAGGTATCCCGACGATCTCTAATAGGGCTTCTATGGCCTTTCTAGTACCTTTACTTTTGAATAGATATGCTGTATTCAATAATAACCTTCTCCACACCTCAATATCAAACTCTTGTGGTGTAATAGTATCTTCTAAAGGTTGACTTATGGTAAACAGACTTGTAACTATTGCATCATCATCATCTAATCTATTTGTGTCCCAACCTAATGTCTGAGCAAAGTTTTTAATTAACAAATCAGGTACATTATCTATTTTATCATAACTTACATTTCTCATGTAAGCAAGTGAATCGACATAAACTTTAACAGCATCAAATCCTCTACCATATAACTGCAAAACGTTTTCCATTTTACGATCTACGGTATCAAACTCTTTAAAGGCCTCAGTTGTTAATGTTCTACTAATTAAATCACTTTTAAAACTATCAAATGATTCAGCAATCGAATTTAATTCTAATACATATTCATCATATTTTGTTGTAAACACATCTAAGTTATAATCATCATATAACGGGAAATATAGTACCACAGGTTGTATTACGGACTTACCAGTGTCATCTGATACCGGTACATTAATTTTTGTTGCATATAGTTTATTTTGATTGTCAAAATTTAATAAAAATTTGGCAACATCACTTAATCCTTCATAAAACTTATTAACTATAGTTTTATTCGGTTTTAAATAAAACTTGGTGTTAACATTATTATCATTATCTTTTACATCTGCAAATGGGAACCCATTTACAGTTACTGATAAATTAGTACCAGATGTTCTTAATACTACATCAATAATATCATATTCTTGATCATTAAAAAATACAGTATAATTCGTATAGTATTTTGAAAAGTTCCTAATAATAGCACGGTCATCATAATCATTTAATGTTGTACCAGTAGTATTATATTCAATACCAAATGGATTTCTTATAGCATTTGAATTTATAGTAATAGTTGATGTATTATTATTTCTATTTTCAATATAAGAAACAACATTACGAATATTTTGACCCAAATACTCTATTTTAATCGCAGCCGGGAAGTTAGTAATGATTTCAACTAATCCATTTTTAATCCTCTCTTTTAATGAAGAAAATAATACAAATCTGCTAACATTACTAGTATCAACATTAAATTTAGGTTTTAATTTATCTTCAACATAATTAGATAAATTATTTGGTTGAACACCTAATGTGTTAGATATACTTTCTTGTGTATAAGATACTGGTGCATTAGTTTCTCCAGATACACTTGTCTGAATTACACTAATATCTTTAACTATACTAAAATTACCAAGAGTTAGAAATGGGTCTCCGCCAAATTCATTATTATTGGCAAATTGCATACCAACTAAACCACCACCAAATGTATCATTACCACTAGCTAAATTACCCCCCTTTGTTATTACAGTTCTAGTGACTTTTTCATATTCAGCAAAAGTAAAACATGGTACATAGCATAATGTACCATTAATATTATACTCTCTAAAACCATCTGATCCTAATTCTTTTGCCTTGTTTATTGCTTCTTCTTTACTTGAATATACAAAACGTAGTATAGGTGAATTTATTACTGCCATTTTATTAGTTTGGTAACGGTATGTTATCTAATGATTTACTTGAATCTATATCTGTTCTTATTCTTCTAACTTCATAATGACCGATATTTGGATCATCAATTTCATATAGATCATATTGTTTATAAATTGTACCATCAGTATTATAAAGTGTATAAATCCCATCTTTAAGTGACTTACTTTGTTCACCAAATAATGCTATTGATAGACTCTCAATATCAAAATCTACAACTTCAATCTCTTTAACTATTGGATTAAAACTAGTATTACTTAATATCACATTTTGTCCCTTTCTACCAATAAATGGTTGTGCTGTAGGTCTAAATGATGGTGCAGTATTTGGTGTAACTGTACAGAATAGTAAGCTACCAGTATTGTTATATGCGTATTTAATACCCTTTTGTGTGGTTCCATTACCAATTGATTGCGTTGCTTCACACAAAAAACTAGTAGTTACGATTTTATATAAACCCTCAATTTTTGAACCGTTATTATTTAGGTATTCAACTCTATACCCATCAAGACCATTATTTGTAAATTTACGAATAAAGTCTACTGGTGCTGAGTTTACATCAAAAACTAAACCTCTAATATCAGGAACATTAACTAATTCTCCACAATCAAGTATAGTAGTTCTTATCTGTGCTGGCCTGATATATATTGTGTATATACCTTTTTGATTAAAAACATCTTTTGGTAATGTTAAATTATATAACCCGCCTAATAGTTCTGATGTGTTACCACCAAGTTCTTGATTCGAATACAAAGGTCTAATTACCGTTGATCCAGAAAGTTTTTTTATCACTTGTTGTTCACCAGATGCTCTTGTCCTTGAGTATATGACAATAACCTCAATATCACTTGGGTTTACATCTGCTGGTCTTTTAAAACCGTAATTACCTAAACTCATAATATGCCGTTTTTATTTATCTTAAAAAACCCAAGACCAGTCTTTTTTAATTCCTGCAACGTCCTAGTTTTATTTAACTTACTTATTGATTCAAATACACTATTTGTACCTCTATCTATAAATACACTACTTTGTATTTTTGGTTCTTCTGCTATGCTGTCATATAACATATAAACCGGTTTAGTAATATAATCATCATTAGGTATAGCTTTATATATAACACGTTCATTAATTTCTTCATATAATATAGGATTTGATGTACCAACACCAATATAATACTTATAATAATAATTGTCATTAGTTACATCATAATTTTCTATTATAGCAACTAGATCGGTACCAGATATTAATATAGGTTTACCTAAATTAGTCCTATTAAAATTACCATTTAACTCATCCTGTGTTAAAATAGCACCGAGTTTTGAAGTAGTAACACCTGTAATATAATTTATATCTTGAGAGAATAATACTGTTAATCCTGTTAAATCTGAGTACACTGTCTGGTTAATAATGGTATTATCTAAATTAACTCTATTAATATACCCATCTGTATCAACATATACCCCATTAGCTGATATATTTTGATCTAATTGTAATAGATAGTTGATATCATTTTGTGTTTGTTCTATATTTAATGTCATATCAATGAAAAGTTAATAGCATCAGTTAGTTCTGTTATACTAGAATCATTTAAATCCTCAAATATTGCCTTATATACTATATTACATCTTAATGTAGAAGGTATATCAAAATTATATGAAAACAGTAAGTAATTAAAATAGGTTTTTACATCTAAATCTATAATTTCACTTGGCTCAATAATAGATTTAGTTTGATTTGTAACCATATTAACAACGACCGAGAAATCATTATCAAATAAACTTGATTGGTCTCTATTTGGAACTAGCCTATGGTAATATCTCATTAAGTTAATATAATCAGTTTTTATTTCGCTAATAGGTTTTAATGTTAATATAGCATTTTTTATTATATTTATACTTTGTGTATTAACACCTGTTAACTGCCCGTTAGTTGGATCTATATTTGCTAGACTTGCTATATACTGATCATATAATTGTTTATACTCATTCAAATTTTTAAGCCAAAATTTCCTATTCTGGATAAAATTAACATTTGGGTATTTATTAAATCTAAAAGTATAAGGAGTATTTTGATATGTTATACCATTTACAGTTAATCTAATACCGGTATTAGTGGCAACACTCTGACCTTTTGGTGTAGTATTTTGAGTAAGTTCTATTCTACCTATAGTACTAGAATTTCTACTTAAAATAACATACTTTATTGCAGTAGAGTTTAAAAGATAATCAGTGTATTGATTAAGAGTCTCAAATTTAGATTCGACCTCTCTTTTATATACCAATTCTTTATCAGCATCAGACCATTCTTTAGCAGGCTTTATATAAAATCCGCTTGAAACCATTGTCCCTGTATTTGTAAAATTAAATCCGGTATTAGATGCAAAAGTATTACCGCTAGAAATAAATCTTAAATCGGTAGGTATTTCTAATTCTCCATATTGATGACTTACATCATAAAAAAAATCATCAATATCGGCTTTACGCATTGCAACATAAGTTGGATTTGTATGTGTACCTAACACAACATTCATGAAACCATTATCATTTATTAAATCTACAAACTTGATATAGATATTATCTTCTGGGTAGTCTGGTAATCTTGAAGTTTCGTCCCCATACGCTAGTTTAATTGAAGCATATCTATTAAATTGATCTAATCTAGTTTTTTCAACAGTAACAAAAGATTGATTATTTAAAGTATTACCAGTTAAGTTTATAGTATCAAAATACAAATCTTTAAGTTTAAATTGTTTATTTGACTGGTTTTGTATTCTTATTTTACCTAAGTTACTCTCAATAGATAAATTCCCTCTATCATTGATTAAATCATATCTATTAAACTTAAAGTCTGATCCGAAAAAATATTTTAACTCATTGTTGGTAAATAATGAATATATTAATATCTTAAATACAGTATTAACTACATTAGCATTTTCATATATATTATTTCTAAACATTGTATCTAATAAACCATCTTCAAATAGTGTATTATTGATACTAATGTCTTTGTTTATACTATTATTTTTAACCATTGTACCAAAATATGATACTGGTACTGGTTGGGTTGGTCTAAATATGGGAACTTTTTTATCTGACCAATATGTATCAATCACTAGTTCAAATAAATCAATATCTGGTGTTTCTATTGTATAATCATTTCCATCAAATAATAACGTATCGTATTGTAATAAGGATTTATTCAAAACGATTTTAGAATACTCATATTTAACATTAAATTCATCATTTGAAATCACCCATCTTCTATTATTTGTACTAACGCTTGCTGGTATCATTGGGATACGTCTATTATTTGCGGCATCATAAAAATAATACTTAGCATACAACTCATCAAAACCAAATTTAGTAAATGATATAGAATAACCTTCTTTAGTTTTATCTAAATTGAATAAAGGTCTTAATGTTTTACTCTCACTTAATACTTCTGTATCACAATATCTCTCACTAACAGGTACCTTAGTGGTCATTATTAACTTCTGTCTTATAGGATCATTACTATCAAAGTATTCAATAATTAATCCACTTGCATACAAATAAGGCTTATCATTGTAATTATTAACCCACGTTGTTTGTTTAGATTTAAAAGGTATTGCAAACGATGAGTAATATATAGGTAAATCGGTAAATGTTGGTCTAGGTAGTGATATATCAGTAACAAAACTTTGCGAGATTAAACCACTATTAATAAGTACTTCACTAGGCAATAAATTAGTATTGTAAGGTCTTGGTATAGCATAATATTGATAATCTGTTATTAATGACTGTCTTTGTATAGTTAAAGCTAAATTATTAATATCACTTTTAAGTATTATATAATTACTATCAATAAACCTATCTAATGTGTCACCAGATATAAGCGGATTAAATGTATTGAAAAAAAATAGACAATAACTTATATTAGTGAATCTATTTTTAAATTCATACAACTCATTATCAGTAATCGGATTAACCGAAAATCCTACATTTTGATTTAAAAAATCAGTGTTATTTTCACTCTGATTAGATTTACCAATATCAGAGCTGACATCTATTACTAAATTAATATCTTTGTCTATCTTTAACATTTTACTCGCTTGTATTCACTAAAGTTATCATCAGTAAACAGTCCTGTATTATCAAATAGACCATTTATATAATCTCTAAAATTAAATATATATGATTGATTAATTCTTGTAGGCACATTTCTAATATTAACTAAATCATTATCATCATTAGTATTTAGTTTAGTATATCTCTTTTCTACATTAACGATAAACCTTATATCATTGTAAACATATAAAGCGTTGTTAATGAATGGATAATCTACGTTTGCTGCCGTTAATGGATCAACATAAGCATAATCTTTAACATCTCTCCATATATATCTACCATCATTAAGTAATGTTGCATAATATGGTGTTAGTTCCTGATTACTAGTGGTCTGCAATTCACCCAATAATCTAAGTTGTTTTATGTAAAATGGGTTATAATGATATAATACATCACCCAACATAAAACAGTGTTTTAAAGTGGTAAGTTCAGTTTCAACTTGTTCTAATACAGACCAAGAACATATTGAATGTATGTATTTCTGACCTATATATACACCATTAGTATTTTCTATATAATCACTACTAGTACTTTCAATAAACTCACTTAAATTAGATTTTATGCCGCCATTATACATAATACCAATAACAATATTTGTTATCGGATAACCTTTATGATTCAATAAGTTCTCAATATTAGTATCTATATCATTTACAAAATTATAAATTTCTGAATTGAAACAATTTTTACTAAATGAACATATATCATAATCAGGTATTATATCTATGACTTCTAATTGTTTAAAATAATACTGTATTAACTCACCATTTTTAACTTTTCTGAAATTTAGATCTGGTTTAAGTAGTTTAATAACATTTGGTCTATCTTCATATAATGCAGATAATTCACTATTCTTAAAACCTACATTACCTATCAATGTATCTGTAACCGTATAACCTGTTACGCTTTGTATAGCAGGCCTTGTATCTCTTAAATACACAATACCATTTGTATATTCATCAACCACATATAATCCAGATGATATTTCGCTATTTGTTGCATTTGTCACATAAAGCGTATCGCCAAATTCAACATCACATTCAAATAAGGGTTTAAAACATAACCTATTAGGTGTATCTATATTTAACTCATACGCAATCTTTGCTGGAATACCCTTTCTTAAATCAAATTCATTATTCGCTGTTTTTACATAAAGTTCTTCACCTGTTTCAACCAATACAACAATTGACCAATTATCTTTATTAAAAGACAATTTGGTTTTATCAATATTGATAGATGAATATATGTTATTATTAAGTAAAATAACGGGGTTTGTATTAATTATAGGATCAACTTTACCATATAATCTAAGATTATTAGTGGTATTTTTTTCTAACTGATATTGTTGAATACCAGATATGGTATAATAGTATTTATCATCTACCATTCGTTTTTCTGCTGATTCAACAGTTAATGGTAGAGATATATCACTTTTAATACCTATTGTTTTATCTAATCTCTCTTTCATTATTTAAAGTAGATGTTTTCTATGTCTATTAGTGAATTTGCCCCATCCCACATACCAAAATAATAGTATTTGCCATTATACATATTATTTTGTTTACCATAAGATGAATAGACAGTATTTGCAATTAGATCAGGTAAATCATTTGTAATATCCACAATTTCTATTTCTAATGCAGTTTTATAATTTCTAAAGTCACAACAATTAACAAATAATCCAACTGTTACAGTATCATTAAGTGCTTTGTTATACGGTGGGTGTACATTAAAAGAATTAGCCTCACTATTTTTACTTTTAGCCAAATCTCTTGAATATGGTGTACCCCTATAAACAACACTACCTGAATTATCGCCAAAATTAACAGTATCTAATTGGCCATATATATCAAGATTATTAGAAGTAAAATCGTTGCTATTAAATAATTCTTCAAATACTGGGCCTATATTTTTACCTACTGTACTTGATCCGCCTGCTATATCGCTACCAATACCATAAACAATCTCTTCTATTAACCCCGGAATTTTTAACCTATTTACATCAACAACATCATCAATAATTATAGAAAAATTTCTCAATACATTTCTAACTACAGTACCTCTAGCTGTATTAACAGAAATTCTAGGTAAAAAACATGAACCAATTACTTCCGTATCTCCAGTTATATTACTTACTGGATGTTGCCAAAATACTTTTTCAGATTTATTGGTATCAATTTTTGGTATATATGGGATATTTAACCCATTCTGATTTATGGTATTACCATGTGATTTGTATGAAGTTTTTATTGTATAAAACTTACGTCTGTTATTCAATATGTCGTATTCAAAACTACCCCAATAAGTGCCTAACCAACCGCCTATATTAGGGTCTCCTTCATTATTGGCAGGTATTCTAACACCAGATAATACTTGATGTTTAAATCCTCCCCAAGGTCTTCTGGTACCGTAATTAATCTTATCCGCCTCGTAAAACTCAAAACAATATGAACCTTTAGTTGGTACACCCAATGTTTTATTTTCAGTAGGTATTTTATCACCGTATTCATTAGTCATGTAATAATCACTATACATTGGTAAATTAATCTTGAATACTCCACTAGATTTTGGAAATCTATATGTACCAATTCTTTTTCTTGTACCAACAGTATTAGTATCATCCATTTTATAAATCACCACTTCTAATTCCTGAACAGGATAAAACCCACCGGCTATTCTACCATCTTTAGTTTCACCATAAACACTATTTGCTTCTATAACAGAATTTTCGTCCAATCCTGAGTCGTTATTAATGGTAAAATATGAACCATCAAAATTGTAACCTATGTATTCAGGGGATGATCCTATAAAACCGAAAAATGTTGCAGTTGGAATAAAAGTATAATCAATAGTAAAATTACATTCAGTAATACCTACGTTATTATTATCACCCCAAAAAGGTAAGACATTTAATTGTTTAACCTCTGTAAATATATTTGGCATCTTATCAATATCAACATTGACTTCTACCTCATAATCACCATTTCCGGTATAAATGAATCCCGGTATATTTGATACATCATCTAATGTTGAACCAGATATATTTGCAGATATGAAAGACTTTATTGAATTTATTGTCTCACCACCAGATAACTGATTAGCTAAATCACTTGCATTAATATTGAAACTATTTGTATCAAACAAATCAAAATCCATTCTAACTTGATGTGGGCCAACCGGTACGCCAAATATCATATAATCACCATTTTCGTTTGTCGTTGCAGTGAATTTATAATACTTGTTATATACTTCCTCCAATATAGGATAATTAACAAAATCATTCACATCAGGAAAGCTTCCTACGGCTCTATGTGATGCGTTTTTAGCGTTCCTAACCCTTGGTAGTAGATTATGTCTCAAACCATTAGGGAAAGCATCTGTAGGGCTTGTAAAGGGGTAATATTTGATAATATCGTTCCTTAACAAATCATCAGTTGTTATAGGTATGAAAACACTGACTTTTGCATTTTGCACACCAACACCATTTTTTAGTTTTATACTACCGGCAATTACACCTTCATTAGAGGATACTCGATTATAGACATCATCAGATGAAACAGCTAAAGATAAGACTTTGAGTTCATCAAAGTCTTGTTCTAAATTTAAACTAATGACATTATCGGTATTTAAATCATCTACCTTTAATACGATATTTTCTATGTCCATATTAGATTAAGTTATTACTAAGAGTAGTTGTTCTAACAATAATATCTCTTTGTGGATATCTAATTTGTAAAATTTGATTAGATTCACACTTTAAAATATTATTGCTAGTATTTACTTCCCTTGTAGTAGTATTATTTAAAGGTTGATTTATCGTGTTGCTGCTATATTGACCACCGACTTTATTATATACTTTAATAAAGTTAATGTTTTGTACGGTATCAATGTTTGATATAAGTCTAATTAATCTACCAAGATTATATGATCTACCAGTATCAATCTTTGAATTTTCAAACTCACTATTAATAAGATCAATTATTCTATTACTAGTTTCTATTTGAGTTGTATTATCAATCAATACACTCACTTCAAATCCTAAATCAATTACTTGTCCGGGTTTAATAAGTATGTAATCATTTAACATTCTATAATTTGATAAATATGCTCCCACATTTTCCATTACAGTAGATGTTACTTGATTGGAAATTTTGCCCTCATTATCATAAGATAGTAAGTTGACTTCTATTTTATTGTTTACTTGTCTTACACCTACTTTAGCTGGGGCACCAAAATCTTTTGGTAATGAAACCAATAACGCTTTATAATCATTTAATGTGACTGCTCTTTTTTGAGATGCAAAGTTATATGCAATCATATTTCTTAATTCTTCAATATCTAACTCTTCACCCCCACCAACTGCTGGAGTTACGTTTGTAACACTTAAAGAACCTTCAACAACGGCGTTTGTTCTAACATCACTACCATTTATTTCAATATATTTTGTACCAAATGAATTAATAACATTAACACCTACATTACTATTACTACCACCGCCTATTCTATACCTAATGTACATTGTGTGATTTTTAAATGGTGCTTCACCTAAACTACTATTATTCAATAACGACTGTAAATCAAATGTTCCACCATCAACAAAATCGTCAAGAATATCAAATCCTGAATTTGTTTGATTACCAAATGTTATTTTACATTGATTATTTGGTAAATATTTTTTGATATAACGTTTAGTTGTCTCTAACCACTTACCTGCTGGAATACCATTACTGTCAACGGCTTTACTTCTATCTCTAACAAAAACACTTTTTTGTGCTAAGGCATCAACTTCATACCACAAATAATTCTCATTTGAAAAATCATTAATAGATGGTTGAGATGATAAGTTTGTGCCGGGCTTCATTATTACGCTTTGTACAGATAATACGTTATCATCTGGTAAAATAAGAGAATAAAACGGTTTAACATCTGCATTACCAAAAACCTGTGTAAATACTTTGCTAATACCGGCTATTACTATACCCGTTTTAGTTAATCTATATGCCACAATAATCCCATTTGATGTAATAGGAGTTTTTGTTCTATCTAATACACCTGATATATTGAATGGTGAGGAAAAATCCACGTCATATAATAACTCGTAACTATTATTACCACCTAATACTTGAGTACCTGCTTTAAGTATTGGCATATACGAAGGGTCAGCATCGTCACCAAATGCTGGTACTTGAACTGTAAACTGACATATAGCAATGCTTGCTGATTTATTTGGTAAGCTTAACCCATAAGTTTCAGCTAATCTATACAATGATTCCCTTTTTTGAGCAGTATATAAAAATACCTCATTAACGGATCTATCAATACCATGATTTAAAGTATCAGCAATACCAGCATTTAAATCAGCTAATACTGACATTATTGATCCATCATTGAAATTATTGATTAGATCTGGGTAATAATTTTTTATGTAATTATACTGTTCTTCTTTAAGTGATTTAAAATCCCTAACAGCATAAGATAATGTTCTTGCCATTTTATAGTTCTATTGTTATATTGTCGTTATATTCAAATGTATTATCTGTGAATAGATAATTTATTGATACTATTAATGTACTTCTATTTTCATCCTTTTCATAATTAACCCCTTTAATTTTAACATTAGGGATATAATTTTCAACATCATATATTTCTTGAGTGACCTCCTGTCTCATAATCTCATCATTTTGATCAAATAATAGATATTTAAGCCTAGTACCAAATTCTGGATACATATATCTTGATCCTTTATCTGTCATAAAATAATGTATAAGCATGGTTTTAGTTTCCTCAATCGGAGAGGTTGTCAATTTGAAATAATCACCATTTTGTGAATCCTCAAATGGGAATGATATGCCGTATGTAGTTTTTCTAACACTCATAATACCAATTTATATTAAATAGAACAAAAAAGAAAGGCCCCAATTGGGGCCCTTTTTTACGCTGAACATCCTTCACATTCAAAATAACTATTTTCAGGTTTAGGTGGTAATAAACTTTCACTAAATTCATGTCTTTCATCTACTACCTCTTTAACAAATTTAGGTTTATCTCCCATATCTGATAATTTAACTGCCAAATATGTTGGAGTACTATCAACAGCTTGTGTTTTATAGTAGTAACACAATGTTTTAAGTCCTAACTTATGTCCTAATAATAACGCACTTGTCATTTTTGAAATAGTATTATTAGCCATATAGATATTCATTGACTGTGATTGGTCTACAAATGGTCCTCTATCAGCAGCCATCTCAATAAGCGATTTTTGTTTAATGTTCCAAATAGTTCTATACTTATCAATCAAATGATTAACTTTATCCACAATAAATTGATTACTCAAATCAAGATATTGCTCATAAGGTAATTTAGAAATATCACCCTTATTGATAATAAGAGTATCTTTAACATGTTGATTCCAAATACCTAATGCTGATAAATCATCAATGACATATTTAGATACAATTGTAAATTCACCACCAATAACTTTTCTATTATATACATTACTAAACTGTGGTTCAACCATTTCATTAGAACCAGTAATTTTAGCAGATGATGCAACTGGCATTACAGCAGTAAACAAACTATTACATATACCATGTTTAATAACGCTTGATTTAAGCTCGTCCCATTTATCTTTACCTAATTTCAAGTTAGAATGATCATAACCCCACAAATCAAATTGGAATTTACCCTCTGACATAGGAGAACCTTTAAAATATTTATATGGTTCATATTGACCATTAATCACTAATTCATTAGAACCTTGAATTGCGGCAAAATAAATATTCTCAAAAATCTCTTTATTTAGCTCCCTTGCTTCCGGTGAATCAAAAACATAATCAAACATAAAGAATACGTCTGCTAATCCTTGTACACCAATAGCTAATGCTCTTTGATTAAGACCGCCAATTCTACCTTTTTCAGTAGAATAGTCATTAATATCAATAGCACGATTAAGCATTTTTACTGTTGTTTTAACAGCATTTCTCATTTCCTCAAAGTCAAAATAAACCTTATTATTATCTTTTTTAACAAAGTTTTTAAGAACCATAGAAGATAATGTACATTGAGCAGTTTCATCTGGTGTTGCAACCTCAAAAATTTCAGCACACAAGTTTGACATTATAAGTGGACCAATATTAGATTGATTAGACTTATAGTTAGCATTATCTTTTGATAAGATATAAGGCACACCAGTTTCAGTATGCGCTTTATAAATCTCTTTCCATAAATCTTGTGCTTTAATTTTTTCACCTAACCCTAATTCAATGGCTTTATCATAAACACGGTTAAACTCATCACCGTAAATTTTATGTAAAGCAGGTAAACCAGCGTCTTCAATATCTTTAGGACACATTAAATACCAATCTGCATCATTTTCAACAGCCTCAAAGAACCTAGATGGACACCACAATGCCAAAAATGTATCTCTCGCTCTAAGTTCATCTTTACCGGTCTGACTTCTAATATGGATAATGTCAAAAATATCTTTATGCCAAGGCTCAACATAAATTGCAGCAGCGCCCGGTCTTCTACCTTGTTGATTAAAGAACCTTAGATTTTCATTAACCATCTTAATGTATTTTAATAGACCACCAGCATTACCACCACTTGATTTAATTTTAGTTTTAGCTGATCTAACATTTGAAACACACAAACCAATACCAGCAGCATTACTAGAATAATCACAAATATCACCCATAGTTTCAATAATACCACGTCTTGAGTCCTCTTTATTCTCAATTAAGGTACATGAAATTAACTGAGGGTAAAATTTACCTGAGTTAATCATAATAGGTGTTGCTGCTGATATTTGTTGATTTGACAAATAATTATACAAAATCTTAATTTCATCTAAAGTATCTGCAAGCCATGTAGCCACTCTTAAATACATGTATTGTGGTCTTTCTATTAGTTTACCAGTATTGTCTTTAAGCAAATACACTTGTTTAAGCGATTCTACTGCAAAATAATCATACAACTCATCTTTGGTTAAATCAATGATATTATCAATCTCTTTACCGATAGATTTAACTTTATTGATATATTCAGGGTGTAGAATATTTTTACCATCTAAAGATACTGTTAAATCATAAAAACTCGGATTAGTGTCTTTATATAAAGAAGTTAATGCTATACTCGCAGCAAACTTTGCATAATCTGGATGGGTTGTTACCATTGAATTGGCTATTCTAGCCAATTCACCATCTATTTGACTTGTAGATACTGACAAATCATCTGTTGGTAATGATGTGATAACTTTGACAAACAATGATGCCGTATCTACATTTAATCCTTTGGCAGCAGCCCTAATCCTCTTATCAATTTTAGATGGGTCAAAGTTTACTGTTTTACTGTTACGTTTAATTATTTTCATTTTTGTTACTGTTTATTAAAAATCTTCGTTAAACTGAATTATTTCATTGGTTTTTGCTTTTTGATATTCCGCTGGTCTTGCTTCAAAGAAATTAGTTTTTGTTTCAACTGCAATACCGTTCATAAAATCAAATGGTTGTGTAACATTAAATTGTTTTTCCACACCTAGTTTATGAAGTAATTCATCAACAATAAATTCCAAATACCTTTTCATTAGATCAGCATTCATACCAATTAATGATACTGGTAAAGACTCAGTTATAAATTCTTTTTCAATTTCAAGTGCAGATAAAAAGATTTCTTTAATTCTATCTCTTGAAGGTTTGTTTGTTACATGATTATTAAAAAGATGTAATGCAAATTCACAATGTAAATTCTCATCTTTAAAAATAAACTGATTTGCTTGAGATAGCCCCGGCATTAAACCTTTACTTTTTAACCAAAAAATAGAAGCAAACGAACCAGCAAAAAATATACCTTCAACCGCAGCAAAAGCCAAAAGTCTCTCAGCAAATGAATCACTTTTAATCCATTTAAGTGCCCAATCAGCCTTTTTCTTAACAATAGGATTAGTTTCAATGGCATTAAAACATTCAAGTTTTTCTTCATGTCTTTTTATATAAGTATCAATTAATAATGAATACATGTGGCTATGAATATTCTCCATCATTAACTGAAATCCATAAAAGAATTTAGCCTCTGGATATTGTACTTCATTTAAAAAGTTCATAGCCAAATTTTCATTTACTATACCATCACTCGCAGCAAAAAATGATAGTATATTCTTAATGAAATATCTTGAATTTTCATCCAACGAATTCCAATCATTAAGATCATTTGATAATTCAACTTCTTCTGCTGTCCAATAGGCAGATTGATGTTTCTGATAGAAATCAAAAATATCTTGATGTTCTATTGGGAAAATTACAAACCTGCCCGGATTTTCAATCAAAATCGGTTCCATACGTTATTTGTTTTGTTTAGTTTATTTTTATAGGTAAGTTTAAATAGCTGCTTGAACTTTAATTTGACTAGTAGTTTCCTCAAATTCTTTTAACTGTTTTTCTTTTTCTTGTTTCTGTAATAAATATTTTGCCATAGCTTTAGCACGTGTATCTTGTTCAGTATTTTTCTTATGATCACTAGCTGATGTTGGGTTAATTGGTTTATCAAAACCATCAATAGAAAATGTTTTACCTAAATCTACTTTACATCTTTCATTATCAAATATAACACCTCTAAATTCTACACCATCTTTACCATCTCTATTTTTTGAAATAAACATATTACCAGTTTTTTGATCTCTATCACTTTGAGTTTTGGCAATAGTTAATATAACGTGGGCGGCTTGTGCCTTTTTAATTGAACCGCCAATTTGTTCAATACCTACAGTATCTTTATCAACTGATGATCTACCACCTTGAGTTGCCGCCCATAAAGCAACATTCTCATCACTAGCCATACTTTCCATGCTTCTAATAAGTCTGCCTTCATTATGGTTAACATCAGCAGATCTTTGAGCATAATCAACATCCATACAATCAAGATAGTCAATAATCACTAAATCGATTTTAGGGTTTTTAGCATTAATCTTCTTTATCTCTTTTCTAAGAATAGAAGGTGTAGTTGAACCATCACTTGAATACCTAATTGTATGTAATTTATTAGGTCTATTTTTAAGATCCTTTGTTTCCTCTAATACTTTATCCTTAATTAACAATAACTCTTCATCTGACGCTTGATAAATTGATTTAAGATACTTACTTTTCATTTGCCTTACTGTATCTTCAAAAATGATATGAAGTACGTTATAACCAGCAAGAAAAGCATTTATAGCAAATATAGTAAATAATGTGGTTTTACCGGTACCAGTTGGTGCTATAAGCAAACCCAATGTACCTTTATTTAAACCACCATTTTTTAAACATCTATCAAGTTCTGGTAAACCTGTGGGAATTGGTTCACTAAATTGTTCATCAAATATATCCTCTACGTTATTATAGAAGTTAAATGCTTCTGTATCTTCTTTAAATGTGATAGCATCTTTTATTTGAGCCTCAATTAAATTATAATCAATAGCACCTTTTTTTAGTTTACCTTGAATATCATTTATTACATTTGTAACTCTTTTAAGTTTACAAAATTCAAGAGCAGTTTCTTGTACATTATAATTAATATCAGTTATTGATTTGATATTCTGTAATGTCTCTAATAACTGATCTCTAAATGCATCATTATCTTCTGTATTTAATCTAACCTCTGTATCTAATACAGAAAAGGATGGTGCTACTTCATGCTTAACATAATATCTTTTAATCAGTAAAACAAGTTTTGCAAGAGCCTCCCTTGGGAAGAAAGAAGGCTCTATTATTTCAATAATTTTTTCTGCAAACTTACTATCAGTTAAAATCTCATTTATAAGCTGTAATTGGTATTCGGCACCTAAATGTGAAAAATCTTTATTAGTTATTTGCATTTTTATTCTTATTTATACCCTGTTTTTTTACTAAAATTCTTTGAAAATCTCTGATAAATTCTTTAGTTAAATGTCTAATGTTAACATTGTTTCTAACTGTTGCAGGATAATTTGTTGCATCCCAAGTTTCTCTAAAAAATACTTTAACATCTTTATTATCCTCACTAGTTTCACTTAATGTATAACTAAAATTATCATTCTTATTAGCAGTAATCATGTCGTATTCCGGATTCAAATAATATTCCTTATGGAAAGCAAATGCATGGACTACTGTCTGTTCTTTTAAATACCTCTTAATCATGTCTACATGTTCTAAACCAAGATAAACTAAGTCAATACCCTTTGACGATTTCTCATTATAAACCAAGACACCCTTACCAGTATCTTCTGCTGTGCCTACAATAAAATCACGCCTAACCGCAATATTGTTGTTTCTATATAAAGTGATAGTTAAACGTTTTTGGGTCTTAGGATTAAAAGGATACTCTGTTTTTGTTTGTTGTTCTGTTGTTTGCATACTTATTACGCATTTATAGTTAAAGATTTGTTTTAGCAAGATAAGAGTTGTACTTCCTCTTTTCTGTATTTACAATATTAAGAAAAGGATTCCAGAATTCCAAAAAATATTCATCTTTTCTTGAAAATAATACTCCGATACCGTAAGTAGCAAACGTACTTATTACCCCTTCTACACCAGATCTACCTTCTGGATTTAAAACACCATTTATGGCTTCATTAATTTCGGTTATTAATTCCTCTGGTGAATATGGTTCTCTAAGATCAATGATGGTTTTCATAACATGGTAATAATCATCACCTGTTGGTCCCCATTTAGCTGTACCTTCTACAATAGTCCTGATTTTATTACTCTTAGGATTTTCATCTAATAACTGTTTAGCCCTTTCTCTAACCCAATCTAATGTGATTGGATTATCTATGATTTCTGGAAAAAGTTTTAGTACTGTATCAGGTCCTATATTTTGTAATCCAGCTATATTATCTGACTTATCGCCTGCTAATATCTTAATTAACCCAACGTTTTCATGGTGATATTTAAAGTAACTTTTAAAATTAATAAAATTTACTAAAATCTTCTTACCCCACAAATATACTTTGGTATTAACATCTATTAACTGAGTTAAATCCATATCATTGGTACATATAGTTTTAATCTCATTTGGTGCCATCTTACAATATAAAGCTATTGCATCATCAGCCTCACAACCATATACTTCAACCTGTCTTATAAACAGGTCTTCATTACAGTTTTTAACTAATAAACGCTTATTCATAAGATCAGTTTCAAGGTATTGATCTAATTCACTAGTAACTCTATCGCTTTTATATTTTGAATAGTAATTCTGTCTATATTTTTTAGAGTCTTCTCCTTCCCAAAATACAACAACTTTATTAAACAAGTCTGTTTCATATATTTTACGAATTTGATTATAAAAGTTATATACAGTTGCTATTCTACCGTTTTTAGTTACAGTATCCTTAGTACCATAAAAACCCTGCTTAAGTAGGCTTTCACCGTCAATAAGCAAGGTTTTTTGTTCTTTAACTACCCTCTTTTTATTTGAATTGATTAGGCTCATTCTTCGTAAATTTCTCCTGTATCAGTGTTAACAATTTCGTTTTCTTCTAATTCAATATCTTCAAGACTTGTAACATCTAACTCTTTTTTCCAATAATCAGAATATTTCTTTTTATACTCTTCAATTGCTTCTTTAGTATCATCAATATAACCGTGAGGTACCGAGATTATTTTAACATCATTAAAACTTTTACCGTTAATGTGATCCTTATCTAATGTAATTTTAGTCTTATGACCAAATAACACTTTTCTACCACCTTTAACTGCATCAATTTTTGTTTTGCTTGAGTGAGTTGTTGCACCAAATTTAAGTACCATACTAGAATGAGTATAGATTGCTTCACCACCTTTTGGTTTTAATACAGGCTGTGCCATATATGTTTGTGGCGTAAATACCCAACATTGGTTAATAATTAACATTGTTGAGTAATAAGGGCATTCCTCTTTTCTTGTACGAGTAATTTTATGGTGTAAATTTAATCCTACAATATCAGAAAGTTTTGATGCTGTATGTTGTTTACCCCCTTTACCTTCATAAGTCATTTGACAAGGGATTGTACCAATAGAATCTGTACAAAAGAATAAATTGAAAGGTTCTGGTGATTTTTCTTGTTGTTTTAATAAATCATTAATAAACTCACCCCACTCTTCAACAGTATTCAAATCATCTCTATAAATAAAATTACCTTCCCATGACCCGTCTTCGTTTTGGTGAATTGGAGCACCAACTAGTTTTAATCTATTAAAGTCCCACTTACCTTCTGTAATCATTATGACAGGAATATCTCCCATCTCCATAGCACTTTTAATAGCAAGCAACATTGATGTAGTTTTACCTGTATCAGAGTGTCCTATGATTTGGGTAATATGACCCCTTGGGATACCATTAATACCTAATTTAGACATAGATGGGCCCAAGTTATAGTAAGAAGTCTCTTTAAATTTTGTAGAGCTTGAATTATCTTTTATTAGTTTTTTAATGTCAAATGTTTTTTTATCTTTAACAGCCATTGTTAAACTTAATTAGAAAAATGTGGGCAGTATTAAACTGCCCACTTATTTTACCGATTTACCTTAGAAAGGCATATCGTCATCTGCAACATCTGCTTCACTGTCATCTTCATCTACAACAGGTTCCGGCTGTTTAGTTTTTTTAGCAGGTTTACCAACAGTAGCAGTAGTTTTTTGTGCCGCAACACTTGGTGCAACAATATTAATACCTACAGTAGCATCTTCATCATCTTGCGTTTCCAAATACATACCAGCATTAGCATCAACATATTTAGATAATTCCTTATCCCATGTTGGTACACCACCAGATGCAACAATTTCAAGATATTCAATAGGTTTAATAGGGAATGCTGTTCTTACAGTTTTAGAGTCTGATAACCATTCTTCCATCTGTTCTACAGTTGAGGCAAGAGGTTTAGGTTTACTAAATCTGGTTGCAGTTACATCATCAAAAACTGTATTACCAATCTTTGCCTTATTAACAGTCAATTCAATATCAAATCCGGTTTCAGGATGTAAAAAATTACAATTTTCACCATCTCTAATCAACCTTTCGATTTCATTCATAATCAAATCGAATGCACATCTGTCTTTCTTTTTGATCCTCCAAAATTTAGGACCATCAGCTTCATTAGCTCTATCAATAATTCTCAAAATATGGAATTCTTTAGCCTTGAATTGTTTAGCTAAATCACCAGCAGCTTGATCACCATTTTTATCAAATGCCTGTTTTAACTCAGCATAGACATTATATAATGGAGATAGACCATCTCTTTTTGGGCTGTTTAGTCTTGGGTCGTAGAGTTTTACTCGTTGTTTTTTACCATCTTTGTCTTGGACTTCAACTTCATGATACCACTCACTGGTAAACCATTCTGTTGAATCTGCTGAAATTGGAAGTACCCTAATGTTGATAAAGGCGCTTTTTTGTCCCGCTGGGATGGTCGGTCTAAAATACATTTTTAGACGATCTTCGTTACTCATTGTGCCTTTCGGCTTTGATTGCCAGTCTCTCTGGTCTTTGTAGTCTTGCACTGAGCCTGCAATGTCAATTGATTTGTACTTGTCTAAAATACTCATGATACGTAAATTGTTTAAGTGTACGAAATTATTTATAAACGTAAGTCTAGCTAGAACTTTAAGTTTCTTTTACAAATATAAAAGGATTTTACGAAAAAACCAAATAGGTTAGTAACTTTTTTTTCTGTGTTTTGTGCCGTATAGTAAAACAGCAGCAGCATCAGCCTGTAAGCCCTGTCCTATTGGAGATGTTGTTCCTGTAAATGAAGTAACAAGATTAGAAGCATTAACAAGTTTCATGCTAACTAACTCTACTTCACTACACTCCATAAAAATAGATTGATTAGCAACTAAATTATGATCAACTCCGTCTATTCTTACTGTTACAATATCTAATGGTCCAATAAGCGGAACAAATGTTCCATATTTAATAACATATTCATCATTATCTTCTGCTGTAACACCAGTAACAGTTTGTAATGTTGCACCTGTTAAAAATGATAATCTATTGATTACCTGTTCAAATTCAAAATTCATCATAACTATTAACCAGTGATTTCGTTTCTAATTTTGTTTATGTTCTGGAATTGTCTAACAAAAGCATTTAAGTCTTCTACTGACATATTTTCAAATGGATTACCAGAATTTTGTTTTACAGGTTCAAATTGAACTTGTTTACCTTGAATGTCTTGTACAGTTCTTGGTGCATTACCGTTTTTAAAATCCTTATCAGTTACTGTAAATGGATAAGAAGATGCTAATGTACTTCTTAATTTTTCATCTTCTGTCGGAGGTCTCATTTTATTAACCTCAGCAGTTAACGACTGTAATGTATTAGTAACATCTTTAATAAAACCGGTAATATCATTACTTACTTTAACAGTGTTATTATTAATGGTTTCTAAATCTTTATATACTTTACTGAATCTATTATCAATGTTAACCATTTTATCTTTTAATTCAGTAGTACTTGTAACTAATTCAGTAACATCAATTTCTTCTGTACCAGCATCACCATCCATACCATTATCCATAGGAGGCAAATCATTACCAGAATCAGGGATGCCACCCATATCAGGTGCAGGTAAATTGTTATCTTCCGGTTTAGGTTCTGATACAGGACTGTCAGGTACTAATCCTTTATCAGTAGGTGCTGGTAATTCATTATTATCCTGTTTAGGTTCTTCTGGTTGATCCAGTTGAGCCATAGCAGGATCTGGTGTCATTACATTAGCATCAATATTACCACCTTTATTTTCATCTTCAAAAAATCTATATGGAATACCTTCGTTCAATATCTCTTTGAACCTAGTAAGATGGTCTTTTTTTGGTTTAAAATCTAACACACTTTCGTTTAAAGATGATAACTCATTTTTCGATTCATCAACATTATAAACGACGTTTTCACTCAATTTTCCAATTGATTTTTGAAACCTTTTAAATGCTTTAGGGTTTGAGATATTTACTGTTTTTTCCATTAAAGAAAACTTTTAGATGAGTTGCTTATAGGTAATTCTTCGGTCAAAAGCTCTTTACCGTCTTTGGTATATAGAGGCTTTTCTAAAAGATTGTCATATTGAATAAGACCATCTTTAGGATCAATCACTTTTTTTTGTGACTCCTCTTTTGCTTTTTTTAACTTATCATTGAAGCTATCAATGATAGATTTATTTAAGTTATCTAAATTACTCATAATAGATGTTTATTGTAAATAGTCAATTATGTAAAAGAATTATACCATAGTTTCCTTAATAAAATTATTATAGGCTAATGTATTATTAAAATACCGCTTTAATGCTTTATTAACTTTACGTTTAAAATCACCAAATGTTGTTTTACCAACTTTATTATATAAAGGTTTATTTAAACGTTTATATAGCGTAGGATCTTTTTCAGTACCATCTGGTAGGATAATACTTTCATCATCTCTACCATTTAGTCTACTATATAAAATTGGTAAAAATGTGTATGCATATAAATGATAAAAAGTAGGGAACCCTTTTGTAGCTGCATTAAAATATTTATACACATAATCTAATTGTTCAGTACCCTTCATATTAGCCAACTCAGTTGTGTTTGTGCCGAGATTTTTAGCAGTAGATTTAACAAATTGTATTAAACCTACAGCTTTTATGCTATTTATAATCCTAGTATTTATACCAGATTCTATCATCATAATTTGCATCAACCAATTAGGATTAATTTTAAGGTCAGATGCTACCTGTAACACCTTCAACTTAAACTCTTCCGGATCATCGTTTATTGAAGCTTGTGTTATTCTTTCCTCAAAAACAAGTCTTACATCATTAACACTAGCTCTAATACTAGGTAATGTTTTAACTTGAGCTTGTGGTTCAATATTTACAGTATCAGGTGTAATAGTCGCCGAATTATTATTTATAATAGGTGCAGGAGGTGTAACAACTGTATTGTTATTAGTCGGTGTTTGTGTAGGTGTTTGTGTAGGTGTTTGTACATTAGATAACTTAATAGGTACTTTTATAATTGCCGACTTTCCGGTTTTAGTGAATACAGTAACAAAATTAGTATTAACATTATCATAAGGCAATAATGAATTTGTTTTACCGGTATTTTCTTCGCTATATGTAACCGCTTTCTCTAAGATATCAACGAGATATTTTATGATGGTATTCCTATTATCAGCAAAAGACATTATAGGTTGTCTAACACCCTTAAATGTAGTAGTACCACTATTACCTTGAATTTCATGTTTTATATTTGTTATCCAATAACTACCATAGAATATAGGTACATTCTTAAGATAAAAATATGATAATGGTTGTATAGTCATATTAAGCATAGACGTAACCTGTGCTGTATATGATCTACTTTGAATGATATTAAATAAGTTATTACTAGAAACAATTGCCTTGGTTTCAGCAGTATTACTCACCATATTCACAAATGATTTTATAGATTCCTCTGTGTTTGTAAATTCTGACGTACTGACTGTTATGTTTTTAAACATACTTTGGTTTTTATTGGCAAAATCAACAATAAAAGATGATACATAACCATCCCCATCTAATATATCTGTCGGTATTTTACCTTTTGGATCATCAATTACTTTAATTACATTATCTGTTGTATCAATATCCATACAAAACGTATTCATCGGATTATATAATATGTTACTATTAGATTCAGATGTTAATGAAGCTAATTGAAATACCAAAGATGGTGTATTATCAATCCTTGCTAATGTAGTATGTTGACCAAATAACTTATTTGCATATTCTTGCGGAGTTTCATTCCCTATTGCCGATGTAAAATTAGCATAGGTTGAAATGGTGTGCATTAAAAATTTATTATTCTTGGCTATATTAGATAATAATCCAAAATACGTTGTTTTAGTTAATGTCTCAACATTAAATGTATTATCAACCTTAATATTAAGTATTGATTTTAAATCTACCAAATCCACATACATTTTATGACCAATGTCGTTGTTACCTTTATCTACTATTTTTAATGTATTGTAAAAGAACCCGCTCTTTTTAACACCACCAATATTTGTATTACAGTAAGCGTCTAAATTAAATGCATAAAACAAATCCCTAGATAATATGTCATCAACATTGGTATTAATAGGTATATTATCACCAAGTTTCAAATATGTACGCTCACTATCCAAACCAAAAGATATATATCTATCATGTATATCTTTTAAATTATAATAGGTATCAGCTTTAAATTTAACAATATCATTATTTGAATTATTACCTAAAATAAACGATTCGCTATTAGAATTTGTGTACTGTAATAGTTTTAACTTAAGTTTATTTAACGAATAACGAATTAACTTATGTGTATTAATTATATGATTATTAATCAAATTGTTTCTAGCAGCAATTTTATCAGATTCTAATTGAGTAATATAATTAAATGATATAGAATTACTGTTAAATCTACTACCAGTTGATAGAGTATAAGGTATCATTTTACTATCCCTAATACCACTTAAAGTAATATCATTGACATAAGGTGACTGTTCTTTTAACTTATCAAATAAGTTAACATTAATGCCGTTCATATCAAATGTCCCAATTAAACTAGTCGCAAATTCTGTATCATTTGAAACATTATACAAAATATTTGGTAAAAATGGTAATTTATAAAAGTCATTATCTAAATCTATAAATTCGTCATTTCTTACAATAATAAACTGAGATATGTATTCTTGAATTACTTTGTTATACCTATTATTTTGTGCTGATGCTAGGCTGACATTGATTAATCTCCCTAACTTATATACACGCATGTATTCAGCATAATTACTCTCATTAGCAACTATGATGGAAAATAAATCATCTTTCGTATAACTTATAGTACCTATAGGTGTTATAATTTCTTCTATATCATCATAACCAACTGTCATTATCAATGATAATATTTTATCAACTGTTAATGTATATTCGGTATAATTAAAATTAGAAATGGTATCAAGTAAATTAAGTTTAGTTAACAACAAGTCTGTTGTAATTTTTCCAGACGCTACTTTAGTGTTTGATATATTCTTTAACTCACCCCTTGATATTGATATACTTGGTTTATCATTTGCAAGATTATCAAACCATAAAAATTTTGAATATACTGTTGGAGTATTAGTAGTAATATTAGGCAATATGCTGCTTATATTTAAGTTTATACCACCAAATGATGGTAATAATAATATATTACCGGTTTGATCTATATTCCACTTTTTAGTATCAAAAAGTTCTTCGGTATATAACCTCTTTTTATATTCCCAATGTTTATTAAGAAACACTCTAGCATCTGTTGTAGAAACTGGTCTATTTAGTTGACTTCTAGGTGTCTTTTGTGTTTTATTTGGTTCAAGTAAATAATTAGTAATATACCATATAATTTTTGGGTAATTACTTAATGCACTATCATTGCATTTATTATTGTTTAATTCATCTATTATTTGATTATATTCAGAATCTGATATATTACCTTGAATATAATCAGCCTTTAATTTACAATACATAATAAATACGCTTTGTAAATTAGAATCTTTATGACTTAATAATTTATCCCTGCTAGAGTTAGCATATAGTAATGTTAATCTATCATTAAAATCTTTAATAAAAGTAGAGTAATTCTGTATGAATTTATAACTATATCCTCCCAAAACATAAGCACCATATAATTTCTCTGCATATATATTAATACTTTCGGCATCAAAATTTGGTATTTTAACCAATAACTTTCTTAAAGCTGATAGTGTAATGTCTTCATATAAATTCTCTTTGGCAAAATCTATAGCTATATTAGGTAATGAAACATCTGAGTTGCTTGATACTCTAATATCATTTAATAACCTATTTATCTCATCTTTATCAACATTTTCTGTTAATAATTCTTCAAGTGTTTTTGATGAAAGCCTAAATTCTGTAGTATCATCGGTTAATACTCTGTCAGTTAAAGTATCAAATGCGAGTTTTAATTTTAACGCTAAAGAAAGAGGTATTTTAATATAGCCGGTATTACTTAAAAACATTTTAACAAACTCTTGGTCATTAAAGTTAATAGTAGCTTCCGGTAAAATATAAGGTAACACTTTTTTTACCCCTTTGTATGAAAAAGAGTTATTTAATGAATTATTATTAGTCTCACCCAAATAAAGTTTTTCTCTATGTGAAACACTTTCACTGCTTCTATCTATGACATCATCATCTAATAGAATAAAATTTTCAAATATAGGACTAATACTTTTTATAAATTCACTATGTGTTAGCATTACTTAATTAAACTAGTATAATTACTTAAACCTTTAAAAGCATCTTCAACAAATAATGCTTTATAAGTTATATTATTTTCTGATAAATTATGAGTTGTGGGTATAAAAACTCCGCTATTCGCAATATTAAATATTTGCTGATTTAATATACCGTCACTTATATCTAGTTGTATGATATCTTTTATAACACCATTTATTGATTTACTAATATCCGGTTTATTATAGTTAACACTATCTACTAAATTATTAAGATTAGCATAACTTTCAATCTTATTTTTAAAATCAAAACTTATGTTTAACAGTTTAGAGTATAAATCATTACCAGTTAAATTATACTTAACATATATTTTATTTAATTCAGTTCTTTGTTGAATATAATCAGTTGATTTACTAAATACATCTCTAAATTCTTTTACTATACTAGGCATTTTATCACCGACTTTAACTGAAAAATATTCTTTTATAGAAGTTAATGCGTCACCATTTGAATTAGGTCTATTAATAATGTCAATCATCTTACTGATAGTAGAATATATAGCATTTTTATCAGACTTATCTATTTTATATTCTAATAACTGTATTTGAAAATCAATAAAACTTTGTGCAATATTGTCTAAAACATCATCATTAAGGTTATTTTCTAATAATGAGTAACCCTTTGAAGTAAAGTAAATATACATATCAAGTATTATTTCGGCCAAAATATCCTCTTCATTGTTTGATATGAATTTATCCTTTGGTGCTTTATTAGGATCTAAATGGCCTGTTAATATTTGAGAGATACCAAGTTGATCAGCCATTTCGGGGCTAATTCTATCTTTTATAACTTGTATTGATCTATATATTTCATCAATAAAATATACCTCAGCCCATTTAACATTTCTTTGATCTTCTCCGGGATATATTTTAGAAGGTGTACCATTATTATCTTTATAATAATTTGGGAATGGGTATAAGTTCTTACCATTAATAGTATCAAAAGCATATTGCTTAATAGTATTAATGTGTATATCCCTTCTATTACCATCATAAAACAACTGTGATTTTGCAGCAAATGATACCTCTGACAGTAAATATAAGAATACCTCCATAGAGTTTAATAATACTCTTGTGATATTTCTTATGCTAGGCTCAAAACCCAATTTGTTTTTTATGTCTGACACTTGCTCATTAACAAGTTTTTCGTTGAGTATTGATAATTCCTTATTAATTTTTGTTATAGTGTCTTCTATATTTTTATTGAAAATAGATTGTGTATATGAAGAATATAACTTAATATCATTATCTATTGCCGGTAATATAGGAGATAAATTTTGTAATGTTGTAACAATAGCTTTTAGCTCGTTATCAATTAAAGAATTGTTCTTATTGTTAAAAGCGTTACCTATAATAAACCTAGAATTTTCTAACCTAATCTTAGAGTTATTAATAGTATCAATAGTTGTCTTAATACTTAGACTATTAACATTAGTACCAAATCCGCTTTCAGTTAACGAATCTATTGCAGTATATAAATCAATCATGGTTGGAGCACCTTCAATTGTTAATGCTCTTATCATGTCAGGTTGATTTACATATTTTGATGCAATATCAGCATTTTGGAGTTCATATAACCTTTTTAATAAATTACTACCCAAATATTCTCCGGTATCTAATTTAATTAGATATGGTGCAATTAACCCATATATACTATAAAAGCTATTAAAAACACCATAAGTTCTTGATAGAAATTCACATGTAACTGTATAATTTCCTGTACTAGAATCAAAAGTATTATTAGTCTTCAATAGATATAAAGGGTAGTCAACAGTCATACCATAATAACCCTTAACTGTTAATATAAATTGTGGATAAGGAAATGTATAAAATAAATTATATGGGTTATTTTCTTCATTACCACGTTCCATTAATGTCCTACCTTGAACATCAACAAAAGTAATGCTAACTTGAGATACCAATGAAGCATTTTGATTAATACTTATTGATTGAATACCAAATGTGTCCGAGTACCCTTTACCTTCATAATCTAAGTATTGATTGGTTAAAACATTCTTAAACTCATATTGACCATTTGTATTTTTATCTTGTGGATTTAATAGATTAAATCTAACTTCACCTAGATTGATCTCTTTATCAGTATTGTTCTGTTTTTCTACACTACCATTTGGACCAACATAAACCCCGGTCTGTTGTTTTATAACAGCCTTAAGGTTTGCATACATTATTAGATCCTCCTGTTTTACATATCTATCCGCAACCTTATTATAGTTATCAATAACCTTATTTGGGTCAATAACTAAAAGGTTATTTTTTACAACAGATAAAATATCATTATTAGTTGTTAACATATTGTCTCTTATACTCACTTAATTTAGCCTGATAATCATTCAATGTATCATTAAGAGGATATGGTACCCTAATAACAACACCGGATGGTATATCATACTCATAATCATATTCTGGATTAGCTAACATAATTAACCAACCAAAATATGGTGTATTATAATATTCTTGACTCAATTTATCAAGTCTATTCTTAACCGGGTCAAATATAACAAATTTATCGCTAACTTTATCAGTTAATTTTATATTTGGCATAATATTGAAAGTATTATCATTTATCATGCCCTTATATCTGTTGTAATATGTATAGTTCATATCTTTATTTGGTTAAATCAACTGCCACTTGTATTGCTCTAGTCCAAGGTTTACTTGATTGTCTCAATAAAAGTGTATAATCATTATCTGTACCTTTACCTAACGCATTGAATATTCTACCTTCAATATTTGTTGTGTCTGGATTGCTAACAGTTGTAACACTATTGTTAGGTAACTGATTTGCTAATACATTTGTTGTAAATGATTTAACATTACTTAAAACAGCATTTTTATACTGTGTACTGTATGTCTTATTATAACTAGATACGTCACCATAAAATTTAGATAAGTTCTTAAACAACAAACCTAAAATAGTTTTCATAGATGCAATTTTGTTTTGATCAACAACATTATTTCTTAATGGCTTATTGCTATCAATAAACGCTTCCATTTCACTGACTATAGTAGATTGTTTATCTAATAATGTTTTGATAAATCCTAATAACAAATATTCAGGTACCAAAGAAATAAAAGTACTTTGATTGTTATTTTTAAGTGTATCAATATTTGTTTTAACATTGTTATCTAACCCAACAATATTTGTTGTATCACAATTAAAAGAACCGTAATTAAAATAACCTCCTAATTTACCAGATAAATCGTCTATACCTGCTAATAATGTACTACCAGTTAATATCATATATGGTATATCATCAAAATCATGATCTGTATCTAATACCACTTTTAATGATTCTTTTTTGAGTGAAGTATCACCAGAAGATTGAACATAGAATGTATTAAAATTAAACGACTTGTTTAAACCTAATTCTATATTATATGAATCAAAGTTAACTATATCACTAAAACTAAACCCAGCCATTTTATTACTAAACTCAAAAAATTCCATCGATAGTTTTTCAAATGTGTATACAGGTTCATATTTTTTTGTACCATATACCTCTGTCATATAATCGTTGAATCTATCATTATCATAAGAATTAAGTATATCATTACATACATAACCATAAGCTGTAGGTATTTGATAAATTTCACTAGTATTATTACCAATGAAATCTGCTTGCGGTAACCCTTCTGATGAATTTTGTGTTAACTGATTTATCAAAAATTCGACATTACCAGTAGTACCTGTATATGCACTAAGCCATCCACTACTCAATGTTTTAAAATCAACAACATCACCATTAGGCATTAAAACACTATGGAATGGTGAATAACCAAAATAAGATTTGCCATCAGCACTCAGTCTTTTTTGATTTGGTAATATCTCATATATTGATAATGAATTATTATCAACCTGATATTCAGCATCAAAACCTTCTAATACTGGTACTAAACTATATAAAGCTTTTCCAAATTGTTGTGCTGATGTATTAACACCATTTATACCAATATTTTGACGACTTAAAAAGTTATCTCTATACTTATTAAATTCATTTATAAGCAATGATCTTAATTTGTTTTTGTATTTCTTATCAAATGTAGTAAAATACCTTTCATAGACATTATTATTTGGTGTGTTATACAAAAACATTGCATGCAGATCCGTATTTAACTTATCAGTCATAGTATCAAATATCAAATTTGATAATTGATTATATCTAGTCTTAACATTATCATCAAAATACTTTATAGGTGTAGTTTCATAATCAGAATCCAATATGCCGTTATTTGCATTAACTACTGTTAAATCATTTATAACACCGTTTTTAGGTAATTCAAACATATCATATACAGGATATAAATTAGGGTATATATCCGTACTGTTTACATTCAATTTATTACCTGTTCTATCTCTTAATAACTCATTAAAAATGATATTGGTTTTTTTATAACCTTTTTCATTATCAAAATAACTTGCACTTGTGTCTACATTATCACCACTAATAATATCTGTACTATAATATCTATTAAAAAGTGATTTTAACGGATACATATCATCGTCAGTATAATCATAATGATTAATTAAAGCACTAATATTTTTACTATACGCTCTATACATATCATCATATACTGGTTTATATGATAATTCAACTGTATCAAACGAACTATTTTGATAATTACTTTCTATTAAACACAAATCAAATATAGGGTCTTCTTTAAACTCTGTTCCTTCACCTGTATTATCGTCATAAATGTCATTTAAGCCCTTGCTTATGGTTTTCCTAACCAACTTACCTATTGTACCTTTGGCACCGTTAGAATCAATTCTAGGGGCATTTGAGAATACATTTTCTATGGTCTTAGTTATTTCAACCAAATCTAATTGACCAGTTAATGGATTTACTTCTTGATTAATAGCATTTCTTGATTCAAGATCAGTATTAGCAAAAGACCTTGGATCATATATTTCAGTATTAGCATAATAATCAAATGATAATGCTGTTTGTAATTGATCAACATAATTTTTAAGACCTGATCCGCCTAATAACTTAACAGACATGCTTACATTAACAATCATAGGTTGAACACCTATACCTTCTGGGTTTAGATCCAATATTAAAGGTTCTGGTGTAAACGATATGTTATCAATGATAATTTTTGTGTTGTAAAAATCACCTATTCTAAGTACACATACTGGTGGTCTACCAAATGCAGTATTTTTTGCATCACATGTTGTACCATCAGCATTTTTAATTGTTTCACCCGGTCTTAGACATTGTTGCAAAAATGTTAATCTCGCATTTAAACCTTCTGGTGTCATTGAATGAAATGCAGGTGTAAAATACTTAATCTTATCTTTTATTTTACTCAAATAAACCGGACTTGTTTCTTCAAGATAATCAAAATAATCACATTCAGTTATTAATGAGTTTAATAACTTTTGGGCAATCTCTCTTTTTGTAAAATTAGTTTCAAGAGGTGGTTTATTATTAATTAAAGTAGGTTGAACAAGTTGTACATCATCTGGTGATTGATTTTGTGTTATTTCAACGCTAATCTCAGCACGTCTAGCAAATGATGCCTCTTTTGAAGTAACCCCAACAATATAATCTGCTTTAACTCTATCTTGACCTAACGAATTGAGAGCACCGATAAACTCAGGTCCTGCTATACCTTGAGTTTGACCACTAATACTTGCAAAATTAGTTTTAAGAATATCCCTAGCTTTAACATCGTTTACTGTATCAGATATACCTAAAACACCCATATAAGTTTCACCACCAGATTCAACATAAAAAACTGGATAGCTAACATTATTAAAAGTTATAGTACTCAAATCATTTACAGTTAAATCATTAATATCTCTATATGTAGACTCTGCGTCTTTAGCAGTAGCTTCTATACTTTCTATTTTTATAGTATCTTTAACACCATTAGATGATATTCTATAAAAAGTATATGAAGAACTAACCGATGTATATGATAATGAATTTGGGTCTATTTGAATCCCAGCACTATCTTCAAGTCCAGCAAATATATCTTTTACTAACCATTTAACTATTGATATGAATCTTCTACCAACAAGAGATCTATTATTTTCTTGTGTACCTAACGGACTTGCATAAGTTTTAACCTTTATGGTAATATTATTACCCGGACTTATATTTTTAAGTTCTGTTTCTAATGCAGTATATTGACCAGCCATATCATTTAACTTAGGATTGTTACCTAATTGACCTGTCTCAAACACATTATAACCACCAGCACCTAAAGTATCATAATATTTAATATCATTTACTAACCCTTTATTACCCTTTTTATATTCAGCATTTATAGTTTTATCATAACTATGGTTTGTGATTTGTTCTTTATAAATATCATATAAATCTTTGTATGTTGATGTATTATCTGTTGTAGCTAAAGGTACATCATTTTCAAAGAATAAATTATACCCAACTAAAGGAAATACAATAGGCGTATTATTATTTACTATTGGTATTTGAACATTAGGTCTCGCATTTACTGTTTGTCTATTAGCATCAAGATTAGTTATATTACCTTTAATACTACCAATTAGTTTTTTAAAGTAGTTTAATTCATCTATTGTAACTTGATTATATAACGCAGCCAATTCAAATATATCATATTCAATACATCCTGCCCAGAATGCATCAATAATTTCATCCACTGCTGTATCTGGTAATTTATCAAGTTCTTTTCTAACTAATACATTCAATATTGATGGATGATCAACTAATAATTTAAAGTTAATACTACCTGTTCTACTAGAGTTATTATATGTATAAATTGATTCTGGTCTACCTAAAAAGCTAGACTCTGTCCATGATGCATTAGATGTTTCATTAAAAGTTAGATCATAAGGTGGGAACCACATAAGTCTTCCACCATTTTTACCTTTTTCACATTCTGGTAATTGATCATATTGTGTACTACCTTTATATGCCAAGTTTTCAATAGAAAACATGTATTTTTTGGTATTAGAATTTAAAGGTGTAGGTACAATAGAATAATTGGCATTGTCTTCTATAACAGAACCTCTTTCTTTTCTTAATAAACCCTTATACCTAACCAAATTATTAATTCTGCTAAATTTATTAGCCTTGGTCCATGTTCTACAAAATAAACCTTCTGATATAATTTGATTAGTATCTCTTTCACCGACGGCTTTTTTATTACCATTAGGATCAATTATCTGTGATAAACCGGGTACTTCATAGTTGTAACCTATTAGCTTACCAGTCTCATCTCTAACTTCATTTTTTATTGGTCTAAGTACTGCATTACCTTTACTATAAACATATTTACCATCAAAGAATTTACTCTTTGTTTGATCAATCATTAAAGCTAATCCATTGTTTGCCGCTTTATCAATTAAGTTTTGAGTTTTAAATAATATAGAACATTCTCTATATCTATCTCTATTATATTTTGATAAAAATAGATCGCTATTAGGTATATAATCCTTTAATCCATCTTGATCTCTATATGTTTCATAAGAATTGCCGTACCAGATAAAATCTTCTGCATCTATTAAATCTAATTCATATTTAATACCATTTTGAGTTAACAATCTTATTAACTCGTATTCACTTTTAACAATATCACCTTGTAAATCAGATAATACTCTATTACTAGGTAAAAATTCATTAAGATACGAATTACCTTCTGGTCTTGGTCCTGATGATAGTCCTAAGAATCCTGTTACCCCTGAATTTCTTTGTAAAAATTCATCAAACTGATTTGCTAATTCAGATGTATATACTGGCTCGTAATTCGGTCTATACTTGTTATATGATACATTTGTAAATAATTGAAACTTTTGTCCTGTACCTGTATTTGCAAGCATCCATGTTGAATAATCCTTTTTTTGTGGTGATCCAGTAAGATCTTGAACAATAGCTTCTAGTTCAGTTTTCGGTGCATTATTTTCTGTTAATGAAGGAAAACATGTTATTAAATTTGTATCAAATGGGCTTTCAACTAAGTTTACAGGTGATGTTACACCTATTAATCTACCTATATAATCACCAACTTTACCTAAAGTATTTGCAGGTACTGTAATTTCATAATCCTTTTCAAATAAATTATTGGTAGGATCTTTTAAAATATTAATAGCTGTTGCTGGATTAGTCATAGCCTCATCCAGATTAGTTCTACCAATAGTTGCTCTTTCAATAACTTGCTTTATTCTACTCTCAAATTGAAATTTATAGGTTAATGCTGCAATATTACCCATCACTGTATCATTAGGGAAAGGTAAATCACCGCCGTCTATAATTTTTTGAATATCACCTTGTGAATAAGTATTTAATAGCGTTAATAATGCACTATCGCTAATATCTCTATCAAGAAAATCACTAGGTACGTAAGTATTTGGCTCATAATCGGCCAATATAGTACCATTCACATAAGGGCCACTTTTTCTATTAGCAAATAGTTTTGAAACAACATTTTGTTCAAATTTGTTTATCTGTTCAGGTATTCTATTGTTTAATTGTAACAATAAGGCCGCCTGTTGTTCAGATGTCATTAATGATGTGTTACTAATAGATGTTAAATTAGGGACACTATAATCATTAAGTAAAACTAATTTACCTAAAGTATCTCTAATTTCATCCGAAAAAAATGAACTGTTGTAATCAGATGGGTCATTTGGGTCAAGAACCTTATTTCTTCTAAGGTTCTCTGTTTTAAAACTATCGTTATATTTAACTAAATCGCCATTATCTGTAGCTTTGTTATTACTAAGATTAAGTGATTCACCCACTTCTTCTCTATTTTCATTATTAAGAGTATTTCTATCTAAGTGTCTTTTTACTTCATCTTTAGCAATATCATCAACGTTTCCGGGATCATTAGATTTATTATCTATTAAAATAATCTCTTTACCTTGATCATTAAAGGTGTCATATAAATCCACACCAGCATTTCTAAGATCTCTTAAAAGATCCCTATCAGGTGTCAATTTTTTGCTTAAAATAATATCTCTTAGTTGATTACCAATATTAACTAAATTACCAGAATCTGTAACTCTGTTATTTTTAAGTAATTCAGCTATATCACGACCTAAATCTTCTCTTAAATCACTAAAGATCTCCAATCCTAGTTGAGAAATAACACCAGAGGTAACATCTGGTGGTGATGGTAGATTATAAGCTAATATCTGATTTTTTATCTCTTGTGAGATACCTTGTAGTTTACGTTTCATGAAAACCTCTTTAGTGTTAAATAGATTTTATGTATTTTTTATAAAGGGGCAACAGGTAATTCGTTTTGTGTGTGCGTAATTGATCCAGTATTTATACCTTTCATATTACTTGCTATCCATGCCATTATATTTAACTTATTAGCCTCAAGCATATCTATAGTTATAGACTTACCATCTGTTGACTGTAATGTAATTACTCCACTATGTTCAACTTTCATTACAGAAGACTCTTCTTTTGTTGATTTTTTAAAACCGTCTTCATGTAATGCCATTACAAGATCGCCTTTATCAGCCTTAAATGCACCATGTTTGCTAATAATTAAATCATTAACCTTTTCTGGATTACTCATGGATTCTGCAATATCAATACCAGTTGCAGTTAAATCAGTTCCTAATGATACTGCTGTACCTATACCCGGTATAAATGATGCTGCACCAGAAACTAAATTTAATCCACCTCTAACATAATTTCCTTTTGAGAAATTATCCATTGCTTCATAACCAGATACAACAAGACCTATTCCCGGTATAAATTTTAAAACATTTTTACCAAGTATTTTTGCACCACTCATTGCGCCACTTTTAAGTAGTTTTTCAGGCAATGTAGATGATGCTATTTTTCCGGCATTTTTATATAAACCAGTTAATGCATTTAATCCCAATGATGTACTGTTTTGAAGTGCTGCTTCACCAAAACCTAACGGGTTAAGTGATTGATCACCATATATCATATTACCTACTTGTGTTTTTACAACACTTCTCTCTAATCCCCTACGAGCACCACCAAACAAACCGCCTACTACTGGTATATTCTCTAATAATCTAAGAGTTTCAATTATAGGAATTTTAATTAATGGTACCAATGTCTTAACAGCCATACCTATAACTGACATAATAGGATCTTTCATTTGTCTAACCAAGGCAATAAACCCATCACCTATTTTCTGACCAAATGATTTTGTTGGATCTTTGAAAATTACATCAAGTGTTGAAAATAACCCATTTGCACTATTAATCATTGCATCAAATGTTGAATATATTTCGCCATCTTTACTTAATAGACTAGACACAAGATTACCAAAAGTAACACCTATTTTATCTACACCCTTCAAAAATGTATCAAATTTACTACCTCCGAATAGTTTATCAAAAGATTTACTAAATGCTGCTAAAAATCTATCAGCAACAAGTCCAAGTCTTTCTAACATATTTTGTCTACCAATAGCAGCGTCTTCATTAGCTTTTCTTTCTTTTAAAATTTTATCAAATTCGGATTTTGATGTAATTTGTGATAAAAGTTTGGTAGAACCATCAGACATTTTAATAGTATAATTACCATCTCTAAGTTCTATAAGATTAGAAATAGCAAGTCTATCTTCATCATTTACACCAAACATGTTTATACCCTTACCTGCTAAAGCTGCCATTTTATCAGTAACTTTAGCTTGTTCTATTGCAACTTCAATTAAGTTTTTACCATCTATACCTAAACTAGTAGCAAATTCTGTTATAATTTTTCTATCAGCAGGTGTAACAAAGAAACTACCATCAGCACCTTTTCTTGCCATACCTTGGGTAGCTTTAATCATATTTTCATAAAGCTCTTGTGGCGCATTTTGTGCTGCGTACATTAAATTAAAAGGGTCAGAAAACATTTGTGAAAATTTTCCTCCTAATACACCAATCTTGGCAGCAGCTTCAACAGCACCTTCTGGATCAAATAATTTATCAGCTAATGCAGATGCTCCACTTAAATCCAATCTTAGGCTTGTAGCCTTATTTGCAAGCTCCCCAAAAGCCTTCAAGTTCCTAGACATATCAAATCCTATAAAAGATTTAAAGAGTCCCTGATAGGTCGCTAATAGCTTTGTACTGTTAAGATTTAGTTTAGCTGCTGAGTCTCTAATTTTACCGGTTGACTTAATAATATCATTAAGTGAATAACCTACTTTACTAAATTCAGCAACTAATTCTGTTGCACCTTGAACACCAAGTTTAGTACCTAAACCTAGTTCTATAATATTTTTTAATTCATCTGGTGAGAAAATTCTATTTTTACCAAGTGATTCTGAAAACGAATTTATTACAGTTGCAACATCTTCTAATTTACCACCTAATAAAGTAGCTGAAATAAAAGAATCGTACATTTGGTTTTTAAGTGTTTTTGACTCTTTGGCACTTAATCCCAAATCTGCTGCTAAATTACCCGATGTTTTTTGGAAATCTAAAAAGAATTGAAAACCTTTTTTGAAAGGTGAGAATACTAAATCAAGATATGCACCAATAAGTTTAAATGATCCTTTAAATATACTCATTGACATATTAATAGATGACATGTAACTATCGTAGTTATTTAGAAAACTACGATACATCTCATTGAGTCTTTTATAGTTACTAAAATTTTCAACTAAAGCATCTTGTTCAACTTTTTTAAGAGCAAGTAAAGTTTTTTGCTCTATAAGTTGTTTTTCAATATTTTTTACAATGGCTTTACTAGTTTTTAAATTACTGTTAACAAATTTATTTCTAACTTCATCAAGTCTTTGAATTTTTTTACCTAACATATACTCATCTTCTTGAGTTTTTAGGTAATTCTTAGATAAATCTGCACGTGTTTTAAGAAACAATTTAGCTTTATTATAAAGACCGTTAGTCTTTTTTAGTCGATAATTAATTCTATCTTGTTCATCGACCATATCAGATGTTAATCTGAGTATTTGTTCCACAATAGCTAAGTTACTAGCACTAACGGCACTAGCTGTTGTTGGTTGAACTACACTATTACTAATCTTATTAAAAAGCATTATACCGAAACTGATAATCTATTTAAGTTATTTTTAAAGGTTTTATCAAATGTTTTAAAGCTAAATGTACTAGCATTACCTTTTGATCTAGCATTTTGATAAAAAGCATATAAATTATCTAAAAAATCTGATACAACTGCATTACCGCCGCTTACAGGTTTAAATTCAATCAATACTGTCCTACCTTTACCACCAAATGCTAATCCTATATGTTTTTCGTAATTCATTGTGGAATCGTATTTGAAATCTTTCATCTTTTGTAAACAAGATGTTAATTCATTTTCGTAACTAACAGATAGATTTACTATGTCTTTAAGTTTACTATTTGTGTTAACAATAGGTAAACTACCAGAGTTGTTTAATTCATCTATAAAACTTTCAATTAAGGATATAATTTTCTTAATTGTTTGTGAGTAAGTTAAAATCTTATCATCATCTCTTTCAAGGAATTGAGCGGATTCAATTGAATCTACAATTTCACCGTATAAAATATCATCATTTACAATAGCTTTAACTTTATTACGGCCATAATCATATAAAAAAGTTTCAACATCGTATTCATTTAAATTATTATCATAATAAATTGATTTTAATGCTGGAATTTCTGAAATTATCTCTTCTATAAGTTTTTCTAATCTATCACGCATGCCTGAATTAGGCTGACTAGTATTGAAATATGTATCATACATATAATCATCAGTTGGACTAACGCTTTTAGCTGCGGCATATTTACCTTTATCAAAAAAGTTAGCTAACCTATTAAATGTACTTTTAATAATCTCATTAACAGGTTTTTTATTAGTAAGCTTATCAAACTTAAGTCTAGTTTCAAGTAATGTGTCTCTTTTCATAATAATAGTTTTATATTAAATAGTTGCGGGGCCATAAGCCCCGCTATTTTAGACAAGATCATCTTTTTTAGATTCACTGGCAACTTTTTCGTAAAAATATTTTAATAAATATCTAGGCATTTGCATTAACTCATCATAACCCAAAAAACCAAATCTTATTAGTTGATATACTTGGTCAATACTAACCTTTCCATCATCTTCAAGAAATTTAGACATTATTGAAATATAAGAGTCCTTCAATTGGAAAATCTGTTTGAAACGTGGCACCAGAAGGACCTCTGGCCTCAATTTCCAAGTCAACACTCGGTTCATTAGCTACAACAAATTTCTTAAATTCAACCATATCTCTCATTGACATTTGTGTTTCAATAAATGTCTGTATTTTTGATTTATCAGTTTCTCCATCTAATGACTGGATTTGAGCAACAAGTCTAAGAGTTTCAATATTTGAAATGGTTGTATTTCTAAGTTGCATTGTTTTTTGGTCTCTTTCAGCAATTTCTCTTTCTTCACCAATCGTCAAATACCTAAACAATACAGGTTTTTTACTATGAGGAAGAGTATATTCTAATAACCCATCTTCATTTGGATAAACTTCAACATCTTTAATTTTGATTGATGATAAGTCTACTGAATGATCAAATACTTCACCGGTCTTAGGATCTGTTAACTTAACAATAAATTCATCCCCATAACCTGATGTTGTTCTAAGAAATAGCAAAACTTTGATAAAATCACCAACCAACAAGTCATTGGCTTTAATTTTTGTATCTTCATAAGCAAGTTTTTTATCAACAAGGGTTGTTAAGTGTAAACCTTCTGACATAAGTCTTACTGATGTTAAGATATTACTATCAATAGCCTTAAGGTGACTTACTTTGATACTCTCACCATATACAGTACCGTATTTACCTTGGCTTGGTAAGTAAACCAAGTCATAACTGTCCCTAGCTTCTGCAAACCCTAGTGCTTGCAATTCGTTCTTATCTGATTTCTTTGTTGTAACTGTCGGCATATATTTTTTTTATAAAAATTAAAGGCTGATGTATAGTCAGCCTTTTGTTATCTAGCTATACTTAAACACAAGTATAACAATCTTTTTTTTAAAAACCAAATAGTTTTAGTAAATAAGTTCTGCGTAATCAATCCTAAGTGTCATTGAAATGGTTGCAACTTCATCATCACCGTAATCAAGTGAACCAAAGTCTGCTTTTGAAGGCCATGCACCAAATAAAATCCATTTTTGTACTTCGTTACCTGTTGGATCAATCATTACGATTTCAACTTCTTTTTTATAACCGGCAGCATAACCTTGTCTACCAGTTAAACTTTCTGAAACCAATCTAACCCATTCCATTACAACCTGAGAAGTAGATGGACCAATACCATCACGTAATTCAACGTTGATAGCATCCCAACTATATCTACCAGCTACATACTTTGATGTATTCAGGAATGGAATTTCAATTTCATTTGTAGTAATTGAAGGTCTTGATGCACTTTTAACAAAGTACTCATTAAAACCTAATGATGATGGGAATCTGAGAATAAACCTATTCTTTTTTAATGGTTCATTAGGTATAGGCATTTTCATCAATAAATCAGCCATATCAATAAATTTGTTTTAACTTTTATTATCTTTAACTATAAGTAGTATGTTTTTACTATTTTTTTTGCTGAACTATTGCTATTATCATTTTTTCATTTATGAAGGCTTATAATAATATATTACTTAATTATATCTATTAATAATACTTAATATTAATTACTAATATATATTATTAATATAAATAATAGTTATATATAATATACTAATATAAATAATAACTATAATACTTAATATTATTAATAATACTATAGTATTAAGTATATATAAGTAATATTATAGTAATATATATTATTATAGTCGTGCATAAAGAATATTTTCAGAAAACAAAGAGAAAATGAAAAAAAAAGAGGAAGTTTTTATAACCTCCTCTTTTTAAGTAAATTAACCTTCTGTTAACTGTGTTCCTGATTCGTTTACAACGAAGTTAAGGATGATTCTTTCAAGTGCTGAGATTGGTACAATCTCGATTGTTGCACTTAAAGTGTTTCTATCAGGAGAATCACCGAATGCTATTCTATAAGCAGAAATACCTCTGTTAGTTTTAATATTCTCAAGTATAGGTCTAATTTGTTTTAAGAATTGATCTCTCAATGTTTCATCATTCTGATCAAAGATAAAACTATTAGATATTGAGAATAATGCTCTTCTGATTTGAAGAATAAGTCTTCTAACATTAACTTGTTTAATTGGATTGTTAATAGTACTTGTAGTATTATTACCAAAAATAACAGTTTCTACATCAGGGAATCTAGCAATAGCATTTATATTAGCATCATAAAGAGTATCTCTATCTTCTGCTTTCAATACAAATCTAGGTTTAATTGCATTAATTCTACCTCTTTTGTAACCTGCATAAGATACCCAAGGGAACTGAGTTTTATCAGTAAATGCAAGATTTTTAAGTACTTCACCTGTTGGAGGAATAAATACATAAGCCGCATTATCTTTATCATCTACTTGAATCCAAGGATAATATGTAGTTGCATAAGTACTATTAATTTCAGTATCTTCTAATGCCACAGAAATATCTTTAGGATATAACCATGTACTAGTATCATTAGGGTTATTGTTATTGAATAGATCTATATCAGGTAGGTTGTAAATATACAAAGCATCACCTCTAAAATCTTCTACAATTTCAATAACTTCATTAACTAATTCAGTATGATTAATAGCATCAATACCCTGAGTTGTAATTACATTACAAAGAATATCTTCTGGGTTAGCAAATTTCTTATATGCCATCAAGTAAGCATAGTAATCAGATGTACCATAAGTTTCACCATCTTCACTTGATACAAATGTATCAAATACTCCAGATGATAATCCATTAGTAAACAATGTTCTACCAATTTTATATTCATCTAAATTAGTTCTGGTATCTCTGTAAATATCCCAACCATCAAATCCTCCTGCAAATAATGCAGTAAATTTCCTTGTTTGAATGTTAGCATAAGGGTTAACAGCAGGTGATGCGTTATCAGCACCTTCTAAAGTAAACTTACCAGTTTCAAACTCATATTCATAAGATTGACCCTGTGCAGTAAAACCACTAACAGCAACATCTAAGTGGAAACCTTGGATTTTTGTTGAAAAATCAGATCCTGTGTTATAAGTAAAATCACCATCATTTGTTTTACCTTTGAATTTCAATAAATCAGTGTCAAATCCATAATTTAAGTCAGAGAAACCTAAATAAGCTTTTCTAATTTTATCACCCGGACTTACAACTAGATCACCATATCCGGTGGTATCACAGATAACTTCGCCAGCATTGTAGTATTTCGTCTTATAAACCCCTATAATAGGCTTTGCCTCATCTTCTAGCTCTCTAACTACATAACCTCTAAAGCCGGCCGGAATTGCGTTGTTAGGGGCATTCTCGGCGATCTCTACTGATAGGTAAGCAGATTTAAGTGGATATTCACCATCTACAGTACCAATTTTTCTACCGATAAAGTCAGTACTTGTTTTATCCATAGTACAGTTAAAGAATCTCTCAAGAACAACAGGATTAGCGTCTGTATCATTAAAGTCTCTAATTTGTACATCAAATGTTCTTCTTTGGAGATCAATACCAGCAATAGAAACTTTTACTGATGTATTTGCATCTGCACCGTCACTAATTAAATGGAATTTAAACAAATCAACAACACTGTCACCACGTTTTTCTGAAACGAAGAATGGAGTTGTAGGTGTTTGATATTGATGTCTGTAATGGTCAAAATCACTTGAATTTGGTACACCGTTGGTATCTAAGAATAGACCTCTAACATTTCCATAAACAACCTGTTTCTTAAGCCATTTGTCATAAGATTCTTCACAATAAGCCACAGCATTAGCTGTTGTATTATGACTACCAAAAATATTCTTAATAAATGATTTCTTACTGTTATCAAGTGATACAACAAACTGAGCATAACCATCACCTGTTGAAACACTTAAAACAAATTCACCTAAAGCATCTTTAGTTATATCAGTATTAAATGATGACATGGTAACATCTGATAAATCAGAGTTAAATACTAATGTTTCACCAGACATAAATCCTTTAGATCTAAGTGATGCTACACCTACTTTATGGTAATCAATTTTTGGGTCTAGCCTATTTCTTCTACCAATAAATTTAGCTGCATAAAACCTTTTAGTACCACTAACAATTGGTGTAGTATTTGTTACTCTTAATGCAAATGCACCAAGGATAAAATTATCATCATCTGCAAAATATTTACTATCATTATAAACGATATAATCATTTAAATCAGCAGAATCAACATCAGCAGGTAACACATACATACTGTTAAAGTTTTGTGGATCATTACCAAGCTCTGATAAATCACCATCACCAAAGAAACCCCAATAGAAACCATCACCTGACGACCAAGTTGTTGATCCAGTTACTGATGGGTTAAAATATGTATTTAATGCAGATGCAACTCTTGTCATTACACTACTATCAAGATCAGCAAATGTTGTTGAACCTGTAACAAATGGTATTAACGGGTCTAAAGATGTACCACCTGTAGATGTTGCAACATAAAATGTAGTAGTACTTCCAGTGGTTTCTCTAACAAGATAAAAATCTCCATCACCACCTAAATTTTCGATTTCAGCACCTCTTTCTTCAATATCAGGCGCACCTATAGTTCTAAGCATTGCTACTCTACCAGCATCATATCCAGATAAACCTAAAACTCTAATAACATACAATTGATTAGATTGTGTTAAATATGATTTAGCATCGTAAGGTAGTGTATATTTAGGTAATTGAGTATTTTTGAATTTTTCAGGGCTTGTACCTCCAAAAAGTCTTTTGAATGTATCAAACCTGTTTACAAATACTGACTGAAATGCTGGACCTTTCAATGTTTCACCCGCCATTACTGCGGTTGTAACACCAACGCTTTCAGTTGCTGTAACAGGAAAAGACTCTGTAGAGTAAACACCCGGTGATTTTCTAACTGTAACCATTTTGTAGTGATTGTTATTTACTTTATTTTATTGTTATTAGTAAATAGAACTTTTTTTTCAATAGTTATTTACTATTAATATTTGCTATCATAAAAGATGTTTTTTTATCGAATTTGGTTTCATCAATTAAGTATGCTGTAACCCTCATTTCAAATGATATTTCAATATATCTAAATTTATCCATATCATTGAAATCTGTAGAATCTGAAACACCCTCAAAATGTACTGGTATATAATAACCATTTGCAAATATGTATCTTTGTCTACTTTGAAATTGGTTTAAAATAAATGTATTAATAGTATTGAGTTCTTCTTCTTGTTTACAATAATAATACATTGTATATGATAATGTAACTGGTATAGGTTGTGCTATGTAGTATGTATCAATAATTTTTTTATTACCGTCATTAGTTATTTCCTGATGCACAGGGTATAACCTACCGGTTGGTATATTATATCCAACTTCATCTGTATTATAATCTACACCTAATTCTCTAGTTATTATAGCCAAAGGGAATAATAATTTTCTCTCCTTTGTTACAGATGACCAACTTTTCTTAAATTCAGATATTCTATTAATGCCTAATGTAAATATTGTAGATTCTTTTGAGGGTACAATATTATTATTTGATAATTCTTCACTAAAATGATCATAAACAGCTTCATCTATGTGTTGTATAGATAATGGTTTAGGGAAGAACGTATTATCTTGCATGACTAAGCTCTTTAATAGCTCACTAGCACCGCTTCTCATTGGTTCATAAGGGTATTCACCATTAAACAAGTTGACGCTCTCTGGTGAGATTGTATTAGTTCTCTTCGGCAAACCCATATTCTTCATTAAAATCTGTATGTGTACAAACTATACGTTTGCTTATCGGTTTATAACCTATAATAGTATTTGCATTATCATAATTTAATCTATCATCATCTGATACTTCAAAATACTTGAATCTGTTCTCATCTAATGCATAACCTACTAAATCCCCACGTTTTATTTCTATACCCCTGAATTCTAATTCACTTAACATTACATTAAATGTTAAATTACCATATTGTTCATAGGCAATTCTACCATCACCAAGTGGTTCTTGAGGATAATCTTCAATTTTTAAATTATATACATTGATTTCTACTGGATCCATGAAAACTTTATTTTCATCTTTAACACTACCGTATATACTTGTTGAAGTGTTAGTATAATCAATTCTGAATAGAATAATTTTAAAATTTAAGACGTTTTTAATATACTCATTTGCAATACCCATCTGCATTCTGAATTCGTCCTCAGAAAAAAATAAATTACCTCGTGTTATCGGTATATTAAATGCATTGTTTTCCATATTAATAATTAGTAAAAAGCTATTTATAATTTAGTACTATCCGATTATATTTAAAAAAACTACGTAGATTATGAATGCTTTTGATCAAATTAGAGTTACGAATAAACTATTGCAATACGAGGGAACAAACGACTATATTTTATTGTTAAAGAATAATATTAAAAATAAGAAAATGTCAACTTTAACAATTAATCAAGCTGAATATGTTGAAGAATATTATGATAAAAAACCAATAGTCGTTAATAAAATAGCAAGATTACATCCATCTGTTACCTCATTTATTAAAACAGTTAATAATTTACCTGATGAACCTAATAGTTTACATATTAAAAAGGTTTTAGGTAGAACAGATGATTCTATTGATGTATGGGCATCATTTGATTGCCAACCAAATAGATATAAATATATTAGGTTAAAAAATTCATATTTTATCAAGGATAAAGGTGTTAAAAGGGAGGATATTGACTTTAGTATCCTTAAAAGAAAACCTATGCCTCACCAAGAAGACGCTATTGTTTCTTTACTATCAAAAGATAGATTTATATTAGCTGATGATATGGGTTTAGGTAAAACTACATCTGCTATAGCTGCTGCTGTTTTAGGTAAATATGAAAAAATATTGGTTGTATGTCCAGCATCTCTTAAAAAGAACTGGGTAGTAGAGATCAGTAACTTTGAAGATATTAACGATATTACAATATTAAATCATCATAGATATTTAAATAAAAAGTGGAATATTGTTAATTATGACACTCTGAAAAATTATCATAGTATATCTACAAGGAAAAAGGGTGAAGTACAAAATTTAAGTTTATTTGAAAAATCCGGATTCGATTTGATTATATTTGATGAAGCACATTACGTTAAGAACATGAAAAGTGAAAGATCTAAAATATCTATTGATTTAGCTAAAAAATGTAAAACAGTATGGTTTTTAACTGGTACACCTATTACCAATAAACCTATTGATTTATTTAGTTTACTTGAAGGGTGTAACTCGCCATTATCAGGTAACTGGCAACGTTATGTTTTAAGATATTGTGATGGTAAGTCGTTTCGTAAGGGGAATAAAAAAGTATGGATTACAAATGGTGCATCAAATATTGATGAGTTAAGGAGATATGTTGATGATATATTTCTTAAACGTAATAAAAATGAAGTTCTTGATTTACCAGATAAAATTGTAACTCAAAGATATTATGAACTTGAAGAAGTATCAGCTTATAATGCTTATGTTAAGGAATATCAAGAATGGTATGATGATGAAATTAAGAAAGGTAATAACCCGTCACAAATTACAAGTATAAATCAATTATCTAAATTAAGAAAATTGATTGCTGACGAAAAGGTTAAATATACTATTGAACAGATAGAAGAATTATTAGAAGATGGTCATAATGTGGTAGTATTTTCTTGTTTTACTGATAGTATTAGAGACATATATGAACATTTTAATACTAATGCTGTATTAATAGACGGTAGCGTATCAGTAACTAAGAGACAACAAATTGTAGATGACTTTCAAAATAACCCTAAAAAGAGAGTATTTTGTGGTAATATAATTGCAGCAGGTGTTGGGTTAACATTAACTAAAGCTGATTATGTTATATTCAATGACGTGGATTGGGTACCTGCAAACCATAGTCAAGCAGAAGACAGGATATATCGTATAGGACAAGATAAAAAATGTACAGTCATATACAATATATTGGCTGATACTATTGATTCTGACATTTATAATAAACTGATTTATAAGTTTTCCAATATTAATCAGTTCATGAAAGATGATTTTATCTATTATGATAACACGGAATTAATTAAAGATATTTTATCAAAGATTACTAAGAAGTAGTAATGTTAAATCTCTATTTACTAATAAACAGATAAATAGAGATGAGCCTAAGAATATCAGATAAAGAAAAGGAAAAACTGTTCAAACAAGTAAGAACAGAACTTGGTGCCCCGATAGTTGGTGTAGAATTAACTAACGAAATGTTAACTGAGTTGTTAGAAATATCAGTTGATGATTATGTTGAAAAAATACAAAACTTTATCATTGAAGCACAGTGGACTTCTTTATATGGTCTTAATACACAAGAAGACGATATAACAAGGGCTTTAATTACAAGGAATCAAGATTATGTTACGCAATATACTTATTCTTATTCCAAAATAGTTGGCTTAGGTGCTGGTGAAGGTGGATATGAATTAAAAAGTGATTATATTGAATTGGTTTCAGGTGTGCAAACTTATCAAATTCCAGCTAATAGAGAAATAAATGAGGTTATGTGGTATAATCCACCAACTCTTGATAGATCATTTGTTGATCCATATCTTGGTTATTTTGCTAATGCTATGGGTTCAAATTTCTCTACTCTAGGTAATTTTTATGTATTACCATCATTTGATATTTTAATGCGTAATGCTGATTTATCCCTTAAAGACAGAATACTAAACGGTACATTAACATATAAGATTACAAATGGCCCTAATGGTACTAAATTTGTTCATCTATATAACACTCCGGGTGGTAAATACGATAGAGGAGGTAGATTATTGAATAGAGGCAGAGTATGGTATTGGTATTATGATATTAGCAAAGGGAATAAAGATGATTGTTTAAAAACAAATAAGGATATTATTAAATCACCTGCCGATGTACCTTTAGACGATATCAGTTTTGAGGATTTAAATCAACCTTCTAAAATTTGGGTAAGACAATATTTTGTCGCTAAATCAATGAGCTCATTAGCTAAAGTTAGAGGTAAGTTTTCTGGTTCAATAAATGTACCAGATACACCACTAACATTAGATTATCAATCATTAGATACTGAGGCTAAAGATAGAATACTAACTCTAAATGATGAGTTATATAAACGTCTTGAAAGAATGTCACCATTAAACATGCTTAAACGTGCAGCAGAAGAAGCAGAAGCATTACAAAATGCTTTAAAGTACAGACCAATGAAAAAACCTATACTTGTAATGTAAAATGATTAGATTGGATGAAAACAAAGAAGAATACTATGATTTTAAGTTATCTAATAATGATGGTAAACCATTTAAAAGATACTTAGATGATTATACTGTAATTAAATATCATTTTGATTATGATGATAGTGAATCTGTTGAAAATAATAACCAAGACTTTAATTTAGATTATATAAGTCTGGTTGGTTATGATAATGGATATATAACAGGCAACACATCAACTATACCAACAACAGGTAATACTAAAACCATTGAAGAAGGTGAACCATTTTTATTACACAGAGTAACCGGTCAAACATTAACAAAGTATTTAGAATCGTTGGAACCGGAATATTTAGATCAATTCAGGGGTATTGAGATACCTTATGAATTCTATTTTAATGGTGAAAATACCAGTAGTGCATATCCTTATGGTGACTCATACGGTTTTACGTATGATATTTTTAATAGAACAACAGATGATAATTTAAACTATGTTAAATTAAATGGTGGATATTATCAAGGATTATTTAAACTACACAAATACCCAATAGAATTTTTTAAACCTCGTGCAAGAAAGGGTTGGTCATTTGATGCATTACTTAAATTTCCGGTTGGTTTGGAAGATCCCATTATACCAGAAGTGACAAGTCAAACCTATGAATTTACATTTAGAGAATTTATACCAGAAGATACTGGTAAGGCACTTATACTTGCTTATGCATTAATAAATGAAGATAATGAAAATGTTGGTAATGAGGTTTTATTAAACTTTAATTTAACTAGTCAATATACTAATGGTTTAAGTGGTAACAAGTATCTATTTTTGGTAGATATGATATTTTTCTTGAGTAGCACACAATGGTTTGTTGATAGAAACGCAACATTTAATTATGACGTGGATAATAAAAAATTGTTTATCACTCTCGATATAATTGATCAAAAAACCATGTTTTATTTTTTGTTTAATGAAACTGAGCAATTTTTATTACCACCATATACAATAGATGAAACTTGGATAGGACTAGGTGATGGAGGCCTATTTGGTGATCCAACAACGTTTATTACAGCAACAAAAGAACCTTTGTATCTTTTTAATCCAATAAACTATTCTTACGGTGATAATAGTGGTAACATATTTTATTTAGGTACTAGATCTGAAAACAAGTATAAAACATTTACAGAAGAAGAAATAAATACTATAAGTATAGAATACCCAGAATTTATTGAATTAATAACTGGTAACACTTATGATTATACAGGTTTTACATTTCTTAATTTAACGGGATTAACAACTGATAAAGATGGTTATTATCTACCAAATGGTGAATGGTATCACGGTTATTATAATTATTATAGTGGAACAACTTATAGTGGTAGAGTTTACGATCCAGAAACTTCTCAAGTATTAACAAGACAAAGAGGTTATTATGATATTATTGATAATGCATTAAGTGTATATATTGATAATGAAGGTAGAATAGGTTACAGAATAATTACTGGCCCTAAATGTGATTTAGATGAAGATCAGATCAAAAATATTGATGAAGACTTAAGTAATTTTAGTTTTGATAACGTATATGGGCCTTGTTATGAAGATAAATTATATGGAGTTATTTATACAACTGGATTTACTGTATATGATGTAAGAACAAATCAAAGTGTTATAGATATTAACGAAGATAAATTTGTTCATATTGCAGTAACTTTCAGTAGAGAAATCCCTTATGATGGTTGTGATTTAGTTGTTTATGATGAAAATACGAGTAAAATAGGTACGTTTAAGATATTTGTTAATGGTTTCAAGGTGTTTGAAGACAATCATGCTAATGAAGTAATACCACATGCTTTAGATGTACATGAAAAATTACAACAAGGTGTGCCATTTAATATAAGTGTTGGTGGTGGTACAAATGGTTTATTAGATAGTATTGAATATGGTGATATCGAAATAAAATATAGATCATTATTAGATAGATTTTTTGCTGGAACATTTACAGGTGGTTTAGTTAAATTTAATTTTTATATGACACCGTTGTTTTTTACTGAAATAAGAAGTATTGTAAATGATTATAACGAAGACTATAATTTAACAACAATAAGATCCGGTAGAGTAATTACTTATCCTGAAAGATTTTAACTATTTAAGTAAATAAGATATTAACTATGAGAATTAAGTTAAAAGAATTTATATCTAAGACAAACAGTGTTACAGAACCACTAAAATTATCTAGGGGTGATGTACCTAGTGGTACTGGTACTATGACTAATCAAGGCTCGGCTAAGCCATATAATACTGATGATATTGAAGATGCTGTTGCTAATCTTAGTAGCGGTATGGATTCATATAGTTTTGGTCAAGGATCTAGTGTTGTAACAACTAAAAGAATGATGTATGAAGAAGCACCATATAACAGTGAGGCTGATTCAATGTCTTATGATGATTTTGTTAAATTCTTGGAAGAGAAAAATGAGAAAGATAGTATAAACAAATACTATGAAACTAAATCATTAGATGATATGATCAAAGAACGTCTAATGATGAAAAAGGAGACTAATGATAATGATTTATTGGTAGACTCTTCTGAATATGACATAGATAATATCAAGTCCAGAGAATCAAAGCTGTTTAATAGACTAGATTCTTGTCTTGATTGGGTAAAATCTTTATCACCTGTTGAAAGACATGTAGTTAGTAGATACATTAAAAGTAAACTTAGTTAATTATGGCTAACCAAAGATTATATGGTAAAGATATAAACTTAAGTAAAGATATTTATGATCATTTATTGACAACATATCTTACTTATGGCAATAAACTTACACCCGGCAATAAACGAACTAATGGATACGAGAGATTAATGAATATGGTTAACACCAAACATATATCTTTCGAGAGCCTAAAGAGGTTGAAACACGAATTTGATTACAATTACAAAGGTATAACCGATGATAATGCTACACTAGAGTATGTTTTAAATGGCGGTGATATAATGCGTGAGTATGTAACAAATATGTTAAAAAGGTTAACTGATGATGATGAATCTAGGCAAAATCATTTTAGGGAAGTTGGGTTAAAGGCTAATATGGAATTAAAAAAAACAATGAAACAGGATATAATTCCGGAAGTACCACTAACAGATTTTAAACAACATGGTCTTAATGACGTAAAAAGGTTGCAAGAACAAAGAATAATTGAAATGATGAAAAAAATAATCTAATATGGCAGATCCACTAAAAATACAGGCAAAAGATCTTCTAACCAAAGTTGCGGAAGAAGAAAAACTTAAATTAACTCAAAAGAATGTTTACAGTCAAAACGAATTTGAGTATAATTCAGAAAACAAAAATGCTCTTAGCGATAACGATGATAAGGGTAGAGGTTTAAATAATAATCAAATAGGTACATCTATTGATAATGAACAGTTTCGCAGATTAACATCTCTTAATATGTTTAATAAAGATAATCCTTATGAGTAAATTTATTGAAAATCCTGATCTTGAAGATAGACTAGCTGCTATTGATTATGCTATACGTAATAAGTATATGATAATATTTTGGTATAGAGGTTTAGATGTCTTATCTGGAAAGAAAAGGAAAGATGGTAGAAAATATTTACAGAACTGGAGAATTGTTGAACCTGTATCTCGTGGTTTATCAAAAAAAGGTAGACACATTGTTAGAGCTTATCAAATGAGTGGCGTTACAAATACTAGTAGACCCGCATGGAAAACCTTTTTGGTTAGTGAAATGAGTATGCTTAAAGTAATGGATGGTGATAAATTTTGGGCAAGAAATAATAGGTATTCAGCGTTTGATAAACCTACTGGTCCTAATTTTAAACCAAACAGTGACGCAACAATGTTAAATAACAAACCTATTAGTATTATCGACTTAGGTAAACCTAAAGGTCCTAATAAAGGAATTAAAGATGGCGAAGTTCAATCAAACCAAACCGAAACAATCAAATAACAACATGATTAATGAAAATTTTAATCTTGGTGGTTATTATTCTATGGATGAAGAGGTAAATACATCATATAATCCACATGCTGAAATGCAACTAATGTCGGCAATTAATCCAGATATTAACGTTGAAGATAATTTACCACCAGCAATTGCTAAGGCTCTTATGAAAGAGAGAGCCACATCTCCTGTACCTGTTGCTGGAGTACCATTAAGTAATGGTGATAATTTAGCTGAAAAGATAATGGCATCACCAATGGCTAAAAAGAATTTTTCTAATCCGGTATTAAATCAAATGACTGGTGATGATGAATTAGCTAGAAATCTTCAATTATATGAAGAAATGGTCAAAAATGGATCAGGTAATGCACTTAAAGATCGTTTAATTAACAATCTTAAACCATTAAATAAAACTCAACAAACAAAATCTGTTAATACAAGTCAGAGTAATCAATCATCTGTTAATATAGATTACTCTATGATTAAGATGATAATGGAAAAGGTTGTTGAAGAGAAAATGGATCAAATGCTTGAAGTGCTGGCTGAGGGTATAAAAGAAGATAGAAAGATTATTTTAAAAGAAGCGTTTTCAATGAATGGTATTGATGACGAAGAAATAAAATTTGTTATAGGCGATACAATATTCACAGCTAAGATAACTAAGCAAGGTAAAATTAAGAAATAAAATGAGTAATTTAAGGGTAATAACTTTCTGTAGAAATCACAAATGTTGTCCAGTTGTCACAGAATTACCAGATGGTAAAATTAGTCTAGGCGATAAAGAGGGAGTTGAAGGTGAAACAATATGGACAAAAGAACAGTTTAAAGATTTTTTAACTTCTGTTAAAAAAGGTGAATTTGATAATTTAGTAGAAAAGGAAACAGATTAATCTGTTTCCTTTTTTGTTTAGTACTATTATGTTTGTTCAAAATCATAATAAAAATGAAGAGAATTTTAGTAGTAGTATCAAATGGTCCACAAGGGGGTACTGATAAGTACAGAATGACTGACCCAAATATTATGTTAGATGAACTATATCCAGACGAATATAAGATAGATGTTTCATCAACATTCGACTTTAATGATATTGAGTCACTTAAAAAATACGATGCTGTTATTTTTCAAAAAATTGCCGGTCAAACTTATGAAAAATCTAAACCATTAATTGAGTTTATTAAAAGCCTTGGTATTAAGGTTATTATAGATACAGATGATTATTGGGTATTAGATCACATGCACCCTTATTACCAATTTTTCATGAAAAATAATATTGCATCATATATTATAGAAACACTTAAGGTCGCTGATTTTGTTACTTGTTCAACTGAGGCTCTTAAAGAGAAAATATACCCAATCAACAAAAATGTATTTGTTATTCCAAATGCAATAAATCCGGAAGAAAAACAATTTGTTCATAACCCAACTGAATCTAAAAGATTTAGAATTGGTTACGTTGCTGGTTCAAGTCACTTGCAAGATTTAAAACTTATTGATGGTGTTGTTAATATATTATCAAAGGAGTTTAAGAATGATTTACAATTCGTATTGTGTGGATTTGACTTAAGAGGGGTATCTAAATATTATGAAGTAAGAGGTAAAAAAATCCCAATTTCAGTATGGGCTAACTATGAAGCTATTGTAACTGATAATTATAGGACAGTAGATAGTAATGATAGGGCTTATCTAAACAGTCTATTATTGTTTGACAGATCTGTTAAAATGAATGATGACGATACTGCATATAAGAGAGTATGGACTAAACCTGTAAATGAATATGCTAGTAATTATAATGATTTGGATTTAGTTATTGCGCCTCTTAAAGATTTTGAGTTCAATACATATAAAAGTAATCTTAAAGTTCTTGAATCTGGTTTCCATAAATTACCTATCATAGCTTCTGAATTTGGTCCATATAAACAAGATCTAGTATCTGCATATAAAGGTGAAGGTCAATATGGTGAAGGTAATTCTCTATTGGTTAAACCGAATAAGAATGCTAAAGAGTGGGCTAAATTTATAAAATACTTAGCGTATAATAGAGACGAAGCCAAAAGATTAGGGTTGGCGTTATACGATACAGTCAAAGAAAAATATGATCTTAGAAATGTATCAACACTTAGACATGAAGTTTATCAAACTTTTTTTTAAGTGAAATTTGGTTATGTGAAAAATAATCACTAAATTTGCTACTGTAACTAAAATACAGTATTATGCAACTATTAGATGAAACAACAATCAGAGCTAACTTTGAAAGGTATATCAAAGGGCTACAATTTTGCCTCGGTGATGAGCTCACTGATAAATTATTGGAAAAATATGCAAAGCAGCTTATTGTATCTCCAAACGGTAGGTACACCCATACTGGAGGGTTTGCTGGCGGTTTTGTCAACAATGCGCTGAAGGTGTCTGATGCGGCACATATTAGTGCCAAATTATTTAAAGGTACTTCAAGAGAGTTGGATCCTAAAAGTATAACAAAATTGGCATTACTTAACGGTTTTGCTAAAATTGTTAACTTTGTTGAAGTTAAAAACAGTTATCATAACCAAAGAGGTCAATATTATGATAATATTACTCAATATGATGATAATTCGTCTTCAACTGTAAACGAGGAGACCATTTTTATGTTAAATGAATTGGGTATTACTTTTTCAAGACAAGAATATCATGCTTTTCTTGCTCTAAGTAAAAAAGATGAGGCTAATGCTTTTAATACAAATGCATTATTTGTATTATTGAGTGGATCAATTGGTATTGCTAGAGTCTTAGAAAAAGACATGGACCCTAATAAAAATTCTTCAAACAATCAGTAATATGCCAGTAGTTAAGTTAGTAAACGAATCAAATAATCAGGCATTTGTTTATGCTACTGATAGGGCATCAGGTTTTGATATTTGCGCAAACCATGATGAGAGTATTAATCCGGGAGAAATTAAACTAATCAAAACCGGATTATTTGTTGACATGAGTGATGTACCCAATTTAGAGCTACAAATACGCCCTAGAAGCGGTCTAGCATTGAAGAATGGTATTACTGTACTTAATAGTCCGGGGACCGTAGATAACGATTATAGAGGCGAAATAGGGGTTATTTTGATTAACCATTCTAATACAACCTTTAATGTTACTAAAGGTATGAAAATTGCTCAAGGTGTATTTTCTAATTTTGTAAATCCTTTTGTTAATACTGAACTTATTGTATTTGGTCTTGTGGATAAAAACGAGCTTAGTTCAAGTGATAGGGGAAATAATGGTTTTGGTAGTACAGGTGTGTAATGAATACATTAGATGAATATTTTGATTTAGCCAAAGAGTCCGCAAAACCACTTACTCAAGATATACTTGACAAGTGTATCACAACCAAAACCTATTTTGGGGGTGATTTTGAGGTAGGTGATAAGATATTATTTGCTTTATGTGAAAATAATTTAGGGTCACATGACTTATTTTACTTTTCAGATAAAGAGCTTAATAATTTAAGATCACTGTTTGATTTTGTGGGATTTACGGATGAAGAAGAATACAAAAGTGTTATCCCGATTTTTAAGAAAAAGTAATTAAGTTATTTTAATACATGTTAAATGCCAGTAATTTTTGATTACTGGCATTATTTTTACTACTTATTGTTAGAACATGTTCATCAAAATAATGATAATTAATCAGAGGTTTTATGCCAAGAACAAAACTTAAAAATCTCTCTGCTCATGATAAAGAAGAGCTAAGAGAATTTGCCGACGATAGAGATGAAGTCAGAGCACTTATAAGCAACCAAAAATTACTAGGTTTCGTCGATGTTAACTATAAATGTAAGACTGAAAATCAAAAAAAACTAGTTAAAAGTATAAAAGAAAACATCATAACAATTTGTTCAGGATACCCGGGATCAGGTAAAACATATCTATCTTGTGCAGTGGCGTTAGATCTTTTAAAGAAAGATGGTTATGACAAAATAGTAATTGCCAAATCTGTACAAACAATCCAAAATGAAGAGATAGGGTTCCTTAAAGGTACTATGAGTGAAAAGTTAGAACCAACAATTCAAAGTTTTGTGCAAAATATCAACAAAATTATTGGTAGGGACAAAACAAAGATGTTGTTTGATAAATTTCTTATAGAAGTAATGCCACTGGCTTATATTAGAGGTGCTACAAGGGATAACGAGATTATTATTATTGATGAAGCACAGAATATTAGTGTTGAAAATATTAGAACAGTACTAACTAGAATTGGTGAAAATTCAAAAATGATATTACTTGGTGATGAAGAACAAATAGATTTGAAGAAGAAAAACGATTCGTCACTTAAATTCATAAAAGAAAATCTAAGACATATTGATGGTATTGGTGTTGTTGAATTAGGTGAAGATGATGTTGTTAGACATCCTATAATTAAAGAAATAGAAGAGGTTTTTAGAGAAAAAAGTAATAAACGATAATTTTCTTATTTACATTTACGTATTGCTACTACTATATTTGGATTAAACATTCAAATTATGGTAGTAGCAATTTTTATTAATAACATTATTAGAGATACTAAACAAAAATTAATAGAAACTTTAAGTAAATTTAATTACGAAGGTGAGCTTGATTATGATAAGATTGACTTCAATAATCTTTATAATACATTCCCTTTAATCAAGCGTAAAAAAGAAGCTATAGAGTGGGTTAAATTTGATACCGGGACAACCGATGAGGTTGGTAATAAGATTTATGCTGACAAAATTGTTATCAATGATATTATTGCAGCATTACATAATGGTCAGTTAACTTATGAAGTATTCTGTAGATCAAGTCAAGTTGTTGACCATTTCATCGATAAACTATACAAACTAAAAGCTAATAACCCTAAATTAAAAATTGTGTTTGTTTCTCCTGAAAGTAAAAGGTCAAGAGTGGCAACATTAGGATTTTTAAGTGTTAATGGTATTATTGATGGGGTATATTTTCTTGATAGCAATAAACCAAAGGAATTAAGTAGATCAAATATTAAATATGATTATTTGATTACAGATAATCAAAAGTACTTCAAATTAAAAAATGTTGTACAATATAAAACTAACCATAATTCAGATATTATTCTGGATAAGGTGGTAAATAATCACGATGAAATAATTGAATTTATTGAATCGTTAAATAATTAACTAATCTAAAATGGAAGACAAAAAATTAGAAACGTTAAATGGTATCAATACAATGATACAAAATTACAAAGATGGTGATTATAAATTTGTCTTTGTAATTCCAGATACTAAAGGTGCTCCTATGGCAACAGTATCTAATCTTTATAGAAATGCATTATCATTAAAGAATCATGGTTTTAACGTGGTTATGTTGCTAGAGTTAGATCAAATGGATAAAGTTGATCTATGGATGGATAAAAAATTTGTGGAAGAACTTCCGCATTATACTATGGACGGTAAATCTTTTGAGATTAAAAGTAGTGATATTATTATCGTACCTGAGTTATATGCATCAATTATTAAAACTCTTAATGAGAAAGGTATTAACTGTACCAAAATTTTATTCATTAACTCATTTGAATATGTTAGTGAAGGTCTGGATTTTACAGATAAATGGTCATATCTAGGTATAGATAAAGCTATTACAACAACTGATACTTTAGCTGAATTAATTAAAACATGGCATGGTATTAAAGATGTAAAAGTTATTAATCCTATGATTCCAAGTATGTTTACTGAAAAACGAAAAGCAAAATTACCTAATATTGGTATTCATTTTAGAAGTAAAAGAAAAACTAGGAGATTTATTAAAATGTTCTATGATAAATATCCACATTTAGCATTCTTTACTTTTATTGATTTTCACGGGTTAAGTGAAGAGACTATGGCTGACATGCTTGATACTTGTATGGTAGCTTTGTGGGATGACCCTATCTCATCTTTTGGTACATTTCCTATCGAGGCTAATAAATGTAATGTACCTATCATTGCAAGACCTGCCGATATTTCAGCAGAATGGTACTCTGATCAAAATGGTATTTGGGTTAAAGACCATATTCAAATGTTAAGTATTTTATCAGCATATATTACTGCATGGTTAAATTGTGATGATAAACTAAAAGATTATTCGAATGTTAAAGATTTGGTTGCAGGTCTTTATACAGAAGATAAGTTTAATGAAAACGTTAAAAAAGTATATGACCTTATTGTTAGTGATAAGATTGATATGCTAGAAAAAATAAAAGCCAATTTTGAAACAAACTAATATTATGGATTTAACAGTTATTATTCCTGTTCATAGTGTTGAAGGTGAATTTGATCAACTATTTGCTGCTGCCGTGAATAGTTTAGTTAAAAACACTTTAAAACCAAAAGTTATCATATCGGTAACAAATACAAACGAAAATAAGAAGTATTTTACAGATTATAAATTTCCGGATGGTTTAAGTGGTGAAGTTCAATTTACTACTAAAAAATTATTCCAAGATCATATTAATGTTACAGTAAAATCGGTCAAAACGAAATATTTTACTGTACTTGAATTTGATGATGAGTTCGCAGATAAATGGTTTGAGACATTTGAGTCATATTCTAGCGAAAATGTTGGTGATATGTTTGTACCACTAACCGCATTGTTTGATCATAAAACTAAAACTATTAAGCAGCTTGTAAATCAAATTGGTTGGGCCAAAGGTCAAGTTGATGAAGTAGGTTATCCTGATTTTGAACTTGTTAAAGGTTGGCCAGATTTTACATTTACAGGTGCTATTATTAATACTGAAATGTTTAGAAGTTTAGGTGGTCTTAAGAGAAATATTAAATTCACTTTTAACTATGAATTTATTCTTAGAATGTTAAATAAAGGATATAAAATGTTTATTGTACCTAGAATTGGTTACAGACATACAATCAATAGAGATGGATCGTTGATTTGGCAATACGCTAATGACGACAGTATTAAAATAAAATCTGCTCAGGAGTCAGAATTCTGGTTTGAAGTTGCTAGAACTGAATGTAAATATACCAAAGACAGAGATATTGATATTCCAGAAAATTATGCCTAAAGGTAAAGTAAAAAAAGGTGGTAATTATTATGATGAAGATACTGAATTAGCAGTAATAGAGTATCTTAATACAGAAGATCACGTTAAAAGAAGTAAAATATGGAATGAACATCTTGATAGACCGTTCAGAACATTAGTAGAGGCTATAATCAATACATATCGTAATAGACGAACAGATATTGATTTTAGTGAACAACATGCCGATGTACTTGGTGAATTGATTTGTAAGTTTCCTAAATTTAATAACTCGCTCGGTCATAAATCCTATTCTTATTTTGGTACCATTGCTAGAAATCAAGCAATGAATGATAAAAAGAAAGCTGATGAAAGAACAAAGAAAGTTTTAGATTTTGATGTTTTTTTACCGGATTTAATGACAAAACCTGAGTTGACTTATGAATTAGATGATAAGGAAATAGATAAGGAAAAACTTTTTAGCGATATTACAGAAGCTATGAAGTTGGAGGTTGCTAAACCTGATTTGACCGAACATGAATTTAAAGTGGGTACAGCAATTATACATATATTCCAAAATTGGGAGATATTATTTGACTTTGATGAAACGGTAAAAAATTCTAATAACTTCAATAAAAACAATGCATTGAGAATATTAAGAGATTTAACAATGCTTGATACAAAGTCGTTAAGGAAAGCATTAAAGAGATTTAAAATGTTCTATGAATTAACAAAAATGGAATTAATGGATGCACAATTGGAAAGTGAAGATGATGATATTGAAGAAAATCCATATATAGATAATGACTTTTTGAGTTAAGCTATTTACTATAAAAAGACTATTATGGGAGCATTAGTTAGAAAAAAGAAAATCACTAAGATTGATGAAGAAAATCTATTAGGTGTTATTCAACAAGCGGCAAGTGAAATAGATACACAAACTTTAAAAATTGAAGACAACTATAATAAAATTAAAGGTATAGTTAATTCAACTGATGATGCATCAATGATTGCTGTTCTTAGTAAAGTTGTTACAGATTTACTTAAACTTAATGATAATAATATCACTAATAGACTTAAATTAAGTAAGGTATTATCTGATCACCAAAGAGCTATGACAAAGGGTGTTATAGACATTTCAAGTGAAGATATACCTACAATTGATTATGATAACTTGAGTAATATAATTGATGGTAAATGAGTTCTCAAAATGAAATAATATCTAAATACAGATCTTTATTCCAAAATCAGAATCTATCTAAAAATCCTTTTAATAATCAATCCTCAATAAATAATGTTTTAAGTATTGAGGATTTTTTATTTGAGTTGATTAAATCTAGTAGAGGTGCCAGTGAATTTAAGAGAATATTAGTAGATTCTGTAATGACAGAATTAAATAAAGCGACTGATTTATCTAAATTGGTTGAAAATATCATATTGAGTAAATATTCATGTGATAATAATATTTTAATTGATCAAAGATATACCACTCTATCTTCAATAGGGATTGATATTAAAGTCAATGAAATAGATATTTATGGTTTATTTAAAGTTAACCCTAATGAAACACCTTCTAAATACTTTTATGAAGGGTTTGATATACGTAAGCATGTGAATTATTTATTATACCAATCAAAAACTGCTACGGTAAATTCACCTCTAACTTATTCATACAATTCTAAGACTTTATTTAGTGTATATCATAAAGATAGAGATACTATAAATTTCAAATTCGGTTCATATTACAATAATAAACCATTTGCTGAATGGCTTAAAGATTACATTAAGAGTTTAAACCCTTTATACAATCAAGTTAATTTTATAGCCGTTTTAACTGATATTATAACAGGTGTTTTATCTTTATCTAGTAAATCTGATATACAGATAAGACAAAATAGTGTATTACTTAATGTTCTTAAAAATATTTTTGGATTTTGTGATAATTTAAATGATGATAATGATGGCCAACTTTCAAGTGCTAGAGATTTTTTACAGAAAAATGTGCCAGAATTATCCGGTGTAACATTAGACCCTTTTAACCCTTTTAGACGTAATACTAATGCGAACCCCAATTCTTTGACAGTAGATCAGTTAAATGGGATAGAAGATGACGTACAAAATAAATTAAATTCTAGGCTTAGATTTGTTACTTGTAATAATTTAGAACTTGGCTATAATAATCAGGAGCTACTTGATTTATTGGACAGTATATTTAATGAGTCAGATGATGATATAACAGATTTTCAAACAAATACATCTGTATCACCAAATAAAAATGTTACTAACCCTTACTCTAACAAATCTGTTAATACAAGTAAATATGTTGATGGTCTTAATAATATCATCAATAACTCTATAAATAATGAAATTGTTCAAGGTGAAATAGATTTAAATCTTGATAGAGCAAATATTGAATTAGAATTTAACTTAGGTTTGTTTAAATCTATACCTTACGCTTTTATACAGTCAATTATAACACCTAGAGTAACTATAATAAACAAACTATATTCTGTGCTATCAGGAAACACTGATACAAAGAATTCTAACGCACTGTTAGATGATATGGGTAATATCATTAAAGAAATGGGTGTAAGTGTCGCACAATCCATTCTAAGGGCTTTATTTAAGATAATACGTGAAGATCTCCTTAGAATAACAGAAAAAATAGTACTTGATATTCTAAGTGAGCAGATAGGTGATTATATAGCTGTGATTACATCTCTTATTGACATATTTAATAGATTAAGAGGGTTATTTGACGGTGACGATTGTGATTCAATATTAAATAAACTTTTAGCCTTACTTAAATTAAGTGGGGTTGTACCGGCTAAACCAATACCACCATTTTTAATTACTATGAATGCCTTTAAACCCGGTCTTAGTAAAATTAAAATCTTTAATGATATAAAAGGTAAATTAGAAAATAAGGGTATAGATACAGGTTATGTTTTACCTGACGGTAGTCCAAACAATATGATAATAGCAATTGAAGAAACAGTTAATTCTGTCGTTGATTCTATTAAACTTGATAGCAATGTTCAAGTTTTTGTTAACGGTGCTGCTGGCCCATCTTTTGGTAATGCTCAAATACAATAATGGAAACGAAATTAAAAGTACTAGAACTTAAAGATAGGGCTAGTAAAATGACAAATAAAGAATTGGTTGACAATATACAAAAATTGTATATTGATTTTCAGGAACTAAAATCTGTGATTATACCGTTAGTTGAAATGCTTGAAATAACAGAAGAAGTACATGAAGAATTAACAACCGAACTAAATAATAGAACCAGTTATTTAAAAGCCAAATGATAAAGTATGCAATATGTATTGATGATCAAGATCCTTTCGATTTAGATAGGATAAGGGCTATTATTGTTGATGGTATTCAATTATCAAGGGATTTTAATGATATATTGAGGTTAGTTAGTAAAAATGATACTAATTCAAATTATGTGCCTTGGTCATATCCTAATATAAATCAACTTAGGGACCCATATCTAATGGAACCCTTTATACCAACAACAACATTAACAGATATACCAACTAAAGGGCAATTAGTTAAGGTTATAGCCGTAAACGATAATGTATATGAATATGTCGGTGCAGTAACTAAAGATTACTTATCAAAAAAACAACCATATATATTATCTAATAAAGGTCCGGTATCTAAGAATTATAAAAGAAAGGGTTTAAAACCTAATACAAATGATATTGTACTTGGTACAGATAATTCTCAAATTATTATCAATAATAATAGAATAAGTACTAGAATAGGATTTAATGATAATGGCGTTAAACAACTACACCCATTTGAAGACTTATTCATAAATGATGATCCATATAACTTAACTAGTGAAACAAATACTGTCACACAAAGAATTGATAATCCAATAGATTATATTTGTGTATATGAAATAAAATTCACATTTAATGAATTATATTCAACAAGATTAGAGTATAATATCTATAAGGCTGATAATATTATTAATCAAAATGGTTTAACAGGGTTAAAAGAGAGCGAATTAATATATGAAAATGAATTATTTTCCATATTACCACAAGAACCAATTTTTACTTTAACTGCATCTTCTAATAATATGCAATTCTTGTCAACCATATTAAAAGAATGTAAATCATCTGTTATAAAAGGTAAATTACCTTACATAGAAGCAAATAATTCTGACTTAGTAAAAAATATAGTAAAAAGTGATGGGGTAATTAACTTGGTCAATAATACTATAAATGAACCATATAATAATGGATATGATATTAATGATTATTCTTTAATAAAAAATCCGAATATTTTAGCATTTATTATTAACATCAATCAAGTAAAACTAACATCAATTAACCAGACTTTATTAGATGTTAATGGTTATTCTAACGGCTCTAATAACTACGCTTTAGCCAACGGTATAATTAACGGTAAAAAAATTACTGTATATAATAGATTGCCGAGTAAAACTGAGACCACCTCAGTTACAACTGTGAATAAAAATAGAATTGGAGTAAAAGAATCTAGTAAGGTATTTAATGTAGATAAATTTTTATTAAATACAACATCGACTTCAACAAACTTGTCAACATTAAGTAGTGATACAAACACATTTGATTATGATACGTTTATCAATAAATTTAATGAAAGTAGTTCATTTATTAGAGGCGAAGAACTTTTAAATGTATTAATATTATTAATTGAGACAATATTAAATCACGGACATATAGCAGGTGTTGATCCTAGGGTATCAATTATAGATACTAGTAAATTAGAACTCACAGCTATACTTGATAAACTTAAATCAGAGGTTAAAGGTAATATAACAACAACTATACTTAATAAGAACGCTAAGATAACATAAACTATTTAATTTTAAAAAGTTATGGCAATTTGGAAAACATATTTCGATAAGAATAATACAATCATTAAAGATGATCCAGTTAATACTGCTAGAAATCCGATAGCTGTGTTATCTTATGGTAGTAAAGTCAGTAGATTCATATTCTATTGTGATTTTAGTGATTTAATTTCAATTTATAGTGACAATAATGTTCCGGTAGATAGTGATTCTAAACATATCTTAAAGATCAAGAATACAGCTAATTTTGATATTAGAAACACACTAGATTATAATAATAATATTGTACTTGGGGACATTTTGTCCCCATCTAACTTTACTGTTGAATTACATAAAATAGATGAAGAGTGGGCCGAAGGTTATGGTTACGTTTTTAATAAAAATGAAGCAAAAGATAACTTATACTCAGAAGAACCATCTAACTGGACACAAAATACTACTTTAACTAATTGGAATAGTCCGGGTATTATTAGTGGTAGTACAAACTTAATTACAACAGTTACGTTTAATAATGCTCAAGATGATATTGAAATAGATATAACATCGTTTGTTAATGAATTATTACAATCAAATTTTGAAGGATATCAAGGGTTTTGTTTGAAGTTTATTGATGAACTAGAAAGTAAAGATACAACAGATGAATACGCAATTGGTTTATATACCAAATATACCAATACATTTTTTCAACCACATATAGAAAGTTATGTGCCTACATTAGTTAAAGATGATAGATTTAATGGTACACCATATAGACAGTTAAAATTATTCATGTATTCAGTGATTAATGGCGAACTAACAAATTTAGATGAAATACCGGAAGCAACATTTGATGGAGATCCAATCACAGTTAATCAAGCCGCAAAGGGATCATATTATATTAACGTTGATACAACAGGGTTAAATGATCATCAAGAATACACTGACGAATGGTCAAATCTTATTTATCAGGGAATTTCATTACCAAATAAGAAATTTAAACTGGTATTAAATTCTCCTACAGATTATTATAATGTGACAGACAGTCCAATAAACAGATTTAGATATACTAGCGTAATATCAGGTATTAATAAAGGTACCAAAATTAAACACGGTAACATATTTATATTACCTGTGTTTATAAGAAGAATGTATGACCATGCATCAACAGTAAATATATTGGGTAGTAAACTAGAATATATGATATATGTTAAACAAGGTAATAATAAAGTAATATTCATTGATTGGGATGAATGTGACAGAATAGGTAATAGATATGAGATAAAATTTGATACTCGCATATTTCCTAATCAAAAATATTATATTGATTTAAGATTTACATGTAATAGCGAAGTTCATATATTGGAAGAACAAACAAATTTTGAGATACAATGAAAGAGTTTTTAGTATTTGTTAATTTCCAACGCATAGATTATAGAGGATATAATACTTATGAATTTATATTTTCTGATACAGAGGATGTTGAAGAAGGAGATAATTGGGATTATTCACCATCAAAAGGTGCAATAGTTACGCCACCAAGTGTAGATTATGTAACATCAGTTTATAATGTCTATACCAAAGAAATTGAATTTGAGGTTGCATCTTATTCATCATTAAGCATGAGAGATTCAGTTGAAAAGATTGTTGCATTATGTTATGAAATAAGTGATCCAGACGGTATAGGTAAAAAAAGATTGGTTTTTTCTTATGGTGAAACTAAAGACAGCGTATTAACTAAATTACATCTGCGTAGTGACGAACTATATATAAAAGAGGTAATTTTATAATACTATGGGAAAACAAAGATACAAATTAAGTGAAGTACTTAATACAAATGACATCGCTAGAAAAATTGATACTATAAAAAAAACAAAAGACGAGGTTAAAGATGCTTTAACAACTGCTGGTATTGATTTAACTAATGATGATGATAAAAATAAGAGTCCATATACTAGAATAAATGAAACCATGTTACATATTATTGCTGATGACATTGCGGACTCATTACTAAAGAATTGATTTATGTACTTATTAGAAAATTATACAACTAATGTTTTAAAACTGACTAACTACAAAAATAATAAGATTGATTTATATCCTTATCAAAAGAGTATTATTAGTGAATATGATAATAGTATGGATAATCTTATCATATTAAAACATAGAATGACTGGAATTAGTAGTATTAATATTGCATATTGTATTAAACAACTACTAAATGGGTATAATACTAAAATTTTATATTTAACACCCAATTACGCATCTGCATCACATTTTACCAGTTTAATAGAACGTGAATTAAAAACTAATCATGATTATATTGAATACATAAAATCGAGAAATATATTAACTTTTGAGAATAGTAATTCAATTAAGTTTAGTACTTTTAATAAAAATGATTTTTATGCGGAAACTTTTACAGATGTGATTATGGATGAAATGGTATATGCTAATTTAAATGTTTATGATATTTCGTTAATTAAATCTTCATTAGGAAATATAGGTAGACTTATTTATACATCTAGTGTTGAAAAAGGTAGTGATATGAATCAAGTATTAAAACAGTTGAGTTTAATACAAGAAGGTAATGTAAATAATGTTAAATTTGTATGCCAATAACCAAACAACAAATAAATGCTGAATTTTTAAAAGGTCATAAAGACCCAATATATGCAATCGAGACTTACCTTAAGACGTTTGACTTAACAAAAAACTCGTTTGTCAGATTTACTTTGTTTGAAGATCAGAAAAAACTGATTAATAATTATCATTACTCTGATAAACATCAAATCACATTAAAGTACAGACAAGCTGGTGTATCTACGACAACTGCCGCTTATTGTTCTTCAATATGTTCATTTGCTTTACCAAAATCTCCCCATAGAATTCTTATTATTGCCAATAAGTTAACAATGGCTGGTGAGTTCTTAAATAAAATTAAGAACTTTATAAAAGAATTTCCATCATGGTTAAACATTACGTTTGAAAAGGATGCGGCATATCATTTTAAATTGAGTAATAACTGTGAGGTTAAAGCCGTTGGTACATCTAATGATGCTTTGAGAGGTTATACACCAACACTGATCATTATGGACGAAGCAGCATTTATCGATGTTGCAGAGGACTTCTGGGCAGCTACAATGGCATCTATTTCTACTGGTGGTAGAATAATACTTATATCAACCCCTAATGGCCAAGATCCAATTTATTATGAAGCTTATGAGTCAGCTATAAACGGAAATAGTAACTTCCTTATTACTCATTTAAAATGGTATAATGACCCAAGATATAATAAAGGTCTTAAAATGGTTAGAACAAATGATCTTGTTGATTATATGTTAAAACCGGATGATGAAAAGACTGAGATAATTATAGAAAATGTACTTGGAGACGATTTCACGTTTAATAAAGAATATTACTCTAAATATAAAAAACTACCATATAATAGTGATACCACTAATGAATCTATAGATGTTGATGAATTTATATCAAATTCGATTGGTAATACTAAAGCACAATTTAAAGAAAAGGGGGGTTTAATAGCTAGAAGTCTTGATGATATTAATAGTGTAACCACAAGTTATTATTGTGAAGGTTTTAAATTCACTTTAAGAGACATTGAAGATAAAATAAGTCAAGGTTATAAACCTTTCTCCCCTTGGTATGAAAAAATGGCAAGGGATATGAAGTATGATAAACGTAAAGTTAATCAAGAACTTGAATGTGCATTTAATGGTTCTGGTAATAACGTAATAGAAAGTGAGATCATACAAAGACAAGATAGAGAAAACGTAAAAGACCCTTTATATAAAGATAGAAAATGGAATAGTGATGTATGGATATGGGCTGAACCAAAAGAAGGTCATAAATATATTCTAGCCATAGACGTATCCAGAGGTGATAGTGAAGATTATACTGGTATGCAAATTATAGATGTTACGGAATATGAACAAGTTGTGGAATATTATGGTAAAATAAAACCAGATATTGCAGCAGAACTTGTTTATGAGTATGCCATGAAGTATAATGCTATATCAACATTTGATATTACTGGAGGTATGGGTCTTGTAACAGTTCGTAAGCTACAAGATATGGGATTACCAAGACGATTATTCCATTATGATTTATCAGATAATGAAATGCATAAAGCTGCTAGTGGTGAAGTTTATCCCGGATATGATATGGGTAAAAAAAATAAACGAGTAGAAATTGTTGCAGCAATGGAAACAGGTGTTTCTAGGGAAGAATTTAAAATTAGAAGTGCCAGACTTATTGCGGAACTAAATAAATTCGTTTATATCAATGGTAGACCCGATCACACAAAAGGTAGCCATGATGACTTAATCATGTCACTCGGTATGGCATTGTTATTGTGCTCTACACAATATAAGAGATTAGTAGGGGCAGAAGCACAAACAACCCTTAATAGTTCATGGTTTTTATATAGCGCAAAACCTAATGTTACAGCGATAAATACAAATGTTTATATACCAGATTATGGTAATAAAAAAGACATTGTTAATTTTAAACCGGTAATTGGTAGCGTAGATGTTTTTGGTGGTCAAAAGAAACTATATGAAGATTTATTTGGACCGATGAAATAAACTCTATTTACAATAAAACATAATAACCTTAAAAATAGTAATAACATGGTAAATAAAATACTTACTGGTAAATTTAATACTCCGGGAGTATCCGTTAATGTATCTAAATCAAGTAAACCATCTAAAGTTGGTAAAGGTGATACATTAAGCAATATTGTATGTGATGAAAATGGTCCAACTAATAGATATTCTTTTGATAGGTTTGTTATTGGTTGTGCAAATAAGGTTGAATATGACTCATATTTTGAGTGCGGTTACATAGAATAATATGGAAAAAAATAAAACAGTATTACAAAAAATAGCATCATTGTTTAATAAAAACAATGATCTTTCTTATAGCGTAGACCCCAAAACATTTGCTGGGTTATCAGGCGGTGATGTTGAAGAAAAAGTTAAAGAAATACAACAATTTTCTTATCTACAACATAATAACTTAAAACTGACTACTAACCTAAGAATAGGTAATGGTTTATATGAATCAATGAGATTAGTCTCTTATAGAGATTATGAAGAGATGGAGTATACACCAGAAATAAGTCAAGCTCTTAATGTTTATTCTCAAGAGGCTACATCAATAAATGAACAAGGTAATGTATTAACCGTCAATTCAAATAGTGAAAGGGTTAAGACTGTGCTTGAAAATTTGTTTTATAATACATTAAATGTTAATTCAACATTAAATGGTTGGGCCAGAAGTTTGTGTAAATACGGTGAAGTGTTTGTACATTTAGGTATTGTACCAACTAAAGGTATTGTTAAAGTCAGACCATTACCGGGTGTTGAAATTGTTAGAAAAGAACCAGATTTTACTCAAACATTTGATGGTACAACAACAAATGATGTTAGATTTATTTGGTCAACTGGTCAATTGGAATTTACTAATTTAGAAGTGGCACACTTTAGATTACTTTTAGATGATAAAAAATTACCTTATGGAACTTCTGTACTTGAAAATTCTAGGAGAATTTGGAGACAAGTCTTAATGGCAGAAGACGCTATGTTAGGTTATAGAGTTATCAGGGCTCCTGAGAGAAGAGTTGTTAAAGTAGATGTTGGTAATATGGATGATAAAGATATCCCAGCTTACGTACAAAGTTTTGCAAATGATTTTAAAAGAAGAACTGATATTACCATTGATGGCCAAACAAACAATAGATATAATACGTTAGCTATTGATGAAGATTTTTTTGTGCCTGTAAGAGGGGTCAATGGTATCCAAAATCCAATTGAAACATTACCGGGTGCATCTAATTTAGGTGATATTGCTGATATTGAATATCTGCAAAATAAACTACTAGCATCTTTAGGTGTTGTCAAAAGTTTTGTTGGGTTTCAAGAAGAAGTTGGTGAGGGTAAAAATTTATCTATCATGGATGTTAGATTTGCTAGAACCGTACATAAAATCCAGCAAGCCTTAATCATGGAACTTAATAAGATTGCTGTTATGCACTTATATTTATTAGGTTTTGAAGATGAAATAGATAATTTTAGAATATCTTTAAATAACCCATCTATACAGTCTAAATTATTAGAAATTGATCTATTAAAAGCTAAAATTGATCTTTATACTGCTTTAGTAACAAGACCTGAAAAAGGATTTGCTGCATATTCACATCATAAGGCGTTAAAAGAAGTATTTGGTATGTCAGATGATGAAATAAGGTTAGATTTGGCTAAACAAGTTATTGAAAGTGCTGCGGCTATAGAATCTAATAAAATATCTGAGGTTATTGCTGAAACTGGTATATTTGCAGAGGTTTATCAGGCTTATGGTATTGATCCTGAAAAATTGAATAGCCCTGATGTTATCTCTAAAGATGAAAACGGTAATCCTATTGCAAGTGATGGTAGTGCAGCAATGTTAAATAGTGCCGGTGCAGGACCTTCATTTGGATCTGATTTAGCAACAGATTTCTCATCTAGTGCTGGTGATAGTGGAATGCAAATGCCGGGTGTAGATGAAATACCAGATTTGGCAGGTACTATTGCTGGTGATGAAACTCCAGAAAGCGGAGAGCCTAATTTAAATAATACTGATGAAGAACCTAATAATAAACTAAATGAAGCTGATAAATTATTATCAGAATTGGCTGATATTATTAACAAAACAAATAAGAAGTTACCTAAAAACATTAACCAAATAATTGGTAAGAAAAGAAGTATAATTAGGGATTAACTATTTAAAGTAAAACGTAATATTATGTTAGGTAAATTATATAATCAATATACAGAACAACTCCTTAATGAATCTGTTGATAAGGAAATTTCAGATATTTTCAAAAAACTGGCTAAACGTGATGGTAAATTATTAAAAGAGGTTTGTGATATGTACGATTCTTTTAATGAAGCACATCTTAATAATAAAGAATATGCTGTTGCATTTGTTGACAACTCTTTAACAACTCTAAAAAATAAGGCACAGGCATTGACTTCTGGTATTATTGAGTTGAAAGAAAATACAACGCATGATGACTCTATTACATCCTTATTAGATGAATACGTTTTTGGGCAAAATTCAATCCTTAGAGAATATGAAATTAAAGACCAGTTAGTTAATATTATTACCGCAGAAAAATCCGATGATATTACTGAAAGTGTTATGATATATTCAGAGGCTGATGAAAAAACCAAAGATATTATTAAGTCGATTTTGAATGAAGATACTGAAAAGATTAATGAGTTTTATCATAATACCCTTAATCAGATAATTATTGAGTGTAACAATAAAATAATTGAAAACGTAAGTAATCAAGATTTCGTTTTACAGATTGCTCAAGTACAATCAACATGTTTTGATTTAAAATCAAAAGAACCAAATAAAGATACACTTATATCATTATTGACCTTAAATGAAAACATTGGAAATTAATCGAATCTTTAAAAAAACCAAAGTTGAAAGAATGATTTATATAGTCATTCTTTTTTGGGTAGTATTTGCCGTATTAGGCCATATTTATTTAACACCATTTGTTGATCTATCGGCTTATTTTGTTTCATTAATAGGTTTTGTTAGTTCTTACATTTATGGGGAAAATAAATCTCCATCTGATGCAACCCCTTTGTTTTCTAAAGGTAAGAACTCATCTCGTGAAATCATGATGTATGTTGTGATTTTAATATGGTTGGGATTTGGTTCTTTGGGAATTGTTGAAGGTAAATCACTTGTTGAATTTTCATCTTATTTTGCAACATTAACACCTTTTGTTGGTGCATATATTTTAGGAAAATCAGCTAATTTGGAAAATGTACCAAAAATTGAAGAAAATGTTGATAATTTAGGTTAAAAAATTTGGTTTAACCACATCTTGTTATTATATTAAAGCCATAACTTAAATAATATATGTTATGGCTTTAATATTTTATGGAGAAAAAAACAAAAAAGGTTTCACTAGATTTAGAAAACGGTATCGTTGTTGATTATGGTACAATGGATTACATTAACTTTAAAAGCGCATTCATGCAGTTTAGATGTTGGGTGCAACCAAATAATTCTGAGTATATAAAACATTTGGATACATTCAAAAGATCTATAAAAGATGAATTAAAAAGTATTCTAAATAATCAGGATAAATTTGATAAATCGTTCTATATAGTTGATCTTAAACTGAAAGACAATAGGATGAATGTAAATAAAAAGAGTTTCATGCAGCTAACTGTTAATTTATATAATAAAGGCGGAATAAGATCTGATTGGAATAAAGAGGTAAAACATGAACTAGTTAATATTTCTAAAACTCTTTCAAATACAATAACAAATAATAATAATATAACGTTAACTAAAACAGGTAAATAATATGGAAAGAGGATGGGCTGGAGACGATAAAGGTTATTATCTTTATCCTAAAACAAAAGATAGACTTCAAACTGGTCATTATAAAATTAAAGCAAATGAAGTTACAGGTTTTATACTTGAAAAGGCAAAGCATGTAACTAATGATGAAATTAAACCAAAAGATGAACTATTTGACTACAATAAAAAAATTCATGAAGATCTAATTAATAGATTAAACAATTTTTACAAACAAGAATTTTTAGAAACTAAAAAGAGTTTAGGTTTTGTTTACCCGAATGTTAATATTCTTATAGGCAAAAAAAGTGGTAAAACTAAAGTACTTAATTCATTTATTGGTACAATTGAATCTGAAACAACTAATGGAGGTTATATTGTACTTGAAACAGATTTGGAAAGCTGGTTAAATATTGAAACCGATATGGTAGAAATGTTTAAAGATACTGGAGATAATCTAGTGGTTGTTATTGATGATATAGATGATACTCTAAGCATTAATCCAGATTCTATAACCGATTTGTTTAGGATACACGAAATGGATATTTTTTATTTACTAACCGCAAACTCAGTTGATAAAACTTTACATCAAGGTTTAGGTGTTAATATTATAAAACATGATGTTAATATTACTTATGATCAGTTATATAATCATTATAAATCTGATAATAGCGTCATGGAGCTTATGTTAAATAACAAATTTACCATTAATAAAGGTGATAATCTTGATATTATTTTTAATAAATTAATTGGTAACAGATGACCTATTTATGTTTAAACGTAAATATATGTCACAATACAGAGAATTACTGGCAGAAGATGAAGGTAAAGGTATTTTAATTGAAAGAGATGCCGGCGTTATTTGTTATAATGAAGATCGTACATTAGTAACTGAAAGAGCAGAATTAATTAAAGAGGTTGGTTATAAAAAAATGAATTTTGATTATAGCAAACCTCTCTATTATTATGCTATTCTGCAAAAAAAAGATACATTAAATAGAAATGGTAGAGTTTATCCGGGTAATGTATTAGATAAAGAAGTAGCTAGATATGATGAACAAGTTGTAAAAAAAGGATCTGCTATAGGAGAACTAGATCACCCAGAAAGTACTGTAATTTCATTAAAACATGGTCCACCAATTAGAATTGTTGAAGTACTTTGGGAAGGACCAACATTACTTGGTAAAGTAGAAATACTTGTTAGTAGAGGATTTAGAGAATCTGGTATATGTTCTACTGATGCCGATTACTTAGCATTAATGCTTGAATATGGTTGTGTTATCGGTTTATCATCTAGGGGTGTAGGTAGTGTTAAAAAATCTGGAAATAAGAAAATTGTACAGGAAGATTTTGAACTTATTTGTTGGGATGTTGTTTCAACACCTTCTACTCCGGGAGCATATTTATTTCCAAACCTTGAAGATAAAAATAAATATGATGAAACTCTTGTAACTAAAGAAGTTAGTTCTTATAATACACAAACAAATAATAATACAGGATCTCAAGCTGCATTTGCTGAATTCCTTAATAAATTTAAAAAACGTTAATTGTATGAGTGTAGAAGAAATGGATAAAAAATACTACAGTGTCACTACTCAAAAAATTGAGATTACTGACAATGGTAAAGTAATTAAGAAAAAAGAACAGTATTTAGTACTAGCTTATAGTGTTACAGATGCAGAAGCTATTGTCACAGAAAAATGTGATGTAGATACTAATTTTAGAGTGATAAGTGTTTTAGAAACTAAATTTTTGGATGTATTTTCAGATGAATAATCATTAATCTTATTATGTTTTAATAAAAAACCGCATAATTATGCGGTTTTTTTGTTTTATAGACTATTATTAATAAAACTTTTGATATAATACTTGCTATTTAATTTTAACAATAAGATTCATATATCGTAAATAAAAAATGAGTGGTAAATCAAAAGTAGTCGAAGCATTTAACGCAATTGATGACTTGACTAAAGCTGTTAAAAAATCTAGCATCACTACTGTAAAAAGTGTCCTTAAAGAACAATTTATGGACGTAGCTAAAGGTCTTAAAGAAATGGAAGATGATGAGGCTGATGATGTTACAATTAACCCGGCTGATGGTGAAAATCAAGAATTGGGTATGGATGGCGGCGAACCATCTAATGAACCAGTAGTTGGTGATGAAGGAGATGATCTTGCTGAACCAGCTATGGGTGATGAAAATCCTGAATTGGGTAATAATGTTGATGATCTTGCTGAGCCAGTTATGGGTGATGAAACATCAGAATTAGGTGATGATAGCGAAGAACTAATTGATTTAACAAATGCATCTGATGATGAAATCATTAATACAATTTCTTTAGGTGGTGCAGTTGATGAAATCGAAGTTGTTAAAACAGCAGATGGTATTAGCTTAAACATTAAAGGTGCTAATCTTGCTGGTAATACTAATACTGGTGATGAATTAGGTGAACCAGCTATGGGTGATGAAAATTCTGAAATGATTGGTGATGAAGGCGATGACCTTGGTAAACCATCATTAGGAAGTAATGAAACTGGTGAAACAGAAATGTCTTCTATTGATAATAACTCAGAAATGGGTGATGAAAATGGTGAAGAAGATGAAGATGAAAACAAAATGTTTGAAATCAATATTTCAACTGGTGATGTTTCAAAAGAAGAACATGATAAAGTTAAGAGTGATCTAAAAGAGATGAGAATTAAATACAACAAAACTCTTTTGGAAAACAAAAAACTAAAAGATAATAATGCTACTCTTGCAGCAAAAGTTTCTCAATTTGCATTAATTGCAGAAGGGTATGAAAATACCGTTAATAAATTAACAGAAGGGATACACCAAGCCAAATTATACTTGGCAACATCCAACGCTATTAATGACTTATTGAGAGAGCATACTTTAACCAAAGACGAGAAAGTTCATATTCTTAATGAATTTGATAAGGTTTCAAGTGAAGGTGAAGTAGAGGCATTGTACGAATCATTCGATAATAAGTTCAAAAATACTAGCAAAGAAGATTTGTTGGAGAACAAAATTATTGGAACAACTGGTGGTAGTAGTTCATCATCAAGTTCTAACCTTGTTAAAAACGGGGACAGATCTAATGATAGAATTTTAAGATTAATGCAAACTACTAGCAGATCAAAAAAATAAACTAATTAAAAACTAATATTTAAACTATGAGTATTTTCAGTGAAAATTCAGGGTTTGGAACAACTCAAAGTAAGTTAACACAACTTATTAAAGAACAAACCATGCAAAAATGGGAAGAAGTTGGTTACTTGTTCGACCTTGATGACAATCAAAAAGACCTAATGGCAACATTGTATGAAAACCAAGCTAACTGGATGGTTAATGAAGGTAGAGCAGTAGTTCTTGCCGAATCAACCACATTGGGTAGCGAAGGTTCTTTCGAAACAATGATTTTCCCATTAATTAGAAGAGTATTTACAAGATTGCTTGTTAATGAGATTGTAACCATTCAAGCTATTAACTTGCCTATCGGTAAACTTTTCTACTTTGTACCACAAATTGGTAGATCACAATTTGATGCTAATGGCCGTAACCAACAATCAATGGTTTCTGGATCAGATTACACTGACAGCAAAAACTTGTATGACTTGGGTTATGACAATGAGTTGTTCGACAGATCTAAAGGTGCTCCTACTGTACAGACTGCTCAAACAACTACTGCTAACCTAGTTAACTATGCTGCTAGTGGTCAAGGTTTCACAACCAAGTCTGGTACTGCTATCGCATCTGGTGCAACAGAAATTCTTGAATTTACCTTTACAGGTATTACATCAACAACTGACCTTAACAATGAGGAGTTCTTGTCAACCCTTGGTCTTAATAACGATAACTTAGTATTCAACGTTGCTGCTCAAAAATGGAGTAAATCAATTATCTCTCCAGATAAGAAAATTTACCTATCTGTTAGCAACTTGGGTACAACTAGCGTTAACTTGACTGGTGTTACTTTGACAGGTAAAACTTATGCTTCTTTGGAACTTGCTGATGAAATGGCACAAGTTAGCTTCACCATTACTTCTGTAACTGTTGAAGTTCAAGAAAGAAAAATGAGAGTTACATGGTCACCAGAACTTGCACAAGACGTTAAAAACTTCCAAAACATTGACGCAGAAACTGAATTGACAACATTGATGTCAGAACAAGTTGCTGCTGAAATTGACAGAGAAGTTCTTAGAGATCTTATCAAAGGTGCTGCTTGGAGACGTACTTGGGATTACCTTGGTTCTTCAACCAAACAAATTCCTGCTATCGGTGGTCCAAGTGTAACTTTGTACACTCAAAAAGAATGGAACCAAACTCTTATCACAGAGATTAACAAGGTTTCTGCTCAAATTAACAAAGCTACTCTTAAAGGTGGTGCTAACTGGATTGTAACTTCTAACGAAGTTGCTGCTATCTTCAACGATCTTGAACACTTCCACGTGTCAAATGCTGAGCCAGAAGAAAATAAATTCAACATGGGTATTGAAAGAGTAGGTTCACTACAAGGTAGATACACTGTTTACCAAGATGCTTATATGCCTGCTAACATTCTATTGTTAGGTAGAAAAGGTACTAGCGTACTTGATTCAGGTTATATCTATGCTCCTTACATCCCTGTTACCATGTCACCTATGATGTATAACTATCATACTGGTGCTCCGGGTAAAATGTTGATGACTAGATATGCTAAGAAAATGGTTAACAACCGTTTCTATGGTGTTATCTATGTTAAAAACGTTGATACTTTCGGTACAGAAGCTTTCAGATAATTATTATCTCTTGTTAAAACGAAATGGGTGGAAATTCCACCCATTTTTTTTGTTTTTATCAAAAAAAGTATTATATTTGTGTCACAATTAAAAACTAAAGTTATGAGTTGTAAAAATGAAGCTAAACCTGACCATGTATGTAAGTGTGGTAAAGTAAATAACCAAGTACCTGATAATTTGATTATAGGTGTGGTTGGTCAAAAGAGAAATGGTAAAGATACATTCGCAAATGTTTTGGTGGATAAATTTGGTTTCACTAAAGAATCATTTGCTAAACCAATTAAAGATGCATGTAAATCTATCTTTGGTTTTACCGAAGAACAAGTTAATGGGGACTTGAAAGAAGTTTTGGATGATTATTGGGGTGTAACTCCTAGACATATTATGCAAATATTTGGAACAGAATTGTTCCAAATTGATCTACCTAAACATATTACTCAATCTACATCTAAGATAGATAAAACAATATGGGTTAATTCGCTCAAAAAACGCATTACAGAAGGTAGATACGTTATAGCTGATGTTAGGTTCATCCACGAGGTTGAGGCCATTAGAGAGGCTGGTGGAGTGATTGTTAAGGTTGTTAGACCTGATATGGTAACTAATAATCAAGATTTGCATCCTAGCGAAATGGAATTACTAAAAATAGATGCAGATTATGTCATTTTTAATGATACTGCTATAGAAGAATTTAGACTACGTGTAGAAGAAGTTTATAAAGATATCGTTAATAATTGTTGTTAAAAAAATAAGGGGCTTTAAAGCCCCTTATTTTATGCCTTTGTATAAATTATACTTATTGGTTTAGCAACTTCGGCGTATTCATCATCTTCATTCTCACCCATAATAGCTACTTTACCATAATCTACTACAGTTACATTAAATTTATTACCTTTTACTGGTGTATAACTACCTATGTTTTTAACAACACCACTAGACTCTAAAGATTTAACTTGTCTTAAAAATTCATTAGGTTCAATAGTACCTATTGATTTACCTTCAACGCTGTATTCTTTATCAGGTCTAACTAAATCTAATGTATAATCACCATTAGGTAATTCTTGAGCAATAATCGCAGACGGTTTTTTAACTAAACCAGCTTCTAACACATCAGATAATCTATTTGATTCAATAAAACCATCCACAATAGGTGATTGATCATCTTCCATTATTGAGATCATATCAGAGCTAGATAATACCTTAGTATTTCCCGGATTAATTTCTAAAGGTGATTTAGGTTCACCTTTTTTAGTTTTACCTGATTTAGTATTAGGTTTATCTACCGGCTGATATTCATTATCTGGTACAAATACATTATTGTTAGATGCAGTATCTATTTCTTGTTCTCCGTTAACATTTACTGGTTCATCAATATTCTTTTCATCAGAAGAATTATCTATCTGCGTATCATTTTGTTTTTTATCAGGAGCATCTTTAACAGGTACAGGAGCATCTTTAACAGGTACAGCAGCCTGCTTAACATCATCCGCTTTTTTACTATTACGTCTTTTAGTTGGCGTATTAGTTGGTTTATTGGCAGTATTACTTGTTTCCTGCCCTTTAAAGGCTTCCGGATTAGATGTTGAAGTATTTGTATTATCTAATGGCTCAGCGGTCTTAGAAGGCGTTTCTTGAGGTTTATTTACTGGTCTATCTGGAAATGTTTCGCCATCAGTAAACCTCATTTTTATTGGTTTTGTTACAATCCATTTACCATTTACTAATTCCATTTCGCCTTCTTCATCTACAATAAATTTGTTATCACCATCTGTACCTTGTGTATCAATATAAGGTGTAAGATAATCAACTACATTATTAAAAATATCAAAAGATCTTACTTCACCTTTAGAGTTTGTTTTTGATATATCTGAATTTATTGTAAAACTAGCTTTTGTATCCCCTTCATTGTATGATAATTTTAACATATAAAAATTATTATTAGCATCGTCTGCTAATTCAGATGGGGATATTCCGCCTGCATTAGGATAAGCAGCTTTTTCGATTTTCTTACCTACTTCATTAACATTTTCAGGTTCTTTAGAATTATTTGCTGGCTCAGGATTATCCACTACTTTACTAGATGGGCCACTATTATCAGTTGTACCAACTGGTTCAGGATTAGCAACTTGTTTATTATTAGTATTAATTGGTTTGTCAGGTTTAGTATATGGGAACCCATTTACAAACTCTATATCATCAGATTTAACTGGTTTGTCATCAGGTTTAGTATATGGTAACCCATTTACAAACTCTATATCATTTTGATTAGAATTAGGTTCAACATTATCCTCACCTTCTCCATTAGTTGTTAAGTCATTAATAAATTGATTATGTGTACTAATATAATCATTTAAGTTAGTGACTTTTTGTTGTCTACTTTCATCACTGCCGGCATACTTGTTGACTTCATCACTTAATTCACTGACAATACCTTTATAGGTATTAACATTTGCCATTACCTCATTTTCAATTTTATCAGCAATTTTCATAGCATCAGCCAGAGCTTTTCTAACAGAATCTAATTTATAACTTTCTCTAAATGCACCGGCTGTTTTTAAGAATCTATCTGTACCAGCTTTAACACTTGCCAAAGCACCTTTAGCTGTAGCTTTAGTTTTATCATAGAAATTACCAAGTGCCTCGTTCTGTAAATCAGGATTACTTACAGGCATGGTATATTCTTTAGACTCATTAAGAGACTCAGTTACTTTATTAGGGTCAATACCCATATTTTTTAATATTCTTAATCTTACACTATCCATTTCTTAGAAAAAGGTTTTTTCGTCTCTGAATGATGCAAGTTTAAGTTGCATCTCTTTTATTTTTTTATACTGAGCATTTAAATCATTATACTCAGGAGTAAGTTGTTCTTTTAAATGATCAGGTAACGCATAATAATCACTTAAAGCTTTATCAATCACATCTATTGAATAATCAACTTTTTTAGCAATTTTTTGTAGTTCTATAGTCACAAGTTTTTTAGCCTTATCACTAATACTAGTCAAATAACTATAATCTTTTGTTTCTTTATATGAACTAGATGCATCACCTTTAATTTTTGAAAGATTTTCACCAGCACCCTTTAATCCGGCAAAAACTGATCCAACACCTTCTGTATAGAATTCATCTAATACTTTATTACCTACACTATCCGGTAATAACACCTTACCAGATTCTTTTCTTTCTCTCAGAAATTTTTCAACTTGAGCAGGATTTAAACCCATTCGCTTAAGTATTGTTTCATTATATTCCATTTTAATTAACTTATTTGATTGTTATTTTCTTAATACCTAATTTATCACTTAACTCATTAAGTGTGTTAACTATGGTATTATTATGTGTATTAATGACTTCTAATGCGTTATAAATTTTATATGAAGTATCTTCTAAATCATAACTATCTAACATATCATTATTCATATATTTAGATATTGCAGGATTATTACGTAAAATCTCAATATTATCCATAACTTGTTTATCAATATTAACACCGTCTTGTTTACAAGTATTTATAAAACAATTTAATGCCTCTCCTAAATATAACAAATGTAAAGGACTTGATAAATCTAATTTTATATTAATTTCTTTTTCAATTTCGTTAATTAGCGGATTACCATCAATTGATACCGGTTCACTACTTTCTTCATTTAAAGCAAAGTCGGGTTTCTTACCTTGTGTAACTGGTGCCGGACCAGTACTTGTTGCATTATCAATAAATGGTTGTTCATTTGAAGATTGATCACTATCATTATTATCCGCCTGATCATTTTTTGATAATTTTCTTATAATATCATCCCTATCTTCTGGAGTAATAGAAGCAACATCAACTGCCGATGTTATAGAATTCATAATGTATTTAATCATCTTTGAATCAATACCACCTTTTTCTCTAATCTTTTGTGCTAACTGACCTGTTAAACTTTGTATTTCTTTTGTTGAATCATCCCCACCTTCTTGATTACCTTCTTGTGGTACATCAGAACTAAAATCTGAGTTTGTATCTATAGGATCATTATCCGGCATAGGAGGTTGTTCAATATCTTTAGTTGGTTCTGGCGGTAAATCATTAGATACAGAAGTACCAGCAGAAGGCGCAATGGGAGCACTTTTTGCTGGTACTTTAATAACATACTTTTTGTTTTCTTTTAGCTCAGACTTTTTTTTTTAGAATCATCATCATGATTGTCTTCTTCATGTTCATGATCTATATCATCTTCGTCTTCATCATGTTCGTATTTTTTATTCTCCTCAATAAGGAGAATATTAAGTCTATTAAGGGTTTTAGAATACGATGTGTGACCTAATGGAAATGATCTTGATTCCGCTAAAGGTGTTACAAGATTACCATTTATATCCTTTTTTTTGATATGATATTTTCTTTGTTCAAATACAATAACTAGAGATTCCTCTGTTGGTAATTTTCCTTCAAAAACAAGTTTTGGATCAAGGATACCAGTCTTTGATTTCTGTTCTTTGATACCAGCAAGTTTAATAAATGTATTTTTATCCATGATAAAGCTTTTTATTGTAAATAGTAGTTATTTTATTCAAGGGAACCTAAACGGTTAATAGTAAGCGTTTTTAAACGCTTTAACGTATCTATAAAACCTATTCGCCTTAAATACTTAAAAACTAAATTTTCGACACCTAATTCGCCATTTGCTTTTAGACCAGCTTTTCGGTATCTTTTTATTTTATCTGCTAATTTGTTTATTGCGTCTAACCTTTTTTTGAAGTCTTTAATTTCTTTTACTTTTTTGAAATCTTCTAAAAACTGGTTATATTTACGGAATATAACTTGTTTATCAATATCGTACCCTTCTTTTTTAGGTTGTTTTATCCACTTATTATAAAATACACTATAAACACCAGCACTTTCAAGATTCTCATTAATATCTTGAGTACCCAACTCAATTTCAAATTCATTTATTGTTAAATCCTGTTCAATATTGAATAAATCTTTTTTAGCTTTTAACAATATCTCGCTAGTTTCATGATTCTCACTTATATCTTTATAATCAATAACTAAATGTAAATCAATATCAGAGTAATCAGACCAGTTATAATTAACCATTGATCCGACAAGTATTACATCTTCATATTCTAATTTATCTATACCAATAGATTTTAAGAATATGTCGGCAATTGTTAGAAGTTTTTTTCTAACGTCTGCTTTTATAATATATTCACCATCATCATTTTTTGTGAAGATGGCTGGACATAATGTTTTCTCAAGTCCAAAATTTTGTTCTATAAAATTATTTGAATCCATATTCTTTGGCGGCTGGTTTAAAATATTTTGGGTATCTTTCTAATAAATAAGGGTACTGTTTTAATAAGGTTATTAAATGAAAATGTCTCACTTTATCTAACCCTTCTGGATGTTTATCTATGATAGATGAATTGGTCTGATAAATACGATACCATTTTTCTGGAGATAATAAACCTTTTTTATCCGGAAATCTGTCTATAAGTGAAGGGTTAGAAAATAGTAATCTATCCCAAGCTCTAACATCTTCTATATATTCTATACCTTCTGGAAGTTTGTCTATAGATTCAGGTAATTTACTAAATAATTTTATCCAATCATCAGATCTAAATCTATCTACTTGATCTCTATACTTATCGATTAAATCTGGTCGCTTTATAAAAAGATTTGCCCAATCAGATCCATTTATTAACCCATATTTTAATACATTAAACCTACCCGGATATTTAACTATTAAGTCTATTATTTGATATGAACCAAATCTATTGACATATTTATATAATTCATCGTCTGATATATCGTTCATCGCCTTAGTATTAAAAATAAGTATTCTATAAAGCTCATAGATGTTTAATCTATTAACGCCAGATTTGTATTTTTCATATAGATCAGGTAATAATAAATAAAGTTTACCAAGAACCTCACTACTAATTTTATCTAAACCACTAGGATATTTATATACATATCTAGGCCAATTCATATATAAACTCTCCCAATCATTAACTGTAAAATCACTTATAACATCAGGATTTTTATCTACTAATTCTGCATGCCATTTAGGTACATAAGTTTTTATATAACTGTTTATTTGAGAATCAGATAAACCATTGGTTTTTAAATAGTTTATTATATACTTCAATGGTTTTATGAATAAACTAGAAGAATTTAAATTAAAATTACTAGTATAATCTTTTTTAGGATCAAGCCCCTTCTTCATGAATCTTGATGTATGGTATTCTTTATTAATTTCACTCATAGTAATAAAGTTTTTACCATTATTATAAGATACTGATAATGGGTGAATAACGTTAGTATTATATGCAACAACAACATCCCCATCTTGTCTACCTCTAAATATTATACCATCAACATTAAGTGAATTTTTAGTATTTTCATTAAAAAATTTTATAGCAATATCAGAAGAGTACGAAATCGAATTATTTGTGTAATTAATAATTGAGTTTAATTCATTATTGTTTTTAATAATATCATATTTTATTAACTGTAATTCAATAAAGTTACTTTCATTTGCTTTTGGGTATTGTTTTAACTTTGTTTTTTGAAATATATCCCATTCAAAAATAACAAAGTTATTAATATCAATACGGAATTTACCAATAACTGGTCCATAACCAATCATACCATCTCTTAATTGTGCTTCTAATGTAAATGTACCATAAAATCCTTTTCCGTACATATCACCATCTTTTGGTTGCCAACCAGTGTCATATACCTTATTGATAATATCTTCAACCTTTGTTCTATGATAAGCAACAATGATGTTACCATAAACTTCTTCAAGAATTAATTGTTTAATCATATTAGTAAATTAACCATATAGAGTAAATAGCATAAAAAAAGAGGTATAAACCTCTTTATTTTAATTAGTTAGATAATGGTGCTTTAATTGTTTTAACCGGATTATAACCTTCTAAAACAATATCGTCCGGCTCTAAATTATTGGCTAATTCAATTATACTGTTATACCCTTTTAATGATTTATTAAATTTAACGTTAGGGTATTGTGAGTTATGAGATGTAGACAAAAATTCATTTACGGCATCTAAGTGATTTAAGTATAAATGAGTATCAGCAGAATTAACAATTAATTGACCGGGTACCATATCCAACATTTCACATAGTATTGAAAGTAATAAACCATAAGATGCCAAATTAAATGGTCCACCCAAAAATACATCCCATGATCTCATATTAAACATTAAAGATAACTCTCTTTGACCATTATCATTTAATTTAGACCATAATTGAAATGCATAATGACATGGAGGAAGAACCATAGTACCTAGTTCTGAGTAAGTCCAAGAATCAATAAGTAATCTTCTACTATCAGGATTTTTAGTAAGTTCATTGATTATAGCATCAAATTGGTTACTCCATTGTTTACCGTAGATAGGACCCAAGTCAGTGAAACCACGTTTTTTTAGTTCTTCATATTTTTCAGGATCTTTTAACATTTTGGTAAATTCCTCATTAGTTACGTCTGAACCTTGTCTTAATATTGCATTAAGGGTATTATATTTTTTACATAAATCACCATTCCAGATATTACAATTATTGTCAACCAAAAATTTAACATCCGTATCACCACGTAAAAACCATAATAATTCAGTTACAACACTTTTCCAATGTACTTTTTTTGTTGTTAAAATTGGAAACCCATCTTGCATGTTATGTGACATTTGGTACCCAAACATTGATATTGTCCCTGTCCCTGTCCTATCAGATTTTTTTACCCCTTTTTCAAGGATTGTTTTTAATAACTCTTTGTAAGATTCATCAATCGTTTTCATCATTGTTTATTTTTTTGTAAGTAAATTGTTTTATTTCAGTCATAAAAGCTTTACCAGATGAGTCGGCACCGTTAATTTTTACAAGTGTTTCATGTGGAACATCATAATATTCATATATATTACCTTTACTAAAATATACTGTTAATATATTAGTAGATGTATCATACACTATCTTATCAATTGTACTACTGTTATAGGTGACGATTACCTTTTTGCCTTCAAAACTTTTATCTTTTACCATAAATTTAAGATGTTTTTTTTGGAAAACCAAATTTTTTTGGTTATAATTATATTATAATAATATGTAGCTTATGAAGAATGAATTTTTTGATAAAATATATGAGGAAGCATTAAATTTAGCAGTAAAGTATAGTTCTAGTAGAGTAAAAACAGAACATCTTATATATGCTTTACTTACCGATAATAATCCAATTTCTAAACATTTTAGAAATAATGTTAAATCTTATGATGACATGTTAAATGATTTAACAAGGTATATATCGACGTTAGATAAGGACATTAGTTATACTAATAGACCTATAAGTGAAAGGGTGTTAGAGAATATTCTTGATAAATTTTCATCAAAAATCCAAGACGATTATGGATATGTTAAAGAGATTGCGTTGGATATATTATCAAGAAAAGGTACTAAATTATATAGAGTGTTAGCACCTCATAACGTAACACCGGAAGTTTTAAATAAATTTAACCCATCCAATAAAGTAGTTGAAGAAAAAGAGGAAAAAACAGTTAGAAAAACCAGATCTCAACAACAAAAAGTTGAATTAAAAAATGAGGAAAGTTCTAATCAAGAATATTTTATTGATTTGGTTCAAAAAGCTAGAGAAGGTAGAATAGATGATTTAATTGGTAGAGATGATGAGATAAACCAAATATGTCAAATATTATTAAGGAAGAAAAAAAACTGTGCGGCATTAGTTGGGCCGGCTGGTAGTGGTAAGACTATGATCATAGAAGGATTAGCCCTCAGAATAGCAAATAAAACCGCACCAGCGCAGTTGCTTAATAAAAAGGTATATGAATTAAGTTTAACCAATCTCGTGGCTGGAACGGGTATTAGAGGGCAATTTGAGGAGAAGATAAAAACCATTATTGATATTTGTAGAAAAGACCGCAACATTGTATTGTTTATTGATGAAATGCACACAATTGTTGGTGCAGGCGGTGGTCATGGTGCAAGCGATTTGGCAAATTTGCTTAAACCAGCATTATCTCGTGGTGATATACAATGTATAGGAGCAACGACAAATAGTGAGTTTAGAGTAATAGAAAAAGATTCGGCATTATCTAGGAGGTTTCAGAAAATAATAGTTAAGGAACCTTCAAAAAATGAAACTAGAGATATTCTTAATGGTATTAAGTATATTTATGAATTACATCATAGAGTTCGTTATACTGATGATGTGATAGAGGAAATACTTAATTTGGCTGATAAATACATAACCAATAGAGCATTCCCTGATAAAGCAATAGATATTATGGACGAAGCTGGGTCAAAAACTCAAATGACAATAGATTTACCAAAAGATATATTACAATTAGAAAAGGAACTGGAAGTGATTAGACAAGAAAAACAAAATGTTGTTATTGAACAAAGATATGAAGTCGCTGCGGAATTAAAACAAGAAGAACAAAAAGTTGAACAACAACTTAAAGAGGCAAGATTAAAATACGATAATGATAGAAAAACAAATATAATACCAGTTAATCCGGATACCATAAGACATGTAGTTTCATCAATGACCGGTATTCCTTTAAATCGAGTTGATAATAATGAGTTTAAGGTATTAGAAGATTTAGAAACTAATTTAAATTCAATTATTATTGGTCAAGCAGATGCTGTAAAAAAAATATCTTATGCAATTAAAAGAAGTAAAGTTGGTGTTAAAAGGCATGGTAAACCAACTGTAATAGCATTAATTGGTAGTACTGGTGTAGGTAAAACACTTATCGCTAAAACAGTTGCTAAAGAGGTTTATGGATCAGATTCCTCATTAATTAGACTTGATATGAATGAATATAAAGAAAAACATGATGCATCAAGGTTATTAGGGTCACCTCCCGGATATATTGGTTACGATGAAGGTGGTCAATTAACAAATAGTGTAAAAAATAAACCATATAGTGTTATATTATTAGATGAAATAGAAAAGGCTCATCCATCTGTATTTGATATATTTATGAATATTTTTGATGAAGGTTATGCTACTGATGCGAGCGGGGTTAAAGTAGATTTCAAAAACACTATAATTATCTGTACATCTAATATAGGGGTTAAAAAAAGTATAGATTATAAACCTGTAGGATTTACCACTCAAAAAGATTATAAAGAGAATATAATTAAAGATGAGATTAATAAATACTTTAAACCAGAATTCATTAATAGAGTAAATGAGATGATATTCTTAAAAGATCTTAATGATGATACCATTAAAGCCATTATTAAGAAAGAAATGATTGATCTGATTGATGAGATAAGAGTCAATAATATTGAGGTAGGATACGAACCGGAAGTATTAGATTATATATTAAGTAAATCAGATGTTAGTAAATATGGTGCAAGAGAGGTTAAACGTGTGATAGAATTTGAAGTAGAAAATAAACTATCTGATGCAATAATAAAACAAGGTGGATATGATGCATTTTTTAAGATTTATATTGAAAACGGTGAGCTATTGGTTATTACCGAATAAAAAAAAAGAGGACTTTAAAGTCCTCTTTTTTTTTATTTTTTATTTTCAAACATAGGGTTAAAATGCTGTTCATCTTTTTCCGATGCTAATCTACTATCTGCCTCTTTTTCATACCAGTCGTTATGCTCATCAATAAGATTTTTAATTCTTTCTATTAAATCAAAGTTGACTGGATCTTTTTTAATTGTTAAAACGAATTTTTCATCTGTATCAATAATCATTTCATCTGATTTTGATTTTGGTAAAGAATCTAAAAAAGATTCCTCTTCATTAATTGGTACACAGTTTGGAACTTCTTTACCGTCTTTATCTTTAGTACCATATTGTTTATAACCGTCCCAACAAGGATCATCATCCTCTTTTAACATACCCTTACTTTTAAGCATATTTAATTGCGTCTCAGTTAGTTTATAAACTTTTTTCTTTGGATTTATTTCTTTAGATTCATTAATATTACTTCTAAACCCTAAAGCCAATTTAATAGGTTTTGTAACAACCCATTGATCATCATTTAATTGCATTTGACCTACTTGAGTTACTCTAAAACCAGAACCATCTGTTTTTTCAACATCTACAAAGTTAGGAAAGTATTCTACATCATTAAATATATCATACTGCCTTACTTCACCATTAGTATTCGTAATTGATTTATCAGAATTTAATGTAAGTACGGCTGTATCACTACCTTCATTATAGATTATCTTAAATAAGTATACGTTGCTAACTGCATCATCTATTAACTGAGACATATATATCTTACCTGTATGGTTCGGTATAAATGTTTTTTCGATTTTTGCTCCCGTATTATTTGCTACAATTTTTTGTTGAGAATTATTGGGTGTACTATTAACTTTAGTAGGTGTTTGTGAGAAACTATTAGGTATACTACTATTAGGTGTACTACTATTAACTTTAGTATTAGTTTGTGTAGAACCACCAGATTTCATACCAGCTAAGGTATTGTTGTAGATATCTTTTAAATTAGGATTTTCTTTAATAGTTTTCTTTTGTAACATTTCTTGCAGTCTTAATGCTTGCTGCTCTGTAATTATTAGTTTTTTCGCCATGTTATAGTCTGTTTATGAATATAAATAGTAATAAATACGTCAGGATTTGGTTATCTCGTAATTTATGACTATATTTGCATAGTACACATAATACCTCTCTTTAAGATGACTCAAGAACAGAAACAGTTTATAGAATATTCAGGCGTAGACTCAGTTATATTAGATGCTACTGCTGGTAGTGGTAAAACATTTTCTTGTGTTAATAGACTTAAAACATTATTAGAACGTGGAGTAAATCCGGAAAGCATTATATTCTTTTCATTTACAAATGATGCTGTAAATGAACTTAAAACTCGTATCGGTTATGATACTGGTATTAAAATTACAACAATACACTCCTTTACCCAACATGCTTTAGCAAAAATGGGTAAAAATAAGGCAATATGTACTTTTAATGATTTTTTGAGAGATTATGTTACGATATTATGGCGAAGAGCGATAACAAAGGAACAAAAAGAAGAAACTGCTAAATTTATTGAAGATTTATACGAAAATGAAACTGTAATATCTGCCGCAATTTCAGCGTATAAACTTGAAAAGCGTGAGGGTATTAAAGCGGCTAAAATGCCTTACCCAGAAATTTTTAAAGCATATAGTGAGTTTTTGAAAACCAAAAGGGCCAGAGATTTTTCTGATATGTTGATTGAAACTTATGATAACGTATCATCACCTATTTTCAAAAAATATTTTTACAAAAAATACGAACACGTATTTGTTGATGAATATCAAGATACGTCTTCAATACAAATGCGTATATTATTGGCGATGGATGCTAATCAATATTATCTGACAGGAGATGAGTGTCAATCAATTTATGGATTTTCTGGTGCTAACTGTGCGTTAGTTAAATCATTATTAACAAACGCTAAAAATACAATACACATGACTTTATCTATTAACTTTAGATCAGATACTAGTATTGTTAGTTATGCCAATAATTTTTCCACTTTATTTGCTAAACCACAATCTAAAAATTCTGGTTATGTTCATAATAGTTTAATTGCGAAAAACGATTTGAAGGAGCTACTAATGAGTGAAGGTACAACAGTTCTTGCGAGAACAAATCGAGTTATTAAAGATATTGAACTATGGGCATTAAACAATAAGATACCTCTTAAATATTTTAATTATTTCACTCAGGAGGAATTAACATTAATGTCACAAAACCAAATTAATGAACGTATCCAAAAGAAATTACGCCGTGTTACTGGATTTTCCTCAACATCAGAAATGTTGAATTTTATATATAAAAATCAAAACTTAAATAATTTTGTTACATCTATTCACAAAAGTAAAGGTAGAGAATTTGATAATGTTGTAGTTGTTAATTCTATTGAACCGGGTCTATGTTATGATTCTGGATATGATATTTATGATTATTCTTTCATAGATAAAGAAACAGATGATATTGACATTGAGTCCCGAAATGTTCATTATGTTGCTTCAACTAGACCTAAACACACACTTCATTTCATGGTTTGGGAGTAACATCTATTTAATATAAACGACTATAAAAATGGTATTTTATATTAAACAAAATGCGACTTTACCAACCCTTAAAATGAAATTGATTAGGGATACAAGGTACGATTATAAAAAATTTGAGTCACTTATTGAAAATGCACAAATAACATTTTCAATGAAATCAAAAAAGGGTATATATAAAATAGCCAATGCAGAAGCAGATATTCAGTTAGTTAACACATGTGATGGTGATGCTGAACCAATAGAAATAGATTATTTTATTACTTATAGGTTCAGAGAAGAAGATACTGATACTCCGGGTGTATTTTATGGTGAATTTAATATAACTTTTTTTGATTTTAATGGTGAAGTAGATTTAGTCGGTAAGCTTATTATGCCTATTCATGAACCTTTAGAAATTCATATTCTCGATTCTTTCATACGTGTAGATGTTCAACAAGTCTAATCACTATTTCGTTTAAAATGATCAGTTACGTAGAAAAATTAAAAAACATGTCTGCCGAGGACAAAAAACTCGCATTTAAAACTTTTATTGAGGGCCATGACCCGGAAGAACGCATAGTCAATGTTGTTTATGATAAAAGAAATAATCGTATCATAAAATATAAACAAGACGAAAATGGTAAATTAACACATGAATATGATAGATTTACGTCATTCATGTGGATGCAAGATTTACAGTTATTAAAAAAGCTGTTTAATTTTTATAATCAAAGTAGTCCAAGAATTAAGTCTGAAATGGACAGACTTGGTATTACCATTGAAAACATAAGCATAGATTCTGATAACGAACGTTATAGAAATGGTTACAACTACTTTTTAACATGTAAAAGCGGTTTTAACAACATGGTCAAATTTTTCAATGATGGTGGAATAGACCCGTATTCGAAAAGAGCTTTAGTTTTTTTTGATGATATGAGTTATATAGATGAACTACATGATAACTATATAAAATTACAAGATCAGATTGAAGATAAACGTAAAAGAAGAGCATTCCAAAAAATACTTGAAGATTTTAAAATAGATGTAAAAGAAGTCAATGATTTCAGAGGTAAATATGTATTAACTTCATATAAGTTAGCATCAGACGAAGCACTTAAAGGGTTTTCAGACGCATGTGGTAGAAAGTTAACAGATAAAATACATAAAATTCAAGATTTTTTCGTATTACCATCAGCACAAGAACAATATCTTATTGCAACCGGTAAAAGATTATTTAAAGGTATGACTTATGATAAATTGAATAAGTTATCTCTTGATATTGAAACAACCGGTTTAGATCCTAAGTTTTCTAGTATTGAATCCATAGGTATTAAAACAACTTTTGGTGAAGAACACCTCTTTAATATTAAAGAGTCGGGTAGTGAATTAAATCTAATACAAGATGCATTTAGAAAAATACATGAAATTAAACCTGCTGTTATTATTACTCATAATGGTTTTTCTTTTGATTATCCATTTATAGATGAAAGATTAAAAAATGAAGGATTTACTATATCTGATGTGTTAGTACCACCTACAGGTTCTAATAGCAGAGCATATTTTGCTAATAAAACATTAAAATTAGGTGGTGAAACTGAGAGTTATAAACAGTTAGTTTGTGATGGATATAGTATTGTTGATACTGCCATCGCTGGTAGACGTGCAATGGCCATTAACTCAGAACTCGAAAGTTATAGTTTGAAGTATTTGGCAGAATATAATGGTGTTGCAGGTAAAGATAGGGTTTATATAAGAAAGGGTGATAGTATTACTGAAATAGAGAATAGTAAAGAACCTTATTACTTTAATGAAAGTATCGGTCTTTACTTTAAAAATAAACCCGTAGTTAATTTAACTCAAACTCAAAAAAGTATTACAGATTGTATTGATGGATTATCTTTAGATAAAGATAAATACCAAAATGATAAAAAACTTGTTAACCAGTTATTAGTTAACCCCGCATTTGAGGAGTATAAAGATAGTGGTAAATTAGATTTAGAATTAGTTAAAGAAGATAGTAAAATAGCAAAATACTTAAACGATTGTTATCGTAAGTTATATAATTATGCTGATGATAGTATGTCAAGAGTAAGTGGTGAATATATCATTAAACGGTATTTGCTTAATGACGTGGATGAAACACTTAAAATAGATAATATCTATAATCAACCGGCATTCATGATTGCAAAACTTGTTCCTATTACATTAGAACAAGGTGCTGTTAGTGGTAATGCTTCATTATGGAATAAGATTATGATTGCATGGTCTTATGAAAATAAATTGCCTATACCACTTAAAACAGAAAAGAGAACGCTAATTGGTGGATTATCAAGATTAACACTTGTTGGATATGTTAAGAACATTATGAAATGTGACTTTGCATCTCTTTATCCATCATTAGAATTATTGTTAGATTTATTCCCGGATGTTGACATATCAGGTATTCTAAAATCAGCATTAGGGTATTTTCACTCAGAAAGGTTTGTGGCTAAAAATCTTTCTAAGAAGTATAAAAAAGAAGGTGATTATGCAATGGCAGCCTTTTATGATGCATTACAATTACCTATTAAAATTCTTATTAACTCTTTCTTTGGGGGTATGTCAGCACCGGATGTGTTCTACTGGGCCGATATTAAACAAAGTGAGTTAACAACAACAAGTGGTAGACAGTATCTTAGATCAATGTTGCATTTCTTTATGAAACATGGTTATAAACCTGTTTTGATGGATACTGATGGTGTTAACTTTTCTTGTCCAGAAGAAGATAAAGAATATAGATATATCGGCAAAGGTTTAAACTATCTTGTTGAAAAAGATAAAGAGTATGTTGGTTATGAAGCCAGAGTTGCCGAATATAATGATATTGCAATGAGAAAACAAATGGGGCTTGCATTGGAAAAAACGTGGCCTGTTGGTATTAACTTTGCTAGGAAAAATTATGCATTAATGACTCACGAAGGTAAAATAACTAAAACAGGTGCTAGTATTAAAAACAGAAAGGCATCCGAATTTGAAAAAGAGTTTGTTGATACATCATTAAAGTATTTATTGGCTGGTGATGGTTATGGGTTTGTAAAGTATTATTATGATTACATAAAGATGATAACTGATAGATCAATACCGATTTACAAAATTATTAATAAATCTAAAGTTAAGTGTACTGTTGATGAGTATTTGAATAGAGGCACAAATAAAAATGGTCAACCTTTACCAATGCAAATTCACATGGAACTTATTATTAAACATGGGTTAAAAGTTAATAAAGGTGATTATATCTATTATATTAATACCGGAAAAACAAAATCAGCCGGTGATTCAGCAATAGATAAAGCAACTGGTGATTTTAATGCAAAATATGTACCATCCGAAGTTGTATTAACAAAGGATAAGAATTTTAATATTAACTTTAATGTGCCAAAATACATTGATGCCATAAACAAAAAAGTTGAAAATTTCTTAACTGTTTTTGATAAAGATGTTAGAGATCGTATAATAATTAAAAAGCCAGTAGAAGAATTCACTTGGCTAAGGAGTGAACTTGAATTAGTTAGTGGACAACCACTAAGTGAAAAAGATCAAGATGATATAATAAGAGATGTATTTACACCAGAAGATCGAGAAATTGAGTTTTGGAAACCGTATAACTATAATCCGGATATTTGGGGTAAAGACGATGTAATATTTGATTTACCTTTCTTAGAAGAATCATTTACTATCTAAATAAATAAGGCCTCAATTTGAGGCCTTATTTATTAAAATCTAATATATTTAACACCGTTTTCTGTAAAAGACTGTTTAGGGTCATTATATCTAATTAAAGCATCTGATATTCTTAATCCACTGGTTTTTTCAAAGTGTGGTAAATCTACCAAATTACCTTTCCAATCACCACCCCATGACCAACCATACTTTTTGAAAATTCTAACAACTTCTACCCAATCAGCAATACCATCACCATCAAAATCTACATTAGATTCCCATGATGCGGCTTCAAATGTACCATTTCTATCTCTATCAACAAGTAATACTATATCAATAGCAGCACCATAATTATGCCATGATTGACCACCTCTTGC